AATCTATAGCAATTGTAACTGCTCCTGAACCTGTATAAGAAGTTCCTGACAATCCCGTTCCAATTGTAAGAGCATTAGGATTTGCTGCTGTTATTGTAATTGCTGCAGAACCATCAAATGCTACACCATTAATATTACGTGCTGTTGCAAGCTTAGTTGCAGTATCAGCATTACCTGTTACGTTACCTGTAAGTGCTCCAGTAAATCCTGTTGAAGTTACGGATGTAAGCCCAGCAAGAGTAGTTGATGATGAACCAAGTGAAATTGCTGTTGTACCAATAGTTGTGCTTGAATTGGTCAACCCAGCATTTGGAATTGTTGCAACTGAGCTAATTACACCAGAAGATGATGTTGTTACATAGCCAGCAGTTGTTAGCGGAAGAGTAACAGTTCCAGTAAATGTTGGAGATGCTGTTGTTGCAATTCCTGTTACTGCACCTGTTGAACCATTCACACTAAGTACACCAGTGTTAGCAATTGTTACTGCTCCCGAACCATTATATGAGGTTCCTGAAAGACCCGTTCCGATTGTAAGTGAATTTAAGTTAGATCCAAGCGAAACTCCTGAAATTGTTGAGTTTGAAAGCTTGCTATTTGCAATTGAACCTGCAAGCATTGTATTTGTAACAGTTGATGTATCTGCTTGAGTTACTGCAGTACCTGAAATTTTTGTTTTAGCAATTGCAGCAGATGCATTAATGTCTGCATCAACAATTGTTCCATCTGCAATCATTGTAGATGTTACTGTACCTGTATCTGTAGTATAGACACCATTTGTTACAGTTCCCGCATTTCCTGATACGTTACCAGTTACGTTACCAGTAACATTACCCGTAACATTACCAGTAAGATTACCGATTACATGATCGAGCTTTAGTGCATCAAATGTTACTGTTGAAAGATCTACTGTTGCATTTCCTGGTTCTATTCCATTTGAGAATAAATACCAAGTTTTATCAGAGTGGTTTCTAATAAGACCAGTATGCTTATGGTTACTTGCGTTTCCGCCAGTTGTTCCGTATGCTCCATAGAATCCAATTTCTACAGCATCAGCAGAATACTGACCATCTGACAAATATATAATTGAATCTGTTATCTGCAGATTTGTTGCTTCTACTGTTGTTGTTGTTCCTTTAATATCAACATTGCCAGTAATGGTAGCATTTCCACTAATTATAAGGTTTCCACCAACACTCATGTCTCCAGAAGTTTCAATGGTTGAAACAGAAACATCTGTAACGGTATCTCCAAGGTTAACGGCGGTAGATCCAAGTGTGATGCCAGGGTGTGCAAGGCTTGAATTAGCAATATTTGTAATAGTATTGCTTGAACCTGAAATTGTTTTATTTGTTAATGTTTGTGTATCTGAAGTTCCTACAATAGTTCCAGAAACTCCGTGAGTTCCCGTTGACTTTGCAGCGTGAGTATCAGTATATCCTTCTGCAGTTGTAAGTGAAGTTGCTATAGCAGAGTTGCGATTTGTAACTTCTGTACTAATTGCGGTGTCTGTGTAGCTTTCTGAAGTAGAAATTGCTTCTGACTTAGCAGTAGCAATTGCCGAATTGCGATTTGTGACTTCATTTGATACAGCAGTATCTGTATATCCTTCTGAAATAGAAATTGCAGATGACTTTGCGGTATCTGCATAGTTTTCTGCAGTAGTTAAAGATGTTGCAATAGCTGAGTTACGGTTTGTAACTTCTGTGCTAATTGCCGTATCTGTGTAACCTTCTGCGGTAGAAATAGCTTGATTTTTAGCAGTCAGTATAGCCGAATTACGATTTGTGACTTCAGTGCTGATAGCGGTATCTGTGTAAGTTTCAGATGTTGAAATCGCTGCATTTTTAGCTGTGTCTGTGTAAGATTCGGCGGTAGAAAGAGATGTTGCAATGGCAGTATTTCTATTAGAAACTTCATTTGATATAGCAGTATCAGTGTAAGCCTCAGATGTTGATATGGCCTGTGCTTTACCAGTTGCAACGGCTGAAGATATAGCAGAATTACGTGCAGTAACTTCTGTTGCTATACTTGAATCTGTGTATGCCTCTGCATCTGCTTTAGCTGTAGCAATATGAGAAGAAACTGTTGTAGCAAAATTAGGGTCGTCACCAATTGCATCCGCCAATTCTTTTAATGTATCTAATGTAGCTGGAGAAGCATTTACAAGATTGCTAATTGCATTATCTGTATACCCTTCTGCGGTTGATACTGCTTGGTTTTTAGCAGTTAATATAGCTGAATTTCTGTTTGTTACTTCTATAGAAATTAATCCATCAGCATAAGTTTTAGCATCTGCAGATGAACCTACAGGATCATAATTTGTTGCAAGGCCATCCGCATAAGATTCTGCAGCAGTAATTGCTTGCGACTTGGCAGTGGCTATAGCAGAATTGCGATTTGTAACTTCGGTTGATATAGCAGTATCTGTATAAGATTTGGCATCATTTTTAGCAGTTGCTGCTGATCCTGCTGCGTCATAATTTGATGCTAGACCGCTTGCATAGGATTCTGCAGCAGTAATAGCTTCTGATTTAGCAGTTGCAATTGCTGAGTTACGGCTTGTTACCTCTGTTGAAATTGCAGAATCTGTGTAAGATTCAATTGTTGATGTTGCAGAAGATACGGAAGAATTTGTATAGCTTTCAGCTGTTGAAAGTGCTGTTGCTATAGCAGAATTTCTATTTGTAACTTCTGTTGAAATTTTAGAATCAGTATAAGATTCTGCATTAGTTAAAGATGTAGAAATTGCTGAGTTACGATTTGTAACTTCTGTTGCTATAGCAGTATCGGTGTAATTTTCTGCTGCTGTAATCGCTTCCGTTTTAGCAGTGGCTACAGCAGAATTTCTATTACTAATTTCAGTATTTATTTTTGAATCAGTATATGATTCTGATGAAGAAAGAGTTGAAGAAGCTTGAGTAGAAATTGCTGAGTTACGAGATGAGACTTCAGTTGCAATAGCTGCATCTGTATATGACTCTGCAGATGAAATTGCTTGAGTTTTTGCAGTTAAAATTGCATTATCTCTATTTGTAGTTTCTATTGCTATGGCTGAATTACGATCTGTTACTTCATTAGAAATTGCATCATCTGTATAAGCTTTTGCAGATGTTAATGTGGTTGTTGCGGAATTTGTTATAGCTGAATTTCTATCTGTAACCTCTGTAGAAATTTTACTATTTGTATAAGAATTTGCATTTGCTTGAGCATTTGTAATTTCCTGCAAAATAGTTGCTCCAAAGGATGCGTCATTGCCCAAAGCATCATCAATTTTCTTTAATGTATCTAATGTAGATGGAGCAGTAGAAACTAAAGCAGATATAGCGGAATCAGTATATCCTTCTGCTGTAGACAAAGATGCTGAAATAGCTGCATTTCGATTTGTAACTTCAGTAGCGATTGCAGAAGATATTGCTGAGTTGCGATTTGTTACCTCTGTAGCAACTTTTGAATCAACATATCCTTCAGCAGTTGTTATAGCATTTGTTACGGCTGTTGCTCTTGCTGATGCTTCTGCAGAAACTGAATTATCTGTGTAAGACTCTGCAGTTGTAATTGCATTAGATATATCAGATGAAGTTTGTGATCCTAATGATGAAAGATCTGCAGCATTTGCTGCTGTGTAGCCTAAAGCTGTATTCACATCAGATGCTGTAAGCTGTGATCCTATACCAGATGCAACTGCATCTGCCAACTCTGTTGGGGTAACGGTAGAATAAGGAAGTGCTGTCCAAACTGCTGATCCCGTTCCAATTTTAATTTTATGAGTATCTGTCTCATAACCAGCTTCTCCAGCTGCTAATGTGGGATTTACGGAAGTCCAATCTGATGCTGTACCTCTACGTAGTTGAATTCTTACTGTTGACATTTTGTTACCCCTTTTTATATTTTATTTTTTTATTATACCAGTTAATGGCTTAAACCTGAATTGCACCAGCATCAAACACATAATCTATATAAGAATATGGAGTTTGAGTTCCTGCATCTACAAATTTGCTATCTCCGCTAATTGTAACGCCATTACCCTGTACTATATATGTAGGTTGTCCGTTATAATCAATTGATAGGCCGATATCCATAAAGGATAAATTGCCTCCAATATCTGCTAAGGTAGCAATAGAAACCCAAGCATCATTTATATATACTTGAAGTCTATTTGTTGTTGTATCAAAAGCTAAAGGGGTTGTTCCTAAAATAACATTGGACTCAAACGTTGCATCTCCCGCAACATTAAGTCCGTTTTTAACTTTAAAATCTTTATCCGTAGTTACACTACTTGTTGTCATTTTCGGTTCACTATCCCCTAAAATTTATATTTTGTGTGGGGGATTTTAAGGATCCCCCTAACCTTTAAATTACTAGTCTGCCCAGACTATTACTGAACCAGATGCTACAGCTTCAACACTTGTATGTCCAGCTGTTGGTGCAACTGTTAATGAAACAATTCCACCTGAATATATTGCTGAAATATCAGCAAGCGATCCATTTGTTGTAACAATTGCATATTCTGTAATGGCAATATTATTTGCTGAATCACGAGCAATCAAAACCTCTGATGCCTGTGAATGAACGCCATCTCTTACGTGAACAGTTAATTTAGCTGTTCCATAATTTGAATTCCAAGCTACTGGAACAAATGTTGCACCAGTTGATGTGCTGTTCCAACCAGAAATTAACTCTGTGTATCCGCCAACATTTAAAGCTTGGTATGTTGGTGTTGCACTTGAATTACCATTTGAAACAAGGCTATCTGCATAACTTTCTGCAGCTGATTGAGCTGAAGAAGCAGATCCTGCTGCATCATAATTTGATGCTAGTCCGTCTGCATATGATTTTGCAGCATTTTCGGCTGTTGTAATGGCAGAATTACGATTTGAAACTTCTGTGCTGATTGCTGAGTCTGTGTAAGACTCGGCTGCTGTGATAGCTTCTGATTTAGCTGTAGCAATTGCCGAATTGCGGCTTGATACCTCTGTTGAAATTGCAGAATCGGTGTAAGACTCAGCGGTAGCCTGTGCTGTTGCAATATCTGTAAGAAGAGTTGTTGAAAAATTAGCATCATTTGCTATTGCAGCATCAATTTTTGCCAAAGTGTCAAGCATTGATGGAGCCATACCAACAAGATCAGAAACTTTTCCGTCTGTGTAAGTATTTGCAGCAGAAATTGCTTCTGTCTTCTTGGTGTCAGCATAAGATTCTGCATTTGCTTGCGCATTTGAAGCTGCTGTATCAGCATATCCTTCTGCATTAGACTGTGCGGTTGAAGCAGCCCCTGCTGGATCATAGTTGCCAGCTAGTGAATCTGCATAACCCTGAGCAGCTGACTGTGCAGCTGATGCTGCACCTGCTGCGTCGTAATTAGATGCTAATGAATCTGCATAAGATTTTGCATCATTTTTTGCAGTTGTAGCTACGCCATCTGCATAAGACTGAGCTGCTGATTGAGCTGCTGATGCAGCACCATTTGAATCATAATTTGAAGCAAGAGAATCAGCATAGCTTTGGGCAGCTGACTGTGCAGCTGATGCTGCGCCTGCTGCGTCGTAGTTTGATGCTAATCCATCTGCGTAAGACTGTGCTGCAGATTGGGCTGCTGATGCTGCGCCTGCTGCGTCGTAGTTTGATGCTAATCCATCTGCGTAAGACTGTGCTGCAGATTGGGCTGCTGATGCTGCGCCATATGCATCAAATACGTTTGAATTGACTGAAAGTTTGCCTGAGCCATCTACGTTAAATACTGCTGTATCAACTGATTTAACAAGAGTTGTACCGCCAATAAGACTTAGGATGTATGAATCGCTTGCTGATTCTGTAAGAATATTATTACCATTGATTGTACCTGTGGTACCTTCAACAATTAACCCATTCTTAATTCTAAAATTTTTATCTACTGTTGCCATGTGGGGTGTTGCTCCTTGTTTTTATTTTATTTTTTTAAAGCTGTTCTGAGAAACCTTACGGATACAGAACCTGATATTGGGGTTACTACTAAACTTATTATACTTCCATTATACACAAAATCAAAGTTAGCGGGATTTGCAAGATTATCTCTAGAAGATATAATATTTGATTCTGATACATTTGCTCCACTTGGAGTAAACAAAACATTTAAATCTGCAGCATAAACATCTGAGCCTTTAGTTGCTTGAATTTTATACTGTGCAGATTGCCAATGATTTGTATCTAAAGTATCTATAACTGTTGGGTTTTCTATGCCATAAACTTCTAAATCATTATTGCCCTGAAGACCAAGAACTTCTACTGTAGTAGTCCCGCCAGCTGCTTCAAGTTGTGCAACTTTATAATCAAGTGAATTTGGGTTTGTTGATCCGTCAACACCAACTTTTGCTTCTAAAGCTTGTATTGCAGTATTTGCAATTATATGTTGTTCTGAATGTGAAGGATTTGATAAATTATCTGTAGCGTTAGGATTAACTATTGAATCTAAATTTTGAGGGAATTGACTAGTCAACTATTCCACCATCCAAGGGTAATGAATTTGTAAAGCCTGGAAGCATAGTAGGCGGAGAAGAAACTGTTCCACCATCTGCACTTAGCTCTATGTTATCATTAATCTCAGATAAAGGCAAAGCAATTGGGAATATTGTTGAAACATCTCCATCGTAATTATGTGTATGTTCGTAAAATGGAATTGGATCATCTGATTTAATTATTGTAACCCAAACTGTACCATTGTGAATTCTAATGCTTTTATCTTGAGTATTAAAATACATGTCGCCTTCTTTTCCAACACTTGGGTCATTTGATGCTGTCATCAAATTTAAAGGCGTTAAGAATTTTTTAGACATGTATCTCCAAAGATGGGGGGAATTAGCTTTCCCCCCATTATATCATTTTTTATTATCCTACGATTACTACTTCGTAGGTTGTTCCAGCTGTTGGCGGTACACCCATTCCAATTGTAATTGCATTTGTAGATATTCTAGTCATATCTACTTCTACATCCGCCCATTGTGTATCTGGGGAACCAGAAGATTGATAAACTTGAACCATAACAGAACGCTTACCTAAATTATGAGTAATTGTAAATGTATCTGTTGTTCCATCGCCAGAAATAGATCCTACATATTTAGATGTAAGAGCAAGAGATGTAACTAAATTATCAGCATAATTTTCTGCAGTTGTGATTGCATTAGATATATCTGTAGAAGTTTGATTTCCAAATGTTGAAAGCTGAGAATCTGTATATCCTTCTGCTTCTGTAATAGCTTCTGATTTGGCTGTTGCTATAGCAGAATTTCTGCTTGTTACCTCTGTAGAAATTGCTGAATCTGTATAGCTTTCTGCTGTTGCTTGAGCAGTAGCAATATCAGTTAAGAGGGTTGTTGAAAAATTAGCGTCATTAGCTATAGCATTATCAATTTTTTCTAATGTGTCAAGAAGAGATGGTGCCATTCCGACAAGATCTGCAACCTTTGTATCTGTATAAGATTTTGCATTGTTTTCAGCTGTTGTTGCCGATCCTGCTGGATCGTAATTTGATGCTAGTGAATCTGCATAAGACTTTGCAGAATTTTCAGCATTTGTTGCTGCTGTATCTGCATAAGATTGTGCAGCTGTTTGAGCTGATGATGCGGAACCTGCTGGATCATATGCGGAATTTGCACGAGAAACTTCTGAAGAGATTGCTGCATCTGTGTAAGAATTTGCTGAATTTAAAGCATTTGTTGCAGCTGTGTCTGCATATCCCTCAGCATTTGACTGTGAGTTTGAAATATCACTAATTGTTGCAATGCGGTTGTTTGCATTTTTTGAACCAATATAAGCAGTTCCATCTGGATTGATAACAATATCTCCAGAAGATGATGTAATATTTACATCATTAACAGAAATAAGTTCTAATTCATAGCCAGAGGCTATTGCCATATGACCAGTGTTATTATCTACACTGATTGTGTTTAGATTACCACCTGCTCCGCCACCAGACTGGAAGTAAACATCACCTAAGAAAGTTTTATTAGAAAGGTTTTGTGTTCCAGTTTCTGTTACATAACCAGTTAAATCTGAATTTATGTCTCCGAGTGTTGCAATTTTATTGCTTCCATCAATTAATGGTGTTCCAAGATATGCATAGTCACTTCCTGGAAGAAGTACAATATCATTATTTGCGGTAAGTGTTAAATTATTTCCATCTGTAGAAATAGTTTCTGTTTTTGCACTACCAAACTTAATACCGCCTTTTGTACCATCTGTAAAACCTCTAATGCCAACAAAATTTGCAACATTTATATCACCAATATAAGCATCGTTGCCTACAAGAATATTTGTTCCATTACCATCGTCATTTGTAGTAATTCTGCTGAACACTGGAGTAGTTGTGAAATCTAACGATCCATTTGTTACTGTAAAGAAATCAGAATTAACTGCTGATATATATTGAACTCCAACTGGTTCCCAGTTTCCTGTTCCAGATCCTGTTGAGAAGTAAAAAATACCATCTACGGTATTGTAGTATAGCTGACCTGCCGTCAAAGCACTAGGAGCAGAGGCGGAAGGTTGGATAGCAGCATTTAAAAGCTGATTACCCTTAAGATTAATATTTGTTAAGTAAGTTTTTGCCATGTGTTGTTAACACTCCTTTTATTTATTTTTTTTTGCCTTACGACAGATAAGCATGTCCAGAGACGGGCTCTGAAAATGTTAATTGCAAATTATTTGAATCAACATGCCTTATATCACATTCTACATTATTATAGCCATAATCAATAACTGTTACATTTGGCATAAAATTAAGATTATGTGGTATATCCCATACTGTTCCATTAGTTCTTTTTTCATATACAAATGAAACAAGTGCTACATCAAAATTTGTTATTGTTCCTGCTGGACCTTGTGGACCAGTTGCACCAGTATCACCTTTTGGTCCCGTTGGACCTTGTGAACCTTGTGGTCCTGGAACGCCTTGAGGTCCTTGTGAACCTGCTGGGCCTTGTAAGCCAACACCTGTTAGGCCTTGTGGACCAGTTGCACCTGCTGGGCCTTGTGGGCCTTGTGGGCCAGTTGCACCAGTATCACCTTTTGGTCCTTGTACTGGACCAACATTAATCCAACTATTTGTTGTTAAATCCCAAATATACAAATTTAATGATATTAAATAACCTTGACCAGTTTGACCTGTTGGGTGTGCGGATTGAAGTGCTGCTAAATTAGCATAAGTTCCAAGTACAGTAATACCAGTTCCTGCGGGGCCTTGCGCACCTGCGGGACCTCTAGCACCTACTCCACGAACAATTATTTTTTCTGTCATTAGTTTATAACTCCTGGATTTACTTTAAACCAACCTTGGATCCAAGTATCTTGTGCTCCATATTGATCTGTAGCTTGTATTTGATAAGCAGACCTTGGGTAAACAAAATTTTTTGTTTTATCTGGGGAGATTTCAACATCAATAATTCCATTTATTGCATCTACTATTGTTATACCGTCACCAATTGTGCATACGGCACAAAGAATTTTTCCTGCAGGTCTATCTCTTACTTCTAATCTAAATGTCATTCCTGATATATTAGTTGGATAAAAGGTTTCATCATCAAGTTCATCTTGATAGCCATATTGTAACTGTTGTGCCCAAGTATCACCCTGAACAATGTCATAATTAATGCTATCTTTAGAAGTAATAGACATGATCCCCCCAGAAAATAATCTTAATTGGATTATATCATTTTAAATTGATAAAACATAAGAAACCCCGCCACTAGTGACGGGGAAAATCTTATATTTTTTATAATTAAGCGTTTATATCTACTATTTCACATTCTCCAGAAACACAAGCTAAAGCCTGTGATCCAGTTGTAGAGTCTTCTAGCTCATACAGGGATAAGCCCTGCCATTGAATAGTTTTTGGCATCTTCTCCAAAAGATTATTATATCCATCTTCATCAATTTCTTGATACGGAGCCTGAACATATGTGTGTTCTGAATAAGGTAGGAATGAAATTCCAGATACCTCATCAAAATGCTTATATACCCATGCTCCAACTTCCATCCACTCATCTTCTTTTACAGAAACTGTAATAGAAGGTTTATGCTCACACCAATGACGCTGATATACCAACCAAATTTCTAATTGTTGAATAGCAGTTAACTTATCTCTAGTAATTGCATTTGATGGTGCTTTTACTGGAAATGAAAATACAGAAGTATCATTAGGTTTCATAACGTCATCTTCAGTTGGAATACCTGAATCTTTTAAGAACTGAGTAATAGGATCTTTTTTATCTCCACGAACTGTTCTAATGTAATAATCTGAATGCCATGGATGCATTCCTGAACTCACCCCGACCAATTGGGACACTGTGCCTGATGGCTTAACGCATGTTACTGCTGCTGAAGCGGGAATCCCAATTTTCTCTGCTTCTTCAATATTAATTTCAACTGCATACTCACGAAGTCTATCAAGAACAGTTCCAAGTTTATCTAATCCATCTTGACCAGAGAAAAACTTATTGCCAAACTGACCAGTTAAAGAAACTCCAAGAAGTCTTTCTTCTTCAGTATTGTCTTTCCAAATTTTCCTAATATATTTAAAGTCTGTAAGTGTTGACTGCCATGTTCCAAGAATAGAAGCAAGTCTTACTTTTTCAGCAACTGTTTCTGGAGTATCTTCTTCACGCAAAACAACTTCTGAAAGATTACAGAACTGATAAGGGCGAAGAATAATTTCAGAACAAGGATTTGTGCCATAATGAATATCTGCACTTCTTCTTCCGTATTTAGCTGCTTGCTTCTGAGCTGCTGCTACATTGTAAATACCACGCTCTCCAGATTTTGAATCATAAAGAGATTTCCATTCTGCAATAAACTGCTGCATCTCTGGCTTACGTGAATATGCAACAGAATTGTTAGACAATGCACGTTGTGAGTTCTTCTCCCACCAATTACCAGCTTTTGCTTGAGCCATTTCAATATCATTAATGTTTGAAAGAGAAATCATTGCTGAGCGACGTACGCCACCAACAACTACAACTTCACCAATCTTACACATAATGTCATGAGCTTCAATTGGTTTTAATTGACGACCAAGTGCGCCTTTAAAAATCTGAATTGTAAAATCAAAAAGATTTACTAATGGTTGAGGACCAGATGATCTTCCACCCATTGTCTTTAAACGTGCACCTGATGGACGAACTTTGCTAATATCAATCTGAGGTATCTGTCCTGCCCAAAGCAATCCAAGAAGTTCACGATATGCTTTTGCCCAACCTTCTTTTGAATCTCCAACAATAACTGTTGTTGATGACTTTTCAAGTGTTTCAGGAAGAGACGGGAGTTTATTAATGTACTTATATTCAACAGAGAATCCAACACCAGTACCACACATAAGAATGTACATTGCTTCATCAAATGATCTTGCATTGTCTACTGGAAGAAATGCGCAGTTATATCCAGAAACATTTTCTCTTTCTAATGCAGGACCTGCTGTCATAACAGAACGCATAGATGGCATAACATTACGATTAAAAACTGCTTTGCGTAAATCCTCTAAATCTTTATCATTAGGAACATAACCATGTTTTTCACGCAATTGAATAACCATAAAGTTAAAATAACGATCAACAGTCTCCTGCCAAGTTTCTCTACGATTTTCTTTTTCTAACCATCTTGCATAACGAGATAGTGCAATAAAATTTTCATACGGATTTTCAATTGTTCCAGACATTTTTTGGTTCCTCTTTTTTTCTTTAGAATTTAATAGAACCTAATTCTATCACGAATTCTTTTTTAATTCTGAAAAGTTAAAATATTCTTTTTCTAACAACATATTTGCATAAATCATACGCAATCTTGCTACTGCAGGTTTTGTTACTTCTAACCAATCATACTCTCTATGGATATCAAAAGCATTTTTAAATACTTGTGGTAAAACATTTTTGTAATTTTTTATACTGTTTAACATTTGTTTCTTAAGATGTTCTTTTTCTGGTTTCATCATCATTCCTTGATGAATGTCGGGCCATGGACTATTATGCCATCTAGAATTTAATGGAAAAGTAATATATTTTGCATAGTCTGCCCAACCATCAGTTGATATTGAGGGCATTCCAGATGCTTCTGCTTGTAAAGGTTGAAAACCAAATCCTTCTCCCCAGCTTGGATATACAAAAACATCACAAAGCCCATATAATTCAACCATTTGCTCTGGGGATAAGGCTCCATTTATTTCAACAATGTTATCGTGAACTGTTGTTGGGTTTACCAACCAACCTTGACCAACTTTAATTTTTGTTGTATTCATTTTTGTGCATTTTAAAACTAATCTGTAATCAGGATTATTTTCAAAAAGATCTAAAAAACAATCAACTACTAGTTGAGCATCTTTTCTTGAATATGGCTCTCCTATATGTAAAAATGTAAATGGTTTATGTGCTTCTTTTCTTAATTGTGGAACCCACATTTCGTTAATGCCATGTTTGTAAGTAAATATTTTTTTATTTGGAAATATTTCACGGTAAACATTTGCAACCCAATCTGATGTTGCCCAAATTTCATCTGCTAATTCCATTTTTGCTTTAAAAGTTGGACTTACATCTGTGCTTTCCCAAGCAGTGTAACATATTTTATAACTAAGCGGGTCATTAAAATTATAATTTCTTGGATCAGCAAAACAAATTTCAATATCAGCCTGTTTAGCTTCTATTTCTACATCTAATTTTAACTTTTTAAATGAATTATATATATTCCAAGAAGCTTCTCCGTACCCCACACCTCTATCCATATTTCTAAAAGCGGGTCCAGTTAATGATATTTTCAAAATTGCTCCTTGTTTTTCTTATTATATCATGATACACTATATATTACCTGTCAGTAAAACGAGGAGGTAAGGGAATGAATTTAAAAAATAAGTTCCATCTAACACTAGTTGTATTGATAACTTTAGGAAGTACGTTGTGGGGAATACCTCATACTGTATTTTCTACAGATACAGCGCAGGCACTTGACTTTAAAAATCAAGCTGTCTATAATAAAAATATATCTAATATATATAATAATATAAATATAAAATATATATCTATAAAATTATATAATATAAATATATATAATAATAATAAAAGAATAAAAATGAAATTGAGTAACTCACTCAACTTCAAAGAAAAAGTTGAAATCTTAATGTATTCCATTAAGCAAGTAGAATCACATGGCAGGTACAAAGCTAAATCAAAGTGGTCAGATGCTTGTGGAGCATATCAGTATATGCCAATAACTTGGAATAACTATAAAGGTTTCAAAACAGCTTGTCTAGCTCCCGAATGGGCGCAGGACTCTCGCATGAGAGGCGAGATACAATATCTCTGGACTAAGTACCATGATTGGGAAAAAGTCATCGCAAGCCATTACTTGCCAGGATATGCTGCTAATAAGGCTAAGTGGAATACTCGTTATTACCGCAACCAGCCTACTATTAGAGAATATGTTAGTAATGTAGAAACAACTATGAGCAATGTAGTGCAAAGCTTAGCGACTACATAATTTAAAATGGGGGGATTAAAAATCCCCCCATCACTATTAGAAAGTTTATTATGAGATTAGAAGTATTTCAAAAATATCAAAATGAATCTGATAACCCATTTATGTGTTCAAATCCAGATCATGAAATGAACTTAGTCCCTTTTATAAATAATGATTTACAAATTGAATTAAAATGTTTTTTTCCAGAATGTAGTTTTAATTTAAAACCTGGTTTAACGACGTACCAAAAAATTTTAGATAAGCAATCTCATGACTAGACAATGTGGCGAATGCACTAAATGCTGTGAAGGGTATTTGCATGGAGAATCTGATCTCATTATGCGAGATGGTAAAACATTTAAACTTGGTGGTAAGCCTTGTCCAGTATTGCAGATAGGCAAGGGATGTGGGGAGTATGAAAATCGGCCTCAGAACCCCTGTGCAGGCTTTGAATGCGAATGGTTGAGACAACCCGACGTATACCCCGAAGAAATGCGTCCTGACCGCATTGGAGCCATTTTTTCATTGCAGGATGTCGAAGGTGTGCAATACCTAAGAATCACAGAAGCGGGACAAAGATTAGATGCCGAAGTTTTATCCCATGCAATTAAAATAACATTAATAAATAGATATAACCTTTACTGGGAAATAGAAGGCAAAATGCATTGGTTTGGTAATAAAGACTTTGTTACAATTATGAACAAGCATAAGGTGGAAAATCTCAAATGAGCGACGAACAGATACAAGCATTTCAAGAAATGATCGCAGGCATTTATATTCAGCAGTTAAGAATATATGATTTGCTAGCTATGATGATAAGTCTACAAAATCCAGATAAAATGGATGAATTAGAAAAATTACATGCGGAAGGTAAAGTTCTGGGTCCAGATCCAGCTTTGAAATTTGAAGATTGATATAATAGGGCTATATGGAATCGCACCTATGACTCCGCAAGAAATTCGGAAACGAATAGATAAAATTAAAATGACCGCAGGTTGCGAGATTTGCGGATATAACTCTCATCCAGCAGCGTTATCATTTGATCATTTTAATCCAGAGAACAAGTACAAAACCAAATCGGGTAAAAAAGTACATGTCGCAGACATGGTAAAAGGCGGGAGATACGCATGGAAAACAATCGCAGAGGAAATAAGCAAATGCAGAGTGTTATGCATGAATTGTCACATGGAAGTAACGCACCCAAGAAAAGACTTGGCATAGCACCACTTCTTTTAATAATTCCTATCTTTTCATTCCTTCCACTAAAAACAGCAGAGATGATATGTGGCATTACTTTTTTAATTTATTATTTATTTAACTATAAGGTCGAAAACAATGAGCCGAAAACTGAAAACAAGAATAATATATTGTTAAATTTTGATATGCCAAAGCGAGATATAGCAAGAAGAGATCAAATTTTAGTTAACTTAAAAAATCGTAAGCATCTATATCCAGAAGAGATAGTAAATTCAATTATAGTGGGCAGAAGATTATAATGTCTGAATTCTGGGAAAGCTTAGAAGATCATGATGAAGCCCTAGATGCAATCCTTACAGGATATAAGGGCGATGCGATCAATATGCCTGTCTATGGCGAGGTTATAGATAATTTACGACATGCGGGATCTATATTAGATTTCGGATGCGGGGCGGGGCGTAATTTAAAGTACCTCATTGATCAATATGAAGTCGTATATGGCTATGATTATCCTAATATGCTTAAGTTTATACCAGATGAGATAAAGAGAGCTAATAAGCTCTTATTGTTGGATAATATAGATAGCGTCCTTATAAGGAATTATGATGAAGTATTATGTTCATTGGTATTGCAGCATATACATCCTGATGAGCTGCATGAAATATTGAGAGAGCTGTCGCTACACTCCCGCCGATTTATTATTCATTCAAGAACATGGATAGATTTTACATTTGAAGATATTTTACCTATCTTGGAAAAATACTTTATTGTTGATACAATAGAATATCAGATAGATCCTAATTCTGATCGAGATGATCATTTTATAGGAGTATTTTTACCAAGGAGTTAATATGTCACCTAGACACTTTTCAAAACAAATGATGTCCCCGCATTTTCATTCACATCATATAGAAGTACCTAGAAAAGATCTAGAGATTGAAGCTAAAATTGAAGGCTTCTTTAAACGTATTATATGTACTTTAACTTTTCACAAGTTCTTTAACACTTGATTCTTTAATCTTTTGAACACAAGGTAAACAGTATCTTACGGTATCCCCGTCTTTAATCATCAAAAATTTAGCTACATTAGCACAATACTTAGTGGTGCATGTATTCATTCTGAATTATGCTCCGTTAGGTGTTTTAGGCATACAGATATTTCAATGCCATCTACCCAGTCAGTATAAGATCCTATACGATAGCAGTAATTGCACTTATATGTATCAACAATGTTTTTTACAATACCCATTTTTATCCCGCCTTTTTAGATCCTAATTATATCATATGTCGTTTTTGTACCCCCTACGTCGTATTTCAAATTCAGAAAATGTTAATATTTTTTTTATTTGTATGATCCACGTTTCAAAGCAAAAAGCAATTAGACATAGTGTGCCCATTTGTCTAATCAATTCGGACATTTCGGACACAAATGACTAGTCAAAGAAAAAATAAATTTCGATTTGTCCTGATATGTCCGTTTTGCGACTTGATTTTTTGGGATTTTTCTGCCATACTTAAGGTATTAGAAAGTTAAGAAAGGTTCTTAACAAGAAAGGATCAGAAAATGATCACTGTAGAATATGTAGAGTATCTAGATTGCCCTACCTGTAAGGTTCCTGTCCTAGTAGATCAGGAATACACTTCACCCGCCCGAATTCTGATAGAATGTCGGAATTGTCTAGATGTGAGCGGAATCACACTCTAGATACGGCGTGTCGAGTTGATTTTCCCGACTTAGTGTGATAGTATTCCACTATACAAATTAAATATAGAAAAATCCTAGTGAGCCTCTAGCAATAGAGCAAATAATCTAGGCAAGGAAAATAGTTAGCACAAGGCTAACGAATTAAAGAAAGGTTCATAATATGAACACTATAAATAAGAGTAACAGCCTCCATACTGTTCCCGCCAATTCTACTACCTGCTTATTCTGTAAAGAATCAGTAGTATTTAGTAAAGGTCTGCGTGCTTGGCAGACTACTAACGGACAAGGTAATGTCCGTTGTTACTTCACTGTGGAGGTAAATAACTAATGATTATTCTAACCTATATTGTCCGTACTGTTATGGCACTAGCGTTTGTGCCAATGTGTTACCTAGTGTATGCTATGTATCAAGATTTAAAAACTATTGGAAAGGATAACTAAATGACTATGACTTACTCATTTGAAAAAAAGTTTGACCCTTGGGCTATCGAGCCCGATGTATTTGATCTGCTTATGGCAGAAGAAGCCGAGGCAGAAAATGCCAAGGTTAATAATGAAATCTCTATTGAAGATATAGAGGATAGTGAAGTAGAGTTTGATGAGGAATTCGATCTCTAATGCTACACTTCATAACTAAAGCACACTACTATGCCCCGCACTTAGTACACGCCCCGCATCATATTGCTTGGCTAAAATCCTCAATTAAACTAACCCACCACTACACACGATAGGAATTAAATAAATGATGAGCCGTAAAGACTACATAAATGTAGCCGATATTCTAAACGAAAACAAAAATCGAATTGACTCAGAAGTTTTTCACGATCTAGTAATTGACTTCTCGGATTTCTTTTTTGCAGATAATCCCAACTTCTCGCCAAATCGTTTTGAATTGGCTTGCTATGGAAATGATGAGGGAGGGGATGTAAAGTAATGGAAGACATTCTCGGATTCTCAAATGCAATCGAGCTGGATCACTTAAATGATGAACAGTTAAAAATCGTTGAAGATATTTTCAAAGATTTTAAATAAATAAAAAATGCTCTGAAGTAGGTATAAAATACTTACTTCAGGGCAGGGGCGCGGCCCGATTTGTACCCTTTGTTACGATATGTCCGAATTTCTCCCGAGTTTTGTGAATTTAATCACATAGTCTGAGCGTCTCACTATTTAAGATACTCCCGAGTATACTTGATAGTAGCGATATTTTGTGAGATAATACTATTATTAGAAAATAAAGAAAGGTGGTCAAAATGACTACACTAAATAAAGTAAATATCGGAAAAACCCTTGGAATTTCCGCTAAATTAGAAAATCAAATCGTTCACGAATTTAACAATGGTGGATGTACTTCTTCTTATGGCTTATCTACGCCTCAGCGTATAGCCTTATTAAAAATCCTATTGGGTGGAAATGCCCCTAAGTGTGAGTGTATTCTCTGCCTCTAAAGCTTTCCCCGCCCAATGTCAGTGGGCTATGCTATAATAAATCCGTTAAACAAAAGAAAGGAAGTTAAAATGACTTCACTAAAAATAAATTGCCAAGAGTGTGGCAAATCCTGCGGAGAGATTTCCGTATATGACGCTCCTTATACTGGGGCAACTACTTGCTGGGAATGCACTTTTAAAAATTGCGATCTCTGCTATGGTCAAGGTATCACTGGCTGGGTTAGCCCTGATGGTGATTTTGATTTTGATTATTGCGAATGCAACCCACTTTGCCTAACACTAGAGGAGGTCAGATAATGACTAATAAAACTACTTTTGAAGTTGCTTGCTTATACTATGAAATTTGTGGTGCAAGCCAAACTTTTGACTCTGCTGAAGAGTATGACATCTATGGCGATGACTATGTCTGCCCTGAATGCTATGACCAACAAGAAATGGGAATGTATGGGTGGGCAGACTCAAGCGATGCCTTTCCAATGTCTCTAGAATATGACGAAGGGTGATATATATGAATCTAGACGAATTTAAAACTTATGTCCAAAACAAGCGTGAGGAATCACGCCTTAAAGGAATGTCAGTGCTATCTGCTACAATAACAACCTCAAACCCGAAAGAAGGAAAATAATATGAAAATGCACGAACTCGATACAACAAACTGGAATGCTTATCCTTTCACAGTTAATGGAATTAATTATGTCTCCAAGGTAAAGCCTGATTCTACAATGGCTATGCGAATTTCTCGTGTGCCTGCTCAGATCTTTATTTCTATGAATGAAGATTGTGTCCGAGAGTTAATCGGTAATGTAACTTCTCCGTCTCTATTAGTTGCAAAACTCTATGAGGTAAATGAAAATGCTAGCGAAGCCGTTATCGAAATTGTCTGATAAAGTCCGCCGTATACAGGAGTTAAGGCGTAGCAATTCTGCTACGCCCATCCGCAACAAGAAAAAATATACCCGTAAAACAAAATACAAAAAGGAATACTAATATGTCAAATATCTCTACCGCCCTTGCTATCCAAGAAGCCTGCTCTAATGCTGTTTATGCATATGAGTCAATGGAAGTTGCTGCAGAAATTGCACAACAAACTGATTTTAATCCTGCCGTCTTGCAATTGTTAATGAAGTACACTGCAATTTTAACTGCAGGCGTTGCAACTAATATGACACAGGTTCTGATGAGTGAATCTGATTTTAATCATATGATGTCAGAAATGCGTGAACTCGGAGCATTCGAAGGGATCGAAGATGAAAACTAAACTACAGGGCCAAAACATTTTTACAGAAATTATTTCTGATTATCTTGGCGTAACAATGGACGTTGCATTAATTGTACAAGATGAAATTGATGAAGGTGATTATTTAGATTGGTCCGAAGCATCCATTGAAGAAATTGAATTTGCTGCAATGTTAGCTTTTGAAAATTTAAATGTAGATCATAAATTTTAGCTGCGACGGGTAGAGAGAATGCAATGGGTCCAGGGTGGGCCCATTGTTTAAATATGCAAAGCAATGCATAAAGATGCAGGGGCCGCGCCCCGTCAAGCCGACACGCCGTTACGAATGGTCAAAAAAAACTCTGACCAGTCAAATGTGATGTGATTCACACAACCTGAGCGTCTCATATGCTGGAATTACTGGCTAGTAGGTAGAAAAATGTCGGTGGTGTCGTGTATAATTCCAACTATTAGAAACAAAGAAAGAAGGTAGCACTTATGCTAATCTCACAAGCCCTAGAAGGCAAATATGTAAAGTCCTCAAAAGGACAAGGCATAATCCAATATGCGGATTTCCGTAGAGATATGGAACACTCAACACCCGAAGGTTATCTTGCGTTTGCTTGCAAGGTTCGCCCTACTTATAATCCATCTGTGCATAGATTTATTCCAGAAGATTTTTGGACAACAGTTTATGTAGGCATTGACTCAGAATTGGTGGACTAATATGACTATTAAACTTGGTGGGCTAGGGCAGACTATTTCTGCCTATTGCCCAGTATGCTCAGAAAAGATGACCCATATGTGTATTGCTACACTTGGTGGATTTTCTACTAAAGGTACTATTCGCTATGCGTGGGAATGTAATGCTTGCGAATTATCTCTAAAGTCTGACTCAACAGGCTATGCTCACTTACTAACAGAAATGGCTTACTATGCTTAATGAATTAGATAAATTGTGGGAAGACTATAAAGAAGCCACTTGGAATACAATGTCGGTGGCTCCTGCTACAATATGGGAAACAAAGGAGAATGACTAATGTATAAACTCACTACCGCCTATGATGGACAAGCCCCGCATCATACTATCCAATTAGCCGATGCACTCGAAGCGTTTAACTCTTTCGCTAGATGTGTAGACTGGGGGTTCGCTAATGAATATGCGACCTATAATCTATCTATGCCAGATGGCAAAATGTATACAAAGAACTTCTATCGTCCGAAAGGTAAATAATTAAATGGGAATAAATATGGCAACAGAACTAGCAGATGGAACACTTGGATTAGATATGGAAAGTGCTATTGCTATGCACTTGCGTGTTAATCACTATCCTCCCGTACCGACTTCTATGGTGCAGCCTTGCATTGATGCTATTGATGCATATTGGGAAGAAGACTTGGATCGTAATATCGAATTGCCCGAAGGCGTACTATGGCGAGGAGAAACTTATGCCCCCGCTTATGCAATTATCGAAAGTCATCATCTCCAAGCTTGGTGCTCAGAAGATGAGTACCTTAATGAAGTAGACCCAGAGGACTACTAAACTAAATATAATTGTCGTGTGATGTAACTCACACACGACACGCCCATAGCCAGTTGGACAAAGGTTGGCTGGCTATGGTAAAATACCACCTATAACAACAACAGAAAAGGAAAAAACAATGACAATCGGAACAAACACATATCAGGTAGGCGACCTCTTTACCACACAGAAGTCAAAGGTAACTGGCGTTATCAAGGCTATCGAGCCTATCAGCGACACAATGACTCGTGTCTTGCTTGATGTAGACGGCGTAGAGCGTTTTACAACAGTTACACTTGCTTAATTAAATAAGTATCGGCTACCCCCACCAATGTCGGTGGGGGGTGCTATAATAATCTCTCAAACAACAAACCCGAATAGAAAGTAGAAAACAAATGGCTAGAGCAATCTCCGTTAAAGTAGCAACACCAAAAGTAATTGCTGCACTAGAATCAAAGTTAGCAGAACTAGAGGCTAAACTTGCAACATCAACTGCAAACGAGGAAGCATACCAAACTGCTTACAAGCAATATCAGACACAGTTACAGAACTATTGTGTTGCAAATATCTCACAGGCAACTAACTTCCGTGTATCACACCGAGCATATAATAGTCTAGTGAACATTGACTATGATGTTCCAACTAACTTGGCTGGATTCCCAGTAGAGCCAAAGCGTGATTTCGAGGTTGTGTATGAACACACAATTACTTCTGCAAGAGAAGAAATCACCAATGCACTTAACATCTTGCGTATGACCGACGAGGAATATGTTTCTGCCTCAACTATGAAGTCAATCGCTTCATACCTCTAAATAAGTAACGACCTGAGCCAAGTCGCTAAACTGGCTCACACTATAACCCGAATATAGAAAAGGAAAAAACAATGACACTACAAGGATACACATATCAGATAGGTGATCTATTCACAACATCTCGCACAGGTGTTACAGGTCGCATCACAAAGTTTGCACCAATCTCAAATAAAGTAACACGAGTTCAGTTGCAATTAGCAAATGGCGCAAAGCGTTTTGCAATGGTAAAAACTTCTGCGTAAATAAATAATTAGCGGGTCGTGAGTGATAACAGGTAAGTGTCTAAGTAGCCTTAGACCACCCGCTTAATTTTAATTTGACAAAATGTGCAGCTGGGGGCGCGGCCCGCCCGAAATGTCCGTTTTACGAAGACACTCCCAAATCTCTGAGTTTGACAATGACCAGTCAAACATTGTATACTTCTCCGATGTCCATAATAATCATAGTGCCCCTTGTGATGTTAATCACACCCATTGTCTTAGTTGTCGGATTTGTCGCTTTTGTTAAGACTCTCCGTATTAAATAGATTTGACTAATGTCGGTGGGTTATGCTAGAATAAGGCTTCAACAACAGAAAGAAGGTTCACATGAACAACACCGTTCATAAGTCCGAAGTAGAGAATGGTTCTGTATCATTCGCTCTTGTGGATTCCCGCTCTAATCCTGCATGGCACTCTTATGCAAATAAGATTTTCGATGCAGATACAGAAACCCCAACAGTATCAGAAATTATGGATGCTGCTAAACTATCTAATTGGAATGTACGCCTTGAGCCTATCTCCGAATTAGTCCCCGACTATAAGATGGTTACAGAATCTTATCTTGTCGTGCGTGATAACCCTTACACCGACGGGCAGAAAGATGTTCTCGCCACAGTAGGTTCACGCTATAAAGAAGTGCAGAATGAAGATTTGTTTGCATTCGCACAGAATCTTCATGACTCTAATCCAGAAGTCAAAATTGACTCTGCTGGTTCATTCAAGAATGGTCGTGTAGTTTATGGCTCATGGTCTATTCCTAACCAGTTAGTTCTTGATCCATCTGGTGCTAATGATATAACTAATCTTTATTTAGTTGTTCACACTTCACACGATGGTTCTGTCGCTATTCAAGCAGGTATCACGCCTGTGCGTGTTAAGTGCCAAAATACACTTAATTTCGCTATGCGTCGTGCTAAGCAATCTTTCAAGATTCGCCACACCGCTACTGTTGATGGCAAGATCGCTGCTGCTCGTGAGGCTCTAGGTATGTCGGTTGCATACTTCGATGAGTTCTCTAAGCAGGCTAACGAATTGTTCACTCGTGAAGTAACGAATGCACAATTCAGCAACATCATCAACACTCTTTACCCTAAGCCAGAAGAAGATAAAAAGGGTGCTATCACTAAGTGGGAAAATAAAGTTGTCCTGCTTGATGAGTTGTACCATAACTCTCCTACTAATGCTAACATCAAGGGTACAGCATGGGGCGTTGTTAATGCTCTAACTGAGCGTCTTGATTACTTCCGCACTGCTCGTAAAGGTTCTAACGAATCTCTCGTTTATTCTGCTTCAGGATTTGATCCTGTTATCACGGCAGAAAAAAATAAAATTGTTAAGCAAGTGTTATCACTAACCGCTTAATAAATCGTGAGGGGCGAAAGCCCCTCACCTCTCTTGATTCTATAGATCAATTGGTTAGATCGCTACCCTGTCACGGTAGAGGTTGCGGGTTCAAGTCCCGTTAGAATCGCATGGAAAATAAAAAAGTTGTAATATGTCCAAAGTGCAAAGCTGAAATCCAGGTGCGATCAAACTTTGCACACGACACGCTGAATAATCACTTGACAAAATGTAAGTGATGGGGGCGCGGGGTGTGAGTAAAATCACAATTACGAAGGGGTATAAAATCTCCCTAAAGTTAGACATTAAGATGATATATGTCAAACCCTTTACGATTAAACAAGTATAGGCTATGTGGACAAATGTCAGTGGGGTATGCTAGAATATGCCCTATAACTACGAACAAAGGAGATATAATGCCAAACTGGGTTTATAATGGTCTTACTATTGAAGGTAACCCTGAATCTGTAACTAAATTAGTTAATCAGATGAATCAACCATATACACGTCATTTTGAAGATGCGTGGGATATGAAGACTAAGACTATGGGTCCACAGGATGTTACTTATTCTAATCCTGTATTTGCTTTCTGGAATATCATTAGTCCCACCGACCTTGATGCATATGTAAAGCAACCTGACCATTCCCTGCCTATTCAAGAAGCATTGCTATTTAAAGGCGACCATTGGTACGACTGGAATGTACGTAACTGGGGCACCAAGTGGGATGTAGCCGTATCTGATGACAACGAGCATCCTGAGACATATATGGAGGGCCCTACAGAAAACGGTGAGAATCTAGTAGTCTACTATAACTTTAATACTGCTTGGTCTCGCCCAATTTCTGCTTTAGAGAATTTATCTGCACAGTACCCTGACCTTCTACTTACTTTATCTTATGAAGAAGAGACAGGCTGGGGTGGGGAATGTGAATTCCTGCGTGGTAAATATATTGCTGGTTTAGAATATGAAACCAAGTGCAATGAATGTGATGCATATGACTGTATGGAGTATTGCGAAGATTGCGAAAATGATGTATGCTCTGTTTGTAGTTTTGGGGCAGAGGAAGAGTGTCAGTCCCATATGGTAGAATCAGAACTTCCGCCTAAAGTACAAGTTACGAAGAATGCATAATGGAAAAGCTAGTTTCAACTAAGTATACCTTTGTATGCGATCCTGATTATTGTGATTGTTTAATTGAACTTACTACATCGGATAAGTTTGGATTTCCCGCCACTGTGACAAACATCACATGCCCTTGCGGGCGTGTCTTGGAACCTTTGTCAGTGGTAGATGCTACAATACTCCCTATAACCGAACAGAAAGAAGAAACAATGGAAACCATGCAGGAGACCTACAACCCAAATGCTTTGGTCACTTACAAGAAGATTGTAGATGGTCAGGCTGAATATGTTACTACCAAGGTAACAGAACTTGACTGGGCTATGGAACGTGCCCGTCAAGATGCAAAGATGGCTATGATTAGTTATGAGAAGGAAGTAGCACTCGAAGAACTAATTAAAGAGAACTACCTTGAATCTGGTGATCAGGGAACTCTTCTGCAGATTGCAGAACTCTTTAGTATCTCATTAACTAAAGATGTTGAGTTTGTTGCAACTATCGAAATCTCAGGAACTGTTACAGTTGATCTAACTGATGAGGATGCTTTGCAGACTCTATTGGAAAATAGCGTACATGTTTCTTCATATGATGGAGATCTAGATGTATCTGATTATGTATTAGTCAACTATGAGGAGCGTTAATGGCTATTGTTACAATTGATGCTGGCTCCCGCCAAACGGCGGGAGCATTAATGGTAGAGGCCTGGAAGCACGGGGTAGAGGTAGAAATGCTACATGATAACCAGATGGAACTAACATGTGCATATGATGACAAGATGAATAAGGTCTTAAATAAATATAAGGGTGTCAAAGTCCTACACACAGAACTAATTAAGGAGATATTTGAATGACACTTATAGAACTAATTAATTTAATCTATACCGATATTGACGGGCATGCAAATGAATGTGACTGCAACATATGTATAACTATGGATATTGTACAGGAATATATCCAGCGATATCACCTTGACAAGGTGGATGCTGGTGAGGAGATATTTAAATGAATGATCCACTAATTGAATATATCAATTTACATATAATTAGTTTAAAACAAGATCTTGAGGATGCTCAAAACAATGTCCCTATTTCAGAAGATGAGTACTATGAATCAGATTCTTATTATAACGGGTCTATAGAGACTGCTGAGCATATCCTTGACATGGCCCGTCAATTTGACGAGCAGTCCCTTTATATGGTAGGATAACGCCCATGGATATAACAACACAGGAACGTATAGATATGCTAGTGGATGTAGAGATTAGTTTAACTAATTACTCTAATTCAAAAGCCAATTACCGTCCCGCTTTTGGTGATATTGCCGCTTATCATACATTGTTAAGTTTGTATGAGATGGACTATAGCGATATGGAGCCTGAGTACTTATGGCGCAAGAAGCCTGATGAGATCATGACGGTAGTCATTGATGAGAATCATATCTTCTCACTTGAATACGGGTGGGATGACTTATATGAATCAGTCCGTGAATGGATTGTAGAAAAGGGTTTCGTCGTACATTGCGACGAATTAGATGAAGAAGAATACCAACAACTAATGGAGGCAAAATAATATGGCAACAAAGGCAAAGTCAACAGCAGTACAAACAACACCAGCACAGTCCCCACGTGAATTCCTAGTTTCAAAGGGCTTTACACCAGGGGCTCGTGGTCGCTTTAGCAAAGACATGGTCCTGGCCCTACAGGCTGCAGGTTATCCTGTCAAGGCTCCAAAGGAGCGTTCAAAGGTGGTTTCAACCCCTTTAGCGTAAACCCTTACCAAGATGTGCCCCCAGTCAGAGTCTCTCGTACACTTTACGGTATGGACAATCTGGGGGTACGCATTGGGTACGTAATGTGCGGGGATTGCGAAAAGCACATGTCAAATTGTAATTGTGAAGGTGGAGTAAAGGCTCCATCTCAAATAGTGAGAGCACTAGACAAACTCGTTAGAATATGATAGGATAGGGGACTTATGCAAAGTATAAACCAAAAGTATGTTAAACAGACTAATGATATGTTACTTAACGCAGAGTCTAATCTAGAACTAATTGCTACTCAAATACACAGATTACCTGTTAGAGAGCAGCATAGATATCTTAGACTTGTTTTAAGTTATATAGATGTATTGTCTAAAGCCAAGTTGGCTACTATGCGTGATTCTATTGCGCTATGCAAGGAACTAATGGAAGTAATTAACCTATACTATGAGGAGACAGAATAATGGGAGCAAGAACTAATTATACAATCATCACTACATCTAACCCCGCCCAAAACCTAAACGTTTATGCACACTGGGATGGCACAGAGTCAGTGGCGATTATGCAGGCTGCTATCAAGGCCGCTATGCCCCGTATCAAGACACGTGATACATCCTATGCCACTCGTATCCTAGTGGACCAGCTGACCAAACACGGGCGGGATTCTGAGACAGGCTATGGTATCTACATTGGAGAAGAAGTAGATCATGAAGAGCAATATGAATATAAGGAGATTAACTTAATTAATAATACAGTTACAGTTGGCTCTATGACATTCGAACTTAATCAATTTGTTGAGGTGCTAGTATGAGCCATAACCATAGTTGGGAATGCTCAGATGTCCCCGCAAATTATTACTGTGCTTGTGGATCAGAGGGATACTATAACTCAGTTGACAAGACTATAAATGCAGTGGTATAATTATACAACGAGATAGGGCGTTCAGGCAAGTCTGCCAAGTCCATTATAACCTCCACAGGTTCGGGTCCTGTGGAGGTTTTTTTTCTTACGAGTTTTTTTTTAAAATGGGATTACGATGGGGGCTAAAAATCTCCACGACTTTTATTGGCGGGACATTACGAAGAAGCTTAAAATCTCCCAACAAGTACTGGTAATATACCCTATATAAAACATATCAATAATCAAACAATATGTATAATAAACTAAAGAAACATAAACACTTATGGACATTTATATAGACATTCTGTCTATTTTTGTCCATTTTTGTGTAGCATATAAAATATGACCACATATGACCACATAAACACTTGACACATATAATTTTATGTGTACATGTGGATATACCTGTGGATAACTATATTACGATTTGACACGCCTTATATTATATGGTTTATATCATGATATCTATATCTGTGGATAACCTGTGTATAAATTGTGGATAAGGGTATATGTATTCTCCACTATACTCCACTATGCTCCACTTCTATAGGGTCTATATGGCTCTATGAAGGGTTATCTATGGGTATTGGGGACGGGACTATGCACAATCCGTACAATAATTGATAGCCCTTATATGCTCGATAGAGCGATATATGGGTCTACCACAACTTGAACATCTTAAATCTATAAGGTCTGATTTGGCTATATTGATCTTATAGCTTCTTGTATAATATAGTTTGGTTATATACCATAGTAATACTAGTAGTAGAAGTGTCATCTTAATCCCGCCCCTTTTTTAATATTGCATTTGCCATGTGATGGCCTTATATTCTCTATGGTGTCATCTCCACCTTTGGATAATGGAATAACATGATCCAAATGTAATCCATATTCCCAGCCCTTATATCCAACCCTTTTAGGTAAAGTTAGATCAATTGGCTCTTGACATAAATGACAGATTGAGCCATATCTATCCAATACCTCTTCTCTGGTATATGGGCTTTGTATGGCATTTCCTCTAACTTCTCTAAGTCCTCTGCCTCTATCTTTAATTGTTCTTTCATGTACCCAATGGGCTTTCATGGCTTCTCTACATTCATTACAAGGATCTTCAAACATTCCCCGAACATGCCAATCATAGCCATTTTTAGTTCCATGCGTAGGTATATAATTAATTGAATATCTACCCAATTTTAGCATCCTTCGTTTATTAGATTTTTTAGATTCATTCATCTGCCCTTTAGAGGTATTACGATACCGCTTGGTTTTCTCTGCATCTGCTCCTGGATGGCGTTCACGCCATAATCTTGAGCGTTCTGTAGAAGTTAAGGCCATTTAGATATCTAAATCTTCTTTATCTATATCCTCTGTAGCATCCCATTCCCACATAGTTCCCCACCACATATGAGGCTTTAGGAATATGGCTGATATTCTCCCGCAGATATTGCCTATGGTATTTAAGATCGGGTTATCCGATCCTTTGATCTGGTTCCAGTTTTCGCTCATTTTTTCTCCCTATGTAGTAATATATGTTGGTGTATAATTACTGTATGACTGCTATTACAATAATACCAAACTTTATATCTGATGACCAATGCAAAACCCTAATGGATTTTATTGATTCAAATCTTAATTCATTTGAATTTTTAACCGATAGGCATATTAAACTCTATGGTGAAGATAATTATCATAAAGAAAATAGTCCAGAAATAGATTGGGATTTTCTAAATTCAATTAAAGGTTTAGTTGAATTTATAGGAAAAAAAGTTGAAGATGCTGCAAAACTACAGTATGAAGATGACGATGTTCATTTATGTAATCTTTGGTTGTCCAAGCATGTTCCTGGTGCTAAATTAGCTTTCCATCATGATATAGATCATGGTTTAAATCCATTTATTAAATATAGTTTAGTTCTTTATTTAAATACTATTGAAGATGGTGCTTTAAAGTTTCCATTTAGACGATATTCATACAAACCTAATGGTGGAGATTTAGTTATGTTTAAAAGTGGAGATATGTTAAATGGACATCAAGTTGATAAAATAAGCGATTATAGATATTCTATACCTATGTTTTTATCAGATAAAACTCACGCTTTATTTAACGTATAGCTTTATAAAAGTTACTATGATTACTTCTGCTATAAGGATAGCAATTAGGCCTTTGGGCATTCCCGCCATTTTATTCATATTTAAATTTTTGTTTCTTTCTAAATCTTGCCAAATAGGTCTTTAGTTTCCACCTATTGGTGGTTATCTCATATAGACTGTGTATAAATGCATCGTGGTTTTCCACGTTTTCGCCCTCTTTTTTGCTCATTTTTCTGGGTGATCGTTTCTATGTTCATATTGAATAGGTTCGAGCTTTAGGATCTTTTCTTTTAATTTTTTGTTTTCTAATTGCAAGAAGGTATAGTGTTCAGCATTGTTAGATCCTCTGGCTATACTTAATGCTCTCTTGTAGTCTTCGGCCATTACCTTATAATTATTTACTTTTTGCTCTGTATAGTGGATAAACCCTACAATAAATAGGCTTAAAAAGCCTAAATAAACTATTAATAATGTTGTCATGCATTGTCCCTTTCATACATAATACCTCTGAGATATACACAAAGATCTAAGGCTTCTTCATAAGCGTCTTGTAGCATATCTCTGCCATTATCTGCTTGAAGTCCCGTCCCGTAACGCTCTATGCCTAATTCTAGGCGTTTAGCCATGTCTTCCATGACTAGTTCTTGAAGAATTGGGTTTTTATTTATTATTGGTGATGGTTGCAATTATTTAACCTTAGCTGCTGCCAAATGCCAAGAACAATCACAACTGTTGTTTTCTGGTTTATTCCATAAACAATTTGATGCAATGCTAATTTTTAAATCTTCTTTAACTTTTTTTACTACTTTATGAGTTCCGTTACAGTTTTTATCTGGATCTGTTGTATATCCACAACTACATGTTCCCATTAGTATCCTCCCAAACAATTAATTGATTTAGTGTGTTTTTTATATTGCATTAAATACTCAGATTTACTAGGAGCATAAAATTCTTTATAACACGCACCACAATTTCCTGACCATTCTTCTTCAAAGAAGTTAAAGGTCATAATTTTAATACGTGGATTTGTTGTTATTGGCGATGTCTTTTTTTGTTTCCGTATTTTTTCTCTACGTCTTGTTTGCATTTTTCTACAATCGCTTTCGTTAGTAGTTCAATACGACGGGATGATTCAAGAGCACGTATATCATCCCAGTCCATAGGATCTTCTTGTTGATTCATACCTTATACTATCAAATTTATATATTGTTTGTCAATCTCTTAAGTAAAAAAATATTGACTTTCTTGTACCCTTAGTTATTGGTAGCACTTGATGCTCGTAATCGTTTGTTCCTATATGACAGACTAAAGATCTTTTTTTAGGTTTATATGTTATATTTTTTTTAATATAATTAATTTGCCCGCCTTCAAAATCTTCATTTAAATATATTACTAATCCATATTTACATGTAAGAAGGCCATCCCTAACACACACAGAGCATTCGCAACCTTCATCGTGAGTATCTGAATGTGGCTCTAAATAATCACCCTCAAGCATTGTCCTAAGCATGCCAGTGCCTAAAAGTTTATATTCATCATTAAATAATTTACTTATTTTATTTTTTATTTCTGTTATATTATTGGGGTGTTGAGATATTTCATCTTCTGATAAAAAATCATATATTATAAATATGCCTTCATCTAAATATTCTTTTTCCATTAATTAGTTTCTTCTATCCAAAAGAATACAGATTTTCTTTCGCCTTCTTTAATTTTAGAAACTCTATGGGTATATTCTGAAGTTCCTAAATGACAAATTAAAGATCCTTTTTCTGGTTGATAAACTATATTTTGATAAAAATAAGTAATTTCTCCACCACCTGAAAAATCATCATTTAAATATATTACAAATGCGTATTTTGATCTTAACTGACCATTTTTGCTGCACCATTCACAAACACAAGTTAATCTGTGGCTATCATAATGTATATAATCAAAATCTTCTGGAAGTTGCGTTCTTACAAATCCTAAGCCTTTTATTAAATATTCATCATTAAATAAACTACTTACTCTAGATCTTACTTCTTTTAAATTTTTTGGAAATTTAGAAATTTCATCATCTGATAAAAAGTTTTTTATAACAAATATGTCTTTGTCTAAATATACTCTTTCCATTATTTATTTAGTTCTTAGGATTAATGATTGATTTTTTGCCAGCTATTAATTCTTCAATGTTGTTACATATAATTGACCATTCTTCATCAAAAACATTTTTTGATCTTCCAGGACCAACATTTATTTTTCTGCCTTCTTTTTCTGCCATTTCTTTAACAGTTTTTTCAGAATCCCAGTTTAATACTGTGCATTGGTAGTGTTTGTCAACAAATCCATCTTTATCAACTAAATATTTTTCAAAATTTCCACCCATTGATTGTCCATTATACGGACCAGCATTTAACCAATATGAAAAATATCTATTTTTATAAATTTCATCAGTATCAAAACCAAATTCAGCATACTTATCTTTTGCAGCAAACTGGTGGGTTCTTATTTCTTTATAAAGATCATGGGGTTCACCAAAAGGTTGACCTAAACCATTGTACCCAGCTGGCTGACCTAATGTTGAACTAACTGCTTCGTTAGGATTTGAACTTACCATTTCTGAAAATTGAAATGTTGTTCCATATACGTCTTTGCCGTAGTTTGCAGAATCTGCTCCACATGTAATACCCTGTGACCACTTGCCATGGGTTATTCCTGGCCCGCAGTAATCATTTGTTGGTATAGCTACAACTTGAAAATTATCTCCGCCATATTTATCTTGAAGCCATTGTAAGACTTCCATCTGATTTGCATTTCCACAACCAACAGTTGTGTTTACAATTAAAGTTGCTTTTCCTTTAAATTGATCTAAAAAATTTGGCTTCCCATCGGAAGAATTTAAAGATATATCGTAAATTGATTTCATGTTGTTTTACCCCTTATGGGAATAGTTTAGCATCTATTCTTTCAGAGACCAAATGAGCCATATGGTTAACTCCCTGTACATTGTCAGAAATAAGCTTATCAACATCTTCTGGTGACATATTGTTCATTGTGCCATATTGTCTATAATTTTCAACCATGGTATCAATAATTATACCCTCAATTGCTGTTAATCTATCTTGCCGTTCCATTTTTTTCTCCTTTTTGAGTTCTATTTTATATTATATCAAAAAATATATTTACTAGTCAACAACCAAAATGGCCCCGCAGGGCCATTCTGGCTTATCATATTTATGAGATTTTAGTATTTATTTATCTTGTTTAAGATTTTTATATTTACAATATAATCTCATATTGGATTGTATGAGTACAATGATGATACCTAAGAGAAGAAGATTGATCATGTTTCAGATCCCTCCCCTTCCCCTGTAACATATTCTTTGATCTGACTTAATTCTTCATGCATATGCTGTAATAACTTTTGAGTATCTAAAGATACTCGCAAGTCTCTGTTCATAACCTTACGGTCACGCTCAGATTCCCTGTCAGTTGCAGATAAAATTAAACCAGATAGCAGGATAGCTTCTAATGAAACTATCATTGTTAAAAGTCCATATGGGAACGGTTCTACTTTGAACAGCACCCAAGATGCAAACCAAATCAGATGCGTAATAAGAAACCACGGGCTTCCAGCTACGTGTGCTGACCAATCTGCTAGACTTTCTATGCTTTTTTCTATATGCTTTATTGCTTTTTTGATATCCATCACCTCTTTGTAGCAGTAATGAGAGATACCGCTACAAGATAATTATATCATTATTTAACTACTTATAGATAATTATTTAAGTTCTATTTTTGGTGTTTGTGCTAAACGTTGTGTGTCCATTAATGAATTAATGTAATACATGTAACGCTCAACAATAAAAATAACTTCATCTAAAACTTCAGCAGAAATTTCTTCTGTGATCGTTTCGATCTTCCCGTCAATTGCACGTTGTTCAGCTACATCACGAGCAACATTATAAACTACTTCATTTAAATCATTTGGGCTTACTGGAATTTCCATTTTATTCTCCTGTTGATCCGAATCCATCTGTGCCACGCACAGAATTAGATAATTCTTTTACTTCTTTAAATACTGCTTCATGATAAACCTGAAACACAAGCTGTGCTATTTTATTGCCTTTTGCAACATAAAAATCTTCATCTGTGTTATTAACTAAGATTACTTTAATCTCTCCACGATATCCAGAATCAATAGTTCCTGGTGCATTTAAGATTCCTATACCCTTCATAGCCATGCTTGATCTAGGATTTACATATGCTACATACGATTTAGGAAGTTCTATAGCAATACCAGTTGGCACCGCACCTACACGATGTGCTTTTACTATAAAATCTTGTGAAGCATACAAATCAGCTCCCGCATCTCCTGGATTTGCATAATGCGGAACAATTGCATCTTTTGAAACTTTCTTAAAATTAACAAACATATTAATCTCTTTCTAACTCTTCTTTAATCTTTTTTCTTAAAAGATATAATGTGTATGGGGCATCGTCATCTTGTTCATTCAAAAAATCTAGTATCTCTTGAAATACTTTTTTTCTAATTAACTTGACAGCTCCCAATTTTAATCAGACAATCCTTCTAATGCACCTTGCACTAAACTTCTTATCTTTCTTGCTCTACGTTCTTCTTTTACCATTTGCAATGTTTCAAAGTATCCAGCCCCATCTACGATGTTATCTCTCTTAGGACGATTTACTTCACGACTAATCTTAAGTCCAACCATGCACAATGCTACATCTTCTGGAGTAACTTTTGTTCCCAGAATTGCTGACCAGATTTGAGCGGTACGAGAAAAGTCCTCAAAAGGATGACCATAGTTTTCTCCACGATCACCATGCACAATTCTTTTAGCTTCATCTAAAATTGATTCATTTTTAGGCATTTAAATAATCCTTGAGATATCTTTCGCCTGCCTTAAGATTTGTTTTCAAATTAAGTTCACGTCCATACTTAAACATAAGCTTTGATACGTACATTAAATTATTTAATTTGTTTTGCTTTCTTGCAATAGTCTTTGCTCTACGCTTATGACCTCTTGCTTGTGCTTTTGCGCCTAAACCCTTATGCATTATTATCCTCATATCCAAATAGTACTCCGCTATTAACAAAGTAGAACTTTTCTCCAACTGCATCTTTAATCTCAGTTGCGTGGTTTGGAGAATAGTATACTACCATGCCCTCTTTAATTGTGTCAACTGGGTACAAGGTTCCGTTAAATGAACTAACCTCTCCTGGCCCCACCTTTACTACTGTACCTCTTTTGAGATCTTGCTCCGTTGCAGTAGCAGTTAAAACTAAACCAGAAGCAGTTTTTGATTCTGTAGTTTCTATTTCCTTAACAAGCAAAAGCTTGCCTAAAGGATTAATACTCGTCATCTTCCATATCCATTTCTATTTTGTCTGGGCTATCCATAGGGGTTCCTATAGTGTATTTTGTATGACATTCAAAACATTCACCGTTTATCCCGTACATACCAATTTCATAATCATTTGGATCAACGATGATCCAAGTTAAAAATCTTGAACTACTGCAAGCAGGACACACTGGAGAAGGTATACCAGTATAATCTATGCTCATCCAAGATAACTTATTCTAGTTACTGTCATGCATGGGTCTCCGCCATCTTCCCATTCTTTAACTTCTTCTTCAGTCATAACATCGTATCCTCCGTCATGAGTTTGACAAAATGGATTAGTTACCCACCCCTTGTGAACTCCAATATTAAACCAATCCCAAAATTCTGTATCTGACATTATTTAGCCTTCACTATCTTATTTGCTTTTTGTTGCCTTACAATCTGAAATGGTCCAGAAGTGTAAACATCATTGTTAGCAGCAATCTCTAGAGCTTTTTCTACATTAGCCCCAGCGTACAACGCACCAATAGCGAATGATGAGCCACTGCCCACCCCATATATGCCGTCGCTATTCAGCAAAACACTAAAATCATTACCTATATCAAACACTTCTCCATTATAAGCAAAAAGCATATTGAAGCCAGCATCTTTATCGTTTGGATCTTCTTTCCAATTATTCTCTTCTAAAACTTCTTTCATAGCTGGAACAAATTTAGTTATCATAAACTTGTAAAGATCTTCTCGCTCTTTTGCATTGGGAACTGGTGGTACAAAAATATGTTGCAGAATGTCACATGGCTGAGAATCACCACTTCCTGCAATAAGCCACCCATTATTTTTGGTAATCTTTTCCATTTGAGCATGCTTATGCGGTCTTGCTCCATCAGTTACCTGAGAATCAGCACCAATAGTTACATTACCGTTTTTTACAACAGCAACAATGCTTGTCATCCATTTACCTGTTCTATGATTTCATCTGAATTTTTTGCAGTAATCTTTGTTCCAAGAATACCTTTATTAATTTTATATACTTGGGGTATGCTTTGAATCGAGTATTGCTTAAGATAATCTGGATCAACTTTATCAACATCAACAAAAAAATAATCACGAGATTCATCTTGCATAGCAGCTTTAGCCATTTGAGGCTTTAATTGCTTGCAGGGGCCACACCATTCAGCACTAAAATAGACTACAGCATCTTTAGCAGCTATTACCTCTGCCATATCATTTGTGATCTTAATCATTTTTTTCTCCTATGCAATCAATTCGTTAGCAAGAATTTCTTTGCCAATGTATCTGCGTTTAATTATAAAGTCTCTAACTGAATCTGGACCCTTAGATCTTGCACAAAGTACAACTACCCACCTAGGCTCAAACTTAGAATCAATACATAATTGACACATAAGAGATGATACACCATCAATTAATTCTGACTTCTTTGGATGCAATTCATTCTTTTGTTTTCCACAAGAATAACATTTCATTCTTCGTTCTCCCAATCATCATAAAGCATTTCATAATCATCGTTTTCGACAACTACATCGTACATAACACCACCATATATATATCTAACTCTAGAAGCATAAGCTCCCTCTGCAATTAAATCGGCATAAACGCCTTCTTTAATTAAGAATACTTTTCTGTGTAGGGACATATTTTATTCCTTCTATTTCACATCGAACCCCAAAGGATTCAATTAACTGTCTGCAAAGTAACAAGTACTCCATGATATCTGCTCTCTTATCAATTTCGTATTGCATTATGTTTTCTTCGTATACAGTTAAAGCTAGATAATTTGGCCTGGCTCTTACATCCATTCTAAGATCTTTAACAGGCATCTTAACTTTTCTAATGGCTTTAGCCATAGATACGTTATAAAATATTTTTTCCATGAATTTTCTTTAGAGTATCCCAAGTTTCTTTAGTCTTATGTGCATTATTTTGTTTATCTACACGACCAAGATCCATAAAGATCCCGCCACGTACGCCAAATTCTTTCATGGAAACACCCTCTTTGTAACATTGCTTAATTACTGGACAACTTAAACATACTTCATCAGCAGTTTGTGCCGTAATCTTATCATTTTCGTAATCATCATAAAACCAATTAATGCTCATGCCTTTGCATGCAGCAAGATGATACCACTTTAGGTCTTCTTCATCAATACCTAATTCTTTAAGAATGCTTGACATATTTAGATGGAATTAACCATGTACCCTTACTTGTTAGTGGGTACTTATTTGCATAGCCCCATTTATTGTTTTTAAACATGCCATTGGTTTGAGTATAACCATTATGTCCTGGGGACCACTTTACAATTGTGTATCCATCCCAGTAAAATCCAGCCTTTTTGTTTGATTCAACAAAATCGTGGGCTTGCTTGTAACTTAGCTCTTCTAGATTTTTCATATCTGTCTTGGTAACTTGCTTTCTCTTTTTGTTTTTTGTTCTTTTAACATGTCTTTAATTTCTGTTAAAAGGCTTACTATCTGAGTAAGCTGAACTTCTATTGTATCATTTTTAGGCATTATCTGTCAAGCACTTTCTACTAAAAGATATGGGATTCCATATTCTTTTAATACCTTCATTGAAGATTTTGTTCTAGCACAACCCGTTGAAAATATAATTGCATACTCTAAGCCCGATTCAATCACAGCCATATCATTGATGACTGGAGACTTCCCACGATGCAATTCTTCTTTTAATTTAAAATTCTTTTGTTTTAAAAACTTTTCAGTTTTTCCCACATATTCCGTGATCATATTTTCTGCACCCTTTAGCCCAGTATGGACTAATAAAATGTTATCATGACCTAGCTCATGCGCTTCTTGAATGAATACGGTCATATTGCGTATAAGATCTGAGTAATCTGTCCAGTCTTTACTGCCGAATATTCCAACCTTCATTTTTCTCCTTTAGAAATAAAACAGCGGAGGTTTTAATCCCCGCTGTTATATAGTTTTAAATAAGATTAAAGCTTACCGTTAATTCTTGGTGCGAATGCTCCGCCCCAAACAGATTTCTTCATCTCTTTTGCTTCATCTTCCTTAGATTCTGAAGCCTCTTCTTCTGCAGACTCTTCTTCGTCTGCTGCCTTAGCAATGCTATCAAATCCTGCTGCTTCATGGTTTGGAGCAGTTTCTGCTGATACTACTGAAGCACCATCTACTGTCTTTTCCATTGGCATTGACTGACCACAATGTGGGCACTTCTCTGCTGCTGCTTTGGACATACCATCGCACATGCACATAGTCATAGCCTTGCCACAATCTGGGCAATTTGCTGCCTTCTCCATAGGTTCTGTTGTCTCGCCCTTAGAAGGAGCTTCCTCTGTTGTATTTGCAGTTGTACCTACATGAGTTGTAGGGATCTCTGCTGACTTTGTAATTGCAATTGCACTCTGAGCATCTGGCTCTGTTGTAGCAGATGCTGGATTAGCATAAGAATTCTCTGTTGTTGTTGATGCGTTAACATCTAGTGTCTTTTCTGTCATTTTTGTTTCACCGCCATTCGTAAATAAATTTGAGCTAAACATTGATGCAATATCTACATTTTCTGATACCACATGTTGCTTAACATAATGTTCTAAATGGTTATCGCTAACCTCTTGATGCTGACTGCTTGATGAGGAAAATGGAGAAACAACGCCAGGGTCTGGCTTCCACGACTTTAAAATTTCTGCAGTTAATTTTACTACTTTATCGTAGACGCTCTCCATTATTCCCCCTTAAATTAGTTAGCTGTTGGGCGTGTTGCGTTGTTTACGCTACCCTGCTCTGTTGATACGATTGGGCCACCGAATGCTGCACCTGTAGTCATTGACTCGTTTGCGCCTGTAAGTGGGCTCTGAACTGAAGCTCCTGCCATTGTCTTTGGCTCGTTAACTCCAAGATTTGTTACTGAAGCTGAAGCACCGTGATCTGGAGCTGTTGCTGCTGTTACCTCTGGCTTGCCTGCTGCCTGAGATGGGGTCTGCTGATTGTTATCCATATTTCACCTCCATAGTGATTGTGTTTATATTATATCGTATAAGTGATTAATTTGGGAATGGAAAATCTAAATCGTTATCTTCCATCCACCTTATACCTTTTTCTGTGGCTTTAAACCTTGCGTTTAGGTCTTCATCATAGTCAATTTCAACAAATCCCTCTTGATAAAGGACCATCAAATCGCTATCAATGTCTGCCATGATTTCTGTATAAAGCTCTGGCATGACTACCTTTAGCTTTTCTAAATCGAACTTAAAGATGGCCTCTCCAAATTCGTCCATACCATCCCAAATTAAGGCTTTTTTCTCTTCAAGCCATCCAATAATTTCATCATCGCTTTTATCAAACATAATATTATTGTACAGCCTTTGCAATATTAATAGCAAGCACATTCTGTTTTACCATAATATTTGTATAATTTGTTCCAGTAGATTTAATTAGGGCATACTCGTTTGCATAAGATAGGTTTTTAGCATTAAGAATCTTAAGCCATCCCGTCCCAAAAGTTGCTACGGATAAGGATGTGCCGTAGTCTGATTTATACTGATTGCCTGGAACTGCTACAGTTAGACTTCCTGGAGAAGCAAAATCTACTCTAGAAGAATAGTTGGCATAGAGTGCAAGGCGACCTTTATCATCTATTGAACTAATTGCTAGCACTCCTGGCAGACATGCTGGATTATCAATGTTAGTATAGTTAAAGTCATTACCAGTTGGGAAGATTACAGCAATTCCCAATGCCGTCAACTTGTTAATCGGAGTTGCATATCCTGCTGCAATATTGCAAGATGGTGACAATGAACCTAATGGTGAAACAACTGCGCCAATATTAAACTTATCTTTATTTAGATATACCCAGTTTAACGCTGTTGTCAACATATCAGGATTGCATCCGATATAGCCATTTGTTCCGATTAATGAAGCACAACGAATTTCAATAATCTTTACGCTTGAATCAGTTTGTGTTGCAGCGGATGCAACCTCTGTTCCATGATTCCATGATGCATTTGTATACATTGCTGGAGTTACTGTTGCTGCTCCAGTTCCCTCCATAAAGTTTTGTTTATTAGGGCAACCATTATATCCAGATACACATACTTCATAAATAATATTATTTTTAATTGCTGGGTGCTGAATATCAACACCATTATCAATAATTACTAAAACCTTTGGTGTGGCAGCGTGGACTGGGACTGAAATGGCAGCAAACAATACAGCCAAAATTGTAATTAACTTTTTCATTATATTCTTTTCTCTAGTAGTTATAGGTATATTATACAGTTAGAAAATAACCGTGTCAATGTTAAACGACTGTTTTTTTAATTGTGCTGGAAAGCTGCCAGTTCCACTTTTGATGTGCTGACTCTCTGATCTCAAGATCACTAGCAATACCAATTTGTCCCACTGCTTCTGCAGCAGCATGGGCAACACGAATATCGTTAATCAAAACTTCATTAGACATTAAGAAGCTTTCGATTTGGTCCAATGCATTGTTTCCAAAATAAATTGATGATATGTTTCTATTTTCCATAAATTGCTCTAACATATGCGGGGCGGGAGTGTTAAGTTTTCTTAACATTTCTGAAACATCGTCAATAGACTCATACACATCTTCGTAAATTTCTAAGAACTTAAGATGAATTTCTGGGAAAAGCATACCTTCAACATTCCAATGATACCCATGAATTTGAAAATAAGCAGTTACTATATCTGCTTGTAGTTTTTTTAATGCCTCTACTAAATCCATTACTTTAATTTCTCCTTAATCCAAATCCACAAATGCTCGTGCCAGTAATAAAGTGCTGTTTCAAATAACATTTCGGCGGAAGCCAATTTTAATCCTACTGTCCAGTCACTAGTAATAATTGTACCAAGAATTGACACCATTGAAAAATGGAACAAATACCAGCTTAGGGTTTTAAGTAAGATTATCTTATTTTTCACTTTGTTTTTGCGTATCCAGTCTTCTTTTTGTTCATAGATCCTGGAAGCTTGCCTCCTGGACCCTTATGGTTTTTCTGTCTAATTTCTAATGCTTTTTTAATTTTCTCAGTATTGCTTGGCATGATTCTCCTATTATATCATTAATTGCTAGATTGAGAGGGCTTGTTGTTGATATATTCTCTCTCATCAATAATTTCATATGCTTGATTGTTTAACTTATCTTGATTCTTAACGTAATGATGTCCACAAAACATCAACTCCCCGCTAATTAATCTAACCATTACAAAAGCTTGTGACCCACATGCATCACATCTATCAATTACTTTTAATACACGATCTGCTTTTTCTTGTGTCATAGTCATACTCATAGTATATCCTTTTATGTTAGTAGTTACAAGTTTTAGTGTCCCCAGCAGGTTTCGATCCTGCGACCCGTTGCTTAAAAGGCAACTGCTCTACCAACTGAGCTATAGGGACATGGTACCCCAAGTTGGATTCGAACCAACGCTGTATGGATTTTAAGTCCACTATCTCTACCACTGGATTACTGGGGCTAAGCCCCCTCGGCACGATTCGAACGTGCGACGCAGGCCTTAGAAGAGCCTCGCTCTATCCTCTGAGCTACGAAGGGAAACCTATTAAAGTGTTGCGCCACCAATTGGTCGTGCACACGCTGTCTTTTCACCAGTTTGCAATGCATCTAGAATACGCAATGTTTCTTCTGGATTACGTCCTGTGTCAAGATTATTAATTGTTACATGCTGAATAACATCATTATCATCAACAATAAATGTCGCACGAAGTGCTACTCCGCCAGATGTTAAAATGTTTAACTGCTTTGCCAAGCCAAGTTCAAGATTCTGATCTGCAAACATAGTTGATCTAATATTAGTTAATTGTGGGTCAGCTTGCTTCCATGCAATCTTAACATATTCATTATCAACTGATCCAATTAAAAGCTTTGCATTTCTTAAGCCAAACTGTTCATGCAAAGAATCATAGCCAACAATTTCTGTTGGGCAAACAAATGTGAAGTCTTTTGGATAAAAAACAATAACTTTCCATTTGCGTCCAAATGTATTGTTAGTTATTTCAAAAAAAGAATTATCTGCTCTGACTCCAGTAATCTTAAAGTCAGGCAACTTATTTCCTACTGTGTACATACTACTCCTTATATAAGAAGGCTTGCGCCTTGCGATCTCAACGGGACTTGAACCCGCAACCTCCACCGTGACAGGGTGGCGATCTAACCAATTGATCTATGAGATCCTAGTGGAACAGGTCAGACTTGAACTGACGATTACCGAATTATGAGTTCGGGGCTTTGACCAACTAAGCTACTGTTCCTTGGTAGAATGTTTGCGAATTGAACGCAACTCTAGGGAGGATATAAGCCACCATCTGACCACCAGCCAGCCACATTCCGCTGGGGAAACAGGGCTCGAACCTGTGACCTAGGCATTAACAGTGCCCCGCTCTGCCGACTGAGCTATTCCCCAAAAATTAAAATGGAACTTTTTCCATTATTGATTCGTCTATTTCACAAACAATGTTTATTACTACTGAAGATCTAAAATCAGATTCTTTTGGATATTCCCAATTGTGAAAAATATCTCCATCAAAAAATAAAGCATACCCAGCTTTTGGTTCAAAAGATTTGAACAATGTTAAACTGTTTGGATCAACTTCTTCTCCAGTATATCTTTTATCGTAAAGGTTTGTATTTCCTTCAGAATCATTAACATAATACACGAAAGTGTAATGTTTTTCAACTCTTCTTAAATCTACGTGAGGATCCATAGGTCTTTGTTCTTTAGATCTAAATGTAAGATTTCCTCTTTGCCTAAGTATTTTTTTAATTTTTACATTATTTTTTTCTGCAAATTTATTAATTAAAAAGGTAGCAAAATTTAAATCAAGAAAATCAACAACCATTATTCCATTATCAGAAAAATTATTGCTAGTTAAACCAACAACATTATCTTTAGCTGCGCCTATTGATTCTATGAATCTATATTTTTGAGAAAATAAAAAATTTCTTGCATATATAACTTCTTCTTCTGTTAAAAAGTTATTTACATAAAGATACATTTTGTTCCTTTAATTAAAGGTACGGTAAGCAAATTTCCTAACTGCATGAATGACCCAGATCCACCACGAATCCCATACCAGGTCTCATGTATGTAATATGTAACTATTCCATCCTAAGAAAGTGTTGCTTACCGTACTATGTATATTATACTAGGTGGTTATTTATTATGTCAACTATTTGATTTTGATTTGCTTTGGTTTTTTTGCTTCTGGTACTTCTCTTTCAAGCATAATACAAAGCATTCCATTTTCAACTTCTGCACTCTTGACTTCGATATATTCAGCTAATGAAAATGTGCGGGTAAATTTACGTGTTGCAATCCCCTTGTGAATAAACTTATCTTCTTTATCTGTTTCAATATCTCCTTTTACAGTAAGAGTTTGATCTTCTACAGATACGGATAGGTCATCTTTTGAGAATCCCGCCACCGCTATATCAATACAGAAGTTATCATCATCAATTTTAATGATGTTAAATGGTGGGTATGATTGATTAATTGCGTTTTGATGAACTTGATTCATCTGTGCTATTTGGCGATTGTAGCCAATAAAAAAAGGATCATTAAAAAGATCCCATAGGTTGTTTGTCATAATTTGCTCCTTTTAAGCGAGTTATTTAAATTCAGGCCCCCATAGGCAACCTGTATATACATTATATCAAACTGTTAGAGTTATTGTCAAATAGTTGTGTTATTAGAAGATCTGTTCCCGTACCCCACAGATGGCTTGCCATCATTTTCATATGTCGCTCTTGACGGGAAATAGTATCTTGCATCTTGATCCTGTGAATTAAAATCAGGACCCATTTGACCTTTATTAGATGGAACAAATACACCAGACCAAATTGATTCGCCCTTTTCCATCTTATTTTCTCTTTCAACAATTGCACGAGACCATGCAAATCCTGCATCTCCGCCCCATGCGTACCACATAACTTTACCATGTGAAGGCTTATCCCACTCTTTACCCTGCTTGTCAACTTCATGGCGTGAGAAGAATGAATACATACGCTTTACAGTATCAAGACTTAAAGACTCTCCATTAACAATTTGACGGGCTCTGCCCCAACCTACGGCTGTACCAGCTCCAGTTGCCTTGCCATCTTCTTTCCATTTAATTGCTTTGTGTGCTGCAGCCTTCATACCTGCATTTGGCTTATAGCCAGAATCTGATTTCTTTACTTCTTTAGGAATGCAATCTGGAACAGTTTTACCATTCTTTTCTTTTGTACCCGCATACTCATAACCATCCCAGCAAGGACCTTGACCCTTGGTCATGCAACTTAAACATTTTTCTTCATCAGAAATATAATGATGATCATTTCCTAAATCATCACATCCGCATGTCATACATTTATTCACTACGTTATTCTCCTTATATTCCTCTGGAGTTTTAGTTGTCCTAACTTCATCGCTGAGTAGGTCTATTTTGGGGTTATCTAGGCCTTTGAGAGCCTCTTCTGCTTCTGCCCTAGTCAAGTAGCAGCCTATTGATTGACCCGTTCCAGACTTCATTATAGCATATCCATGCTGACAATCTGGAGTATTAAATTCAATTGACCAGCCGTCTCCACCTGTAAATATCATTTTCTTTACATCTGGCACGTTTGTATATAAAGCACCTAATTGTGCCTGGGCCTGGGCTTTAGACGGATGTGTTCCAACAACCTTACCAGTAGCAGTAACTACTACTTGATACTTGTTACCTTCACGTCTGATATTATATGGCATATGACAATTATACCGTATTTACTATAATCCAGCCAATATTTCATCATCTGGAGTATCTGGGTTATTTTCTGTATAAAGAGCTTTAAGAGTCTTTTTATTTTCTACTCTTTGAACAGATTCTCCCATACCTATGACAAACATAATTGTTGGAATAATTATATCTATGGGTATATTAGGAAAGCTTTTATTTAAATAAATAATTAAAGCAGAAATATACCCAGATACTCGTGAGGGATGTTTTCTAAGATATTTAGATATTTTATGCAACATTAATCTCCTAATGAAGTTTTATTATCTACTGCTGAAAATGAAGCATTAATTTCATCTATGGTTAATTTACCATCATCCATAAATCCACGTGCTAAACCTTCAACAACTTTTGCTACACCTAAAGTTCCCGCCATAAAAACAGCTGTTAAAGTTTTAATTCCAAAAATGGAACCTGCCCCTATGACTGAAAGACCAGTTGCTGCAAATACTGCTAATATTCTCATAATGATATTATTAACACTTGCTATTACACCACTTCCAACTTGTTGTGGGATATCTGCAGGTGTTAATGGCTTTGCTGCTATCGCTGCTGCTTCGGCTTTAATTTTATTTATTGCATATGTTGGTTCTAATTGAGACATATTTTTACTCCTTTCCCTTTGGATTTCTTAATCTAAATGTTGCAATCCACAAGAAGATAGAAATAAGAATTGCATCTCCAACAACTGTCTTTGCGGATCCCGTCAAAACTAGCCACGCAGAGAATAGACCAACGAAAGTCCAAATCTGATTGGCTAGGTCTGACATTAAACCTTTAATTAGTTTCATTTGCCGAACCTCCTTCTAAGTGCTGCTATTTGTCCTACGACAAGTGTAGTCACTAAGATTTTTTTAGCTTTCTTTCTTGTTACAGGCGACATATCATTGCCAATATTAGCCATTGCAACAAATGCTTGATTGATTGCTTGCACTCCAGGAACTGAAGCAAGTGTACCAGTTATTGGGGTTAATACCACAGGGACAGCAACATCTGGAGCATTAAAACTATCTCCCCCTGGTTGACCGATAAATGTATCAGCAGTAGTGATTGCATCTGCAGGAATAGGTAAACCAGATCCTGGAGGTGGGGCAGGAGGTGTAAGATGACCATCTTCTCCAACAACTTGAGGTGCACTTTGTGTACCAAAGAATTGAATACCGCCATTTTCTACTCCTTTTACATCTACTTGAATATGTGGAACTAAAACTTCTGCTGGAGCAGGCTTTGGAATGTCAGTTGGCAGTTGTGCGGGATTGTTTGGAACGACGCCAGTTGATGCCACTAACGCTTTGTCTGCTGCTACTTTGTCTGCTGCTACTTTGTCTGCTGCTTGATGTGCAGCTTTATCTGCTTCTGCTTTAGCAGCATCAGCTTTTGCCTGTGCATCTTTTTGTGCTTGTATAGCAGCATCCTGTGCGGCTTTTGCATCTTTTGCTTGTTGCTCTTTAGCTGCTTGTTCAGCAGCAATTCTATCCGCTTCTGCTTTTTGTTTATCTGCTTCTGCTTTAGCATTTGCAGATTCTTGTGCAGCTTTTGCTGCCTCATCTTTAGCTTTTTGTTCTGCTAGTGCAGCATCTTGTTCGGCTTTTGCTTTTGCGTCCGCCTCTGCTTTAGCAGCGTCTGCTGCTGCTTGAGCATCTTTTGCTGCTTGAATTTTTGCGTCTTCTGCTGCTTTGTCTGCTGCTGCTTGTGCTTCTTTGGCTGCTTGTTCAGCAGCAATACGTGCATCTTCTGCAGCCTTGGCTTCCGCTGCTGCTTTTTCATTTGCTGCTTGCTGTGCAGTTGCTGCTGCATCTGCTGCAGCTTTATCTGCTGCTGCTTGTTCTGCCAATGCTTGTGCTCTTGCTGCCCTAGCTTCTGCATCTGCTTTTTGTTGTGCAGCTAATGCTGCGTCAGATGCTGCTTTATCGGCTGCTGCTTGTGCTATTGCAGCTTGACGATCTGTTTCTGCTTTAATTGCTGCTTGTCTTGCAGCCTCTGCCTCTGCAGCAAGTCTTGCTTGTTCTGCATAATAATCTTGTGTAACAGTAACTGCATTTCCAGTAGCAGTATTTGCATCTTGAACAGCAACAGTTGCAGTATCTGCAAGAGAGTTAGCAGTTTGCAATGTAGCATTTGCTGTATTTTGAGCATCTGTTAAATTTTGTTTTTGTATAGACAAATTTTCCTGTGCTGTTGTTAGATCTCTTTGTGCTAAATTATATGCTTGTTGTGCTGCATCTATAACAGATTGTTGGGCATTTACATCATTAACTGCATCGTGAAGTGCTTGTACTGCTTGTGCTACTACCTGTGCTTGTGCATCATATGCATTTTGAGCAGAAGTTAAATTAATTTGTGCTGTAGATACTGAAGCGGTCAATGTTGGATTTGGAGCAGAAGTAGTAGATATTACATGACTAAAATTAGTTGATGTAGGGGATGTAAAATATTGATTATTAATCATATAACCTAAAGTTACTCCAGCACCTCCGCCATTTTCATAATACCAAAGAATAATATCTTGCGTTGTGCCAGCGGTAATATCAAATGATTGACTATAAGGACTCCAAGCTAATCCTTGATCTCTCCAGTTATTAATAACTAAATTACCATCAATATAAAGTTTTGATCCATCGTCTGAGTAAACAGCATATTTAACAACTGTTGCATCTGACGGTAATGTAATCTTGCCTTCAAATTTTACAATTACATGATCTGATAATCCAGAATTAAGTATTTGACCACTTCCCCAATTATAAGTAATCTGAGGTACTGTCAGAACCTCTACTGGAGTAGCATTTGCAGCGGGGAGTGCAGGAGAGGCACCATTTGCTGCATGATAAACTGTTGCTATAAGTCCTGGTTGAGTAACATCAACAGTTGTTAATGGAGCAGAATTCAGTGCAGTTTGGGCATTTGTTAAATCAGTTTGGGCATTATTTAGGTCTGTTGATTTTTGATCAAAGGTAGAATTTTCAGCATTTGCTGTAGATTGTGCATTTGATGCAGTAGATTGTAAATCTGGCAACTTAGCAGTTTCGGTTGTTAGAATAGTTTGAGCATCAACCGCTTTAACTGTAGCGGTATCTACAGTAGTAACGGCTTGCGTTACTATTGCTGTTTGTGTATCCACTGTAGCAATTGCTGTTTGTGCAACCTGTGTTGCAGCTGTAGCAGAATCAATTGTTTGTTGAGCTATTTGAATTTTAGTATTTGCTTCAGCAACAGCAGATGCCATGGGTTCTTGTGTAGTAGCTATAGAAATTGCTGTTGAGGTATCTGTATTGGGAACGTTTGCTTGAATTGTTGAAATTATTGCATTCCCGTTTGCTTCTGAAGTTGTTTGAAGGCTTGAAATGGCTGCATTAATTTTATTTTCTATAACAGCAACTGTAACAGTTGATGTATCAATAACAGCATTTACTGTTGAAGTATCTGTTATAGCAATTGGAATATCTGAGACGGGTTGGGAAGTATCTGTGGCAACGGGTGCATCATCGGCATGTGCTTTATTAGACGGGAAAAGAAATAGCAACCCTGTTATAAACAAGGCTGCTATTATAAATTTAATCTTTCTGGTCATTTAGACCTCCACGTAGAAGCGTCTACATGGCTATTATACCAGAATGACTACTTAATTAGTTATTTATGCTGAATACTTTGGACGACCAAAGCCAACAACAGTTGCCCATAGGTGTTTTCCATTATTTACTCTGTAACCACGAACATTAGAACATACTTCTCCACCATTATCAGGGCTTCCTGAAGGCTTATGATCTGGAGATGTATTTCCTTCTACAGTTGTAATTGTACCGTCTCCATTATTGTGCAGAACAACACCTACATGCTGTACTGGACTTGTTGGCAATGCATGTGGAATAAACGAGAAGAAGATTAAATCTCCTGGTTGCGGGGTGCCAGTATTGGGATCAATAATTTCTCCTGCTGTTTTGAAAGCAGCATACCCTGCTGGTGTATAAACAACATTTGGGATTGTTACGCCCGACTGGTGGGCGCACCAGTTCATGAAACTTCCGCACCATGCCTGTCCGTCATGTCCTGTAAACTTGCCATAATCTGTTTCGTTATCTTTTGGTCCTTCAACAACGCCAACTTGCGACATTGCTACTTCTAAAAATCTTGCAGCAGATCCTTGTGGATGTACTGTTACTGGTGGAACTGGTCTTGATGCCATTATTTTACCTCTTTCGTGTGAAATACATTCACTTTAATTTTATTTTTAAACGATTTAGCTTCTGATATCCACTTATTAATATTAAATAAATATACAGAAATATAAATTGTGGAGCCAAATATAAAGCCCCACTGTTTAGTTTGAATACTATATGCTACCCAAGCACATTCTGTACAGATACCGACTGCGTATCCCCGCCAATTTTTACGTCCAGTAAGATATATACCAACAACTCCGATTGCTGATAAAGCCCATGACCATATTTGTGTATTCATTCTACCTCCTATTATACCAAAAGGGCGGAACAATTAAGTTCCGCCCCCAAGGTTGTATTATTTACTTAACTGCTGCAAACTTGTACTTCTTAGCCTGAGCGTTATACTTAGCAACTAGTGCAAGATAAGCCTTATTAAGAGTAGCAAGGTCAGAAGCATGTGTTGCCTTCTCGAGTGTAAGGGCAGTTGTAGCAGCATCTAGGGCAGACTTTGCATCTGCTGATGCCTTATCTGATGCTACCTTATCGGCTGCACGTCCTGCTTTTTCTGCTGTAAGGGCTGCAAGGTCATTAGCATGTGCCACCTTTTCTGCTGCAAGTGCAGCATCTGAACTAGCCTTTGCAGAATTTGCTGCTGCAAGCTGTGCATTCAATGCAACAATCTGTGCACCAAGATCAGATACATTAAATGTTGCAATTGCTGACTTGACTGCTGCAGGAAGACCTGTTGCAGTTGCTGCGATTGAAGCATCTGTTGCAACTACGGTCACTGATCCCGCTACTGCTGTAGCAAGTGTTCCTGTTGCTGATCCTAGTACTGTGACTGGAGTTACTCCTGCTGCAGATGTTACAGAAGCAGTTGTAAGGGTCTTTGTAATTGATGCATCAGAGAATGTTGCACCGATCAAAGTTACAGAAACAGCCTCAGATGCAACTGGGTTTCCAAATACGTCTGTTGCTGAAACAGAAATTGTTGGAATAGTTCCGACTGATGTTGCTGAAGGGACTGCGACTGCAACGTTTGCTGCAACGCCTGCTGTACCCTTAATGTAAACAATTGTTGAATATGCACCATTTGTAATGGTAACTGATCCAACAGAAGTTGAAGTTGTGTATGCATATACTGTCACTGCAGCACCTGTTGATGTTACAGAAATTGATGATGTGCCTGATGCAACAGAAACTGGTGCAAGGGTTGTGTTCAATGCTGAAACAAGCTTTACGCCTGATGCAACAAATGAAACTGATGTTGCAGTATCTGCTGTAGCAGCAAGTGCTACGGTATTTGATGAATCAATTACATTTGATACTGGGACGGCTACTGATACTGGAGCAGTCGCTGTTGTTGTGTTTGTTGATCCAGCAACAGTTACCGCAAGCGGTGCTGCATGTGCTGAAGTTGAGATGCCTGCGATTGCAAGAGCTGCAGCTGCTGCAATAGCGATCTTCTTTGTTACGTTCATTGTTTTCCTTTTCTTTAGTAGGTTATTTTCCTAGGTTTTTACCTAATAGTTTAGGCAAATCTAACATTCCCTGCTTTAGGGCATCAAGCTCTTTTTTAAGCTTGGCATTTTCTTTGCGAAGGTCTTCCGCAATAGATTCTATTCTATCACATTGTATTTGTTTTGTCTCTATGGCTTCAATATACCAGCTTAATTTTTGCTGAGAATCATGATATAAAGACTCATAATCAATCTTAGTTTTATTACTCTTCAGTAACTTAAGTTTCATAATCCCTACAATATTGTAAAATTGTCTACAAAACCAGTTTCTGGATTTGGTTCTTCATCTTCTATACCAAGATAATCTTTTAGGCTTGCTGGCATATATCTGATATTTGGAGCTTTGATAGTGTTATCTTGCTTTACATCTGATGGGCTCCCGACCACTTCTTCATCAAATGCATCATAGGAGTAAACTTGGATTTCTCCATCTCCCTTTGGTGTTAATGATATCGCATTAAAAATTGCACCGCAAGTAGCATCTGCAAGGTCTTTAGAACCTTTGCGTGGGTGATCAACCTTATCCCTTTTAACAATTCTTAATTCAAGTAATTCATCAATAATTAAAGGTAATCTAGGACCAGTTAATCTTTCTTCCATTACGCATAAAAGCATATCTTCATAGTGTTTTTTAGCCACAGAAAGGACTTCACAGTTCATTCCGTATGATTTTAACTGCTCCATCATGTCAAAAGAATTCCATCGGTCAAATGTAACTCTACGAATATTAAATCCTCTTTGTTTTAAACTAATTATATAGTTCTTAACATCTGTAAAGTCAACAGACTTTTCTTTAGTAGGAGTCCAATATCTGATTGCATCAACAACTACAAATGGTTGTGCATCTGTATATGCGCCAGATAGTTTCATAGTAACCCACTTATCTACATGTGCCATTGATACTGCACAATGGTCATGCTTTTGTGCTAAGTCAACGTGTATATAATATGACTTTTCTGGATCTGGCACAAACCATTCTTTAAATGCATTATTTTCATCAAGGGCTATGTTTAAATTGCTAAATGCAGTTTCAACTTTTTCACGGGAATGGAAAAGTGCATCAATAGCTTCAGGAGGCATACATGCAAAACGAGATAGGGCATCTATAGGATCTGAATAGAAGTTCATAGCTAAATCTTCAATTTTAATTGTTGGGTTAATCTCCCATGTGGGACGCTTTAATGCAAATACTCTAGGCACATTATAGTTAAGGATATGATCTTCTTCCCATTCAATTGAGAATTCATTACCTTCAGTCCCCTCTGGTAAATCTTCATCTACTTTAAAAGTATGTGTACGAACTATAACTTCTTTATCTGCAACTACTTCATTATATCTTTGTTGAATATAATCATTTTTAAAACGTGGGAATGAAAGAAGAATTACCTTTCCAAATTGTGGAAAACGAGAGTCTACAGATCCTCTAAACATCTTATAGATTGCAGAAGCAGTTTTAGATTGTTCATTACCGCTTGTTGAATCTAAATCAAAACCTGAAATTTCGTCAAGCACTGCAAATAAAAGGTTGTAACCCTCCCAAGATTCTCTTTGAGAGTGACCAGAGTGAACGGTAATTGCTTTGTCAAAAGCAATACTTCCCATCTTTGCTTCATATTTGCCATCAAACCAACGGCATCGTGTTATTCTGTTTTTAAAACCTTTAAAAAAAACCTGTTGTGCCTGTATAGCGTTTACCGCAACGTTAATAATATCAATGGAGTCTCCTGGAGGTTTGCCATAATATCTGGCTGGATCTTTAAGACAAAGCAATAAATAAACTACATACGAACACGCAATAGTTGAAGTATAGTCTTTTCCAGAACCTTTTCCCAGCTGGAAGATAACTTCATTACAAGTTTGCCCCCATCTTTTTGCTCCATCTTCTTCTCCGTATAACTTAATTAATGTTTCTTTTTTATAAATTTGAGTTGATGCTTTGATCATTTGATATTGATATTGTGAAAGTGGTGGCAAAGCAAGATAGTCTTTTGAAGTTACAAACTCCTCAATTTCTACTGGGGTTTCTTCAAAAGCATCTTCTTCAAGAGCACCTAAAAATTCACTAAAATCAGTCAACTGATATTACCTCTACCTGATTGGTTGCGGAGGATAGCCTTCTGGCAACTTCTTGCTTGCAGTTAGGACAAGATGAAGTAACATCTCTTAATATCCCTACAAGTATCTCTTGCTTGCGTTCTGTTTCAAGTATCTGATCTGCCATCTCATTCTTTTCAAGCACACCAGCTTTTTGTAGCATGTCAATTCTTTTTCCTTCTACATCCGCTATAAGCTTGAGGGATTGGGCTTTTACATTTAAAGCTTCTTGAGCATCTGCTTGCTCTACAGTATTCCAAGCCTCTTTAATAATCATCGAGTAATGTTGGTCCGCTGCACCAAGAGCTTCTCTGGCTCTTTCACGAATACCGCTATCTCCCTGCATAAGATCACGCCAATTTGATAGCATTTGATTTACTTGCATAGGCTTTAACGAGAATGATTTTGCAATCTGATTTACATTGTTGCCTTTAATAAACTCAGCAACAACCTTATTCATTTGCTCAAAATGATCTGAAAGTTCTATTACATTATCCATTTATCTACCATTATCTGTTTTATAAAAGCCAGAACCTTTAAATTGGATCCCAGCTGGCGTATATACTCTTACCATCTTATAACCGCAAGATTGACATGGCGGAATAACTTCAGGATCACTAAATGATCTAGTAACTTCTATTTTTTCTTCACACTCTACACAGTTATATTCATAAACTGGCACTATCTGTTCCCTCTTTTTTGTATCCCGTATTTTTCTAAATATCTAACTATTGTCATATGGCTACATCCAGCTTCTTTTGCAAGTGTAACAATATCTTTACGCTCAACTACATAACGTTTGTAAAGCCAATCTTTAGATTCATATAGCTTCATATAGCTTCATTTACTGCCCACCAAGCAATACCCACTGAGTCTGTAACGTTATTGTTATCAGTATTAACTCCTAGAGTTTTAGCAAACTCAATAGTTTTTTGCTTCCTTAGTTCTCTAACTTTGTTTTTATACCAAGATTCTGTTTTTCCTGGAAAATCTTTCTTGACTGATTCTTTTTCAGCTTTTGTAAAATTAGGATTGTTGATGTAGCCCTGCCACTTAAGTGGGTGGACTTCAATAACTGTTGTATCATCGTCCATCAACTCCCCCATTATTGTACCAAACATGTAAGCCATCTTTAGTCCAGTAGCCACAGACTTAACAGAAACTGCAGCCTCTATACATATTATATCATAATCTAACTTACTTTTTAATGCTCTGACTTTGCGTTTAGCATCTAAGATTCTTTCATAAACACTAGATCCATGAAAAACAATCTCTCCCCATTTAACTGGCTTCTTTCCTGACATTAAGCAGAAAGCTATGCTATTTGTGCTTGAGTCTATACCTAGAACTCTACTTTCCATTTAACATATCCAATAAGCCCTGACGTTCTTTTTCTTTATCTTTAGCCTTGCATACTTCACAAACTTCATCAGTAGTAAATCTATTTAATACCTGCTTACACCCACGTGTTTTGCAAGTAAACTTTTCTCCTGAAAGTCTAGCTTTTTTATAGTAATACTTTTCTTTTATTTTAATATTAGTAGCAATCTTGCAGCATTCGTCTGAGCAATATTTCTGATTGTGTGTCTTAGGCTTAAATTCATTTACGCAACCATTATTAGAACATATCATAAAGATGTCTCCATGGCGGGATACTCAACTTCTCCCTCATCATTTTTCATATCTTTCCAGCAAACCTTTTTAACTGGACAATACTTGCAAGCACTTTGAGTTTTAGTAAAGGCTCTATTTGGCAATGTTTCAGCCAAATAAATATCATAGACACCACGAAGCCAATCAAAAACATAATCAATAAGCTTTTGGTTTTCTTCATTCATCTGAATGTTTATAAGAAGCAAAGATTGATCATTTTTGTTTTCATAAACAAAAACACCCTGATTATAACCCCACACTTTCATGTATGTTAAAAGTTGAATTCTATGGTTGTCCGACGGCTCTAGATCATATCTTTTAATAGAGTATTGTTCATCTTTAGCTGATTTAATTTCAAATGGAATCATAAGATCATTTTCAATATCTTGAACAAGACTATCCATATATCCATGGATAGGAGGATCTTCATGCCAAGTATCTATTTCGTGAGCAATTACTTTGTAATTACCCGCCATTTTACTCATCCTGGACTGAATTCTGTCGTGAACAAAGTTACCGTTCTCCATAGCAGCCTTTGCAGCGGGACCAGCAGTGTCTTCAAACTCTGCACCACTAAATGCTATGTACCAATATCTAGCACATTTGCCATGACCATAGCCTAAAGTGCTGGGAGAGAATGTTTTCTTTTCAGTAAACCCTGCTTTACTTTCATAAGTATTATTAAACTCTTCAATGAATCTTTTAGTATCAAATCCATTTGGCTTCTTATGAATTTGCAGTGTTGTTATGCTTGCCAATTAAACCCCATATCTGGCTGAATACTTTAAAGCATCAACTAGTTTATCTACTGCTTCTGCTGCTGTGTAATATGCATTTTTCCTCTTAGAGGATTCCCCGCCTTTTTCAAAGGTGGTGTAGTAACGTGCTTGAATTGCAAACTTAGAACTTATAGCCTGAAGTTTAACAATTAAGTCTGGAGCTTTGGTTGAAGGAACATCTGGCTTTGCAATTAGTTTAATTATTAAAGACATAGCTTCATCTAAATCTTTATCCTGCATATACTCAGAAAGATCGTTAAATTCCGTTACAGCACTTAGCTGCTCTAAGATTGTTGTTTCCGCCATGCTTCCTCCATCTGCTCAAATAATGCCCATTCAATTACTGCAAGTCTTGTTTTTTGACCAGTCTCACCAAGTATAAGTTTAAGAACTGGATATTTTTCTCTAGAAACTTTGAACGTATCTGTACATATCTTTGCCCAAATTTCTTTGCTAATAGAGATGGACTTTGAATATTCTTTATAGTCAACCACAAAATCATGCCATGTAGCATCTCCCTTTTGATAGTCCCCACGTCCAGAATTTTTTTGCGCTTTAGCACCATCTCTTTTTACTTCTCCACGCTCTGACATTTTATCCTAACTGATGTTCTGATCTATGACCTTGAGAGCATATCCAAAAAAACATTGCTTTGTTGTTGTCCCACCAAGCGTGATCCATATCTTCTTTGCAGTACTTACACCCGTAAGTACCAAATATCTTTTCACATCCTGGCTGATCTTTGCTTACAAAATTACTAAACTTACCCATAAATATCTTCTTTTAACTTTTCTACCACATCGGGATTTTCTCTTAGATACTCCAAAGCTTTATTTCTTCCTTGGAATCTTTCTTCACCTATAGTATACCATGCGCCACCTTTTTGAATTTTGCCCATCATTTCAGCGCAATCTAAAACTTCTCCGATGGCGTCAATGCCAAGGTTATCTCCTTGATAGTAAAAGTCGTATTGACCGCTCTGGCCCATCGGTCCAAGTTTATTATAGTCAACGATCCAGTTAACTGGCCTGCCAACCTTCTGTTCAATAATCTTGTCACCAACTTGGATTCCAGATTTAATAGCATTTGCTTCTGCTTCAGAAGACCAAAGCTTAACAATCGTACTGGAGAAAAACTTAACTGCCATGCCCCCAGTCGGGATATGCGACGCATGCATAGTACCAAACTGGTTTCTCTGCTGAGAAATAAGGACGAGTAGCGTATTTTTATTTGCGTAGTTAAGCATTTTGACTGCATGTGTCATATCCTTTGCCTCAGCACCAATCTGTTTGGTATCTTCTAGCTTTTTAAGATCATTGCTATCTTTTTCAAAATAGATTGCTGGTAGCAACGCTGATATAGAATCAACTACAATTATATCAACACCTGCTGCCATAAGTTGGGTTGCAACGTCTACCATATCATTAATACTTTTTGCAGAAGAATAAATAAGGGAAGATGAATCTACTCCTAATTCCGCTGCCCATGCTGGATCATAAGAAGACTCAGCATCAATCCAAGCACAAGTCTTTCCTTCTTTTTGAGCCATACCAATCATCTGCAAACAGAAAGAAGATTTACCAGCAGATTTATTTCCCCATATAAGAACTTGTCTGCCAAACCCCAAACCACCCTTTAAAGCTAAAGTTAAACCAATACTTGGAGTTTTTTGTCTTTCTGAACTGACATCTGTAGCAAGCTGAATCCTTTGTCTAGTTTTTGGATCTAGACTTGCTAGTATCTTATCTGCTACTAATGTCATATTTTATTCTGCTAGCTCTTCAGCTGGTACTGAAGCAATGTCAACAAGATTGAATGTTACAGACTTATCCTCAAGTTGATTTACTGCGATTGTTTTGTCTGCATAATTAGCAACTAAAGTATCTAGAGGAATATTAACTTCCCCAGTCTTACTAAGAATGGCTGCTAAAATCTGTTCAACACTAATGTTGACACCATCATTTGATGGCTGTGGCTGTGCTTCTACTGCATCTGCAATAGTAGATTCTACTGCTGACTGTGTTGTTTCATCTGTCATTTTATATCCTTTACGAATTTAGTACCGTCATCCAATTCTGAAATAACGGGGGAACAGAAAGATCCTGCTTTCATCTTTCCTAATGCCAACGTATAAGCTTTTGGAAAAGCTATTACACGGAACATCTCTTTTTGCCCATTGCAATATATGATGTGGGCCATCATCTTTTTTTGTTTTGTTTGATAGTGGGTAAAGTCAACCACATATGAGTCCTTATTATCTGGAATCTCAAATTCCTTAGTATGTAAATAGTTAATAAACGGATCATCTTTTTTCTCCACTACATCCACTATTGTAACATATCTATGAATTCTATTATCGCCAACAAGGAAGAAATACATATTTCCCGTTTCAATTTGAGTATTCTCGCTATGAAAAATACCAATTGCTCCTGTGTCATCAACCAGCTCTACACGTGACCAACCCTTACCCTTTTTAATGGATTTAACCATTGCACAAAGAATAAACGTTCCTTCTTCAAGGAACTCTTCTAATGGAGTCACCTGAGATTTAATATGAGCTGTTATTCCACGAGTATCAAACTTTGGAATATTTAAATACTCATAATAATTTTCAGATTCTTTGCCAGTTCTCTGATTATCATCAAAAGTTGCTGCCCCTATAGCATTTAATGAATCTATTGCTCTTGAATTAATACCAGATTTCTTTTCCTGTGCCACTTCTAAAAGATGAGCATAAGATTTATAAGGTCTAGCATTTATAAGTTTTTTGCCAATGGTTTCAGAAATAAACTTAATATCTGACAAACCAAATCTAATTGAGTTACCTTGAATTGTAAAATCTAATCCAGATTCATTTACATGGGGTAGTAATACCTTAATTCCCAATCGCTTAGCTTCGATGAGGTATTCTGTTCTGGTATCTTTATTTCCTTCATTTTTAAGGAGCGCAAATACAAACTCAGTTGGATAGTAATGCTTAAGCCAAGCAGTCCAATAGCTGACCATAGAATAAGCAACAGCGTGAGAACGGTTAAAGGAATAACCAGCATGAGCTTCAAAATCATGCCATAGATGCTCAGCATCTTCCTTAGAAATATAACTTCTTGCCCCTTCGATGAACTTATCTTTGAATACATCAAATTCCTTTGCATCTTTCTTCTTACCAATAATCTTTCTAACTTTATCAGCCTCAGACCATGACATCCCGCCCAAGTGTACGCAAGCCTGCATAACCTGCTCCTGATAAATAATAACTCCGTATGTACGCTCTGTAAACGGCTTCATAATTGGATGTACGTAAGTCACCATCTTCTCACCACGCTTACGTGCTAGATACTCTGCACCCACAGTATTCATAGCTCCTGGTCTAACAAGAGCGTTTGATGCAACTAGATCTTCAAATGTATCAACACCCATTTTAATTAATAGGTTTGTGTACGGCGTTGCTTCAGCTTGGAATACACCCTTTGTAAAACCACCAGTTAGATCATCAAATACAAACTTATCATCTAAGGGCAACGCATTAAGATCAATTGAAACCTTGTGCCTTTCCTTAACCATGTTAACTGTATCTTGAATTACTGATAATGTTTTTAAACCAAGAACGTCAAATTTAATAAGACCAATATCTGCTGCCTGATCCATATCATAAGCAACTACTGGAACACGACCTGAAACATCTTCATCCTTGTCGCTTCTAGATTCGATTGGTGCGTACTTAGAAATAGGTTCTTTAGCAACTACAACTCCAGCAGCGTGAATTCCAACTGAACGGATTCTACCACGCAGTTCGGATGCAAACTTTAAAACTTCTGGATACTTTTGTTTAAACCAGTCTACATTCTTATTAGACTCAAACTCTTCAAATGTTTCTACACCCTTAAGTGCTTTGTTGATTTCTCCAAGCGGTACATCAAATACTCTTCCCGCATCTCTAACTACACCCTTATCTTTGAAATATTGATAGGTGGAGATTGAGGCAACATTCTTGAATTTCTTTCTCAAGAATTCTTTTACTTCTCCACGACGGCGATCCATAAAATCTGTATCAATATCGGGGAAGTCATTACGTTCTGGGTTAATAAATCTAAAGAACAATAGATCATACTTAATAGGATCTACTTCTGTTATTCCTAGCAGGTAACAGACTAACGATCCTGCTGCTGATCCTCGCCCTGGACCAACCATGATTTCGTTTTCTTTAGCCCAACGTACCATGTCGCCAACAACAAGAAAATAACTACTAAACTCTTTATCTTTGATGACTTGAAGCTCTTCTTCCAGTCTCTCTTTATATTGATCATTTTCTAATCCTTTTTCTTTTAATGTGTCATTACACATTTGAATTAACTGCTTGTGTGCATCTTTTTTAGGGTTAGGTAGTAACTGTAGGTTCTGATGGAACTCGTACTCTTCTACCTTATTAGCAATTTCTTGAGTATTGCTGTATATACTTTGATCCCAGCCATCGCCAAAATCAGATGAAATTTCTTTAAAACTTTGGATATAAACATTTATATCTTGAAATGAAATAGGACGATCTGGATAAAGATGGTTTAATCTTTCAAAAACATCCTTGATCTTTTTACCAGATTCATAGTTAACACCTTCGGCAAGGTTTGGTTTAGTTGAAAGGATTAACAAAACTTCTTCTAAAGCTTTTTGATCTTTTGTTGCATAGTGGCAGTCACCAGTAGCAACCATCTTGATGCCGAGATCTTTAGATATTAAAATTTGTCCATCATTAATTTCTTTATCATTGTGCGATTGCATCTCTAGATAGAAATCATCACCAAATCTATTCTTAAACCATCGGGCATATTCAAAAGCTTTATCCATATCATTGCGCTGGATAGCCTTTGCTATAAGTCCATTCATGCAACCAGACAAAACAATAAGACCATTGCCGTACTCATCTAGTACTTCAAGGTCAATTCTAGGCTTGCGGTAATAACCCTCTGTCCAAGCAATTTCAGATAGCTTCTGTAAATTCTTTAGACCTTCAGTATTTTTTGCAAGTAAAATGATGTGGTTAAATACCTGTGTATTATCATCACGCTTTTTAATATCACGCTTGTCAAAGCGATCTGTTGCTGATATATATGCTTCTAAACCAAGTATTGGCTTCATTCCCAGCTTTTTAGCTGCAACTTGCATTTCTCTATGAGATGACAGTGTTCCGTGATCTGTAATAGCCATTGCTGTTTGTCCCGCATTTTTTGCAGCAGTCAATAACTCTTCAGGGGAACACAAGCCATCCATAAGTGAATAGTGCGAGTGCACATGTAAATGTGTGAAATTCACCAATACTCCGTTTAGTTTAGATTACCACTCAACAGATGTTGACGTGGTTGATTCTTGAGACGAGTCTGATACTACGCCCATGTAAAAGTTTTCCTGATCAGCGTATGCAACTGTTCTAACAGCTGTCTTTGGCAAATCAAAAAGCTCATACTTTGAAAAATCAAGAGGCTTGACTTCTGCAGTTGGGAGTGGGATGATACTGTAATTAGTATCTGTCTTTTCTCCTGTGCGCTTTAACTTCCATACAAGGTTTGTAATGCTGCCAGTCTCTGATGCATAAGATCCAATTTCTGGTGTAGCTGATTTTGCGCCAGTTCCCTGTGACAAAATAGCAACATAAGGATCTTCATTGCCATCTTCTACAAGGACGTTTACGTAGAAACGTGGACGTGCCTTCCATCCAGCCTTCGGATCACGGCGATGCTGCTCACAACCAAAGCACTGACCTTCGTCTTCAAATGTGCAAACTGCCTTGCGCTTGTAATCTCTTGGATTTGTATGTTCAATGCCTACAATACCTAGGCCTGCTTCTTTATTATAATTTGCTGAGTCAGGATCAATCTCCTGAAGAAAACGGATCTTTACTGATTGTCCGTCTTTAAGTTGTAGCCATCTTCCCTTTTGTGAATCTGAAGATGTGTGTGTTGGTTCCATTGCTTTGTTCATAGCTGCTAAGCCTGTAACGATTCCCATATATGTTCTCCTAAGTGTTTGGGGCTATAGAATGCCCTGTAGTACTATTATACCATTAATTAATATACTCAAAATGCGTTATTGCATTTTTAATACATTGTTTTATTTCTTTATCTGTGAGATCTCCCACATCTTTTGCACCATTTGGATATATGACTCCATCATCAAATGAAGCCCAAGATATACTTTTGTTAGGAAGCTTACCCACAATTTCCATTCCAAGCTTTCTTCCCGCTTCGTCAGCATCTGTTGCTATGATGATTGACGACGAATATTTATTTAAATTATGTATGTTCTGCTTAGATATACCGCCACCCAAAGTTGCTACAACATTTGGATAACCAGCTTGATGTATTCGAATAGCATCAAAAGAAGATTCACAAACAATAATTGTTGGACTTACCTTCTTTGCCCTGTGAAGATTAAACATAGTTAAACTTCTTGGAAGGTTGTCGCTATTCTTAAAACGCTTTCCCTCTATTGATCTGCCGATGATTCCTACTGGCATACCTGTAGGACTATGAAGCGGAACAGTTACCATTCCTTGTTTTTGTGAATATCCCAAATAAAAATAATCAATAGACTCATCGTTAATGCCACGACCATTAAAGTAACTCCTAGACTCTTCGTTTAAACCACTGTGCAATGCATCAAGTGTATCCTGCGGGAACTCAACAAAGTCTGGCTTTTCATCAAACAACTCTTCAAGATCTTTATCAAAAGTATCTGGACGATTTTTTTGTAGCATGCGAAGAAATCTTGCTGCTTCAAACTGCCCCATAGATCCTTTTTGAATTATAAGATCTTCTAAGCCACCCCTCACATCACAAGAAGGATTAAAGCAGATATACGCACCTGTCTCTTTACTAATAGTAAAAGATGGCGTGTGAGTGTTATTATGAAATGGACAAAAGCAAAAGTAATTTGTTGAGGATTGATTCTGAATCTTAATGCCAATGCCTTCAAGTATTTCTTTAATTTGTCCTGGAGCATATCTTTGCATTAACATCTTTACATTATATCAAAAATGTATATTACCTGTCTATACTACTGCAAAGTAGGGAGGGATGTTTACTGTAAATGAAGGAGGTGGACTAATAACTTGCTTGGTATGTCTTTTATAAAATTGTTGCCCAGAAAAACCTTCTATTTCTTGCGCTTTCTTTTTACCAACATAGACACCAAACATTTCTAAATTAAAACTATACGTGTCTTTATTTTCATTATATTTAATTGAGAACTGTGGCTCTAAATCAAGAACTGGAACATAGCCTCTATCACGCATATCTTGTAATAATATTCTTTCATACATTAAACGTGAATTGCCAATTGACGAGTCATCTTTGATAACCCCGCCAATTAGAAATGCTCTGATAGTTCTCTTTAACATATTAGCCTTACTGTCTATCTAATTATACTAGACAGTAAGGCTATTACATAGACTTAAAGCTGAGGAATGTCCATTTCATAAATTTCTTGGACTATACCACGATTAAGATCCCAATCTAGATAAAATGCAAAATCAGTACCATGACGATTTTTTCTACTTACAATTTCCATGATATTTGTATCTGGTCGTTTGTGGATTGCCATCGCCATATCCGCATCGTATTCAATAGCCTTGGACCATGCAACTTGTGAAAGCAATGGTGGAGATTCTTGATCCGATACATCATCCATAGTAGCAGCAGTAATATCAATAATTGGAATAGCGTTTCGGACAGCAAGCAATTTAAAGTCACGAGAAATATTTCTATTTCTTTCTACTTCTGATTTGGCTCCAGATGAATCATTAAATAACTGATGATAATCAAGGATAACTAGATCAGGCTTATACTGATCAATTTTAGCCTGTACTGTATTTGGAGTTACTTGACCAGCACCCTCATTTGATATAAGAATAAATCCTTGCTTATCTGTAAACTTGTCTGATGCCCATGTGTGAAAATCATCTGTATTTACCATACCCTTTTGAAAGTCTGAAGCCTTAAACAATCCCGACCCCATCATAGTATAAATACGATCTCTCATATTTTCTGGAGACATTTCAAGGGATATAATCATAGGCTTAAAACCCTGTTCCCAAGCCTTACAAGCCAAATAAGAAGACATCCAAGTTTTACCCCTACCCGCCCATCCAATCATGACTATAAGGTGCCCTGGAGCCATTCCAGTGGGGTAAGCAAGGTCAATGGCTTTAAACCCCGTCTTAATTCCTGGGCTACCGCCCATGGCAAGAGATCTTTCACGAACAGACTCAAAATGCTTTTCTGCAGTTTCAAAATCTGTAAGGTCAACATCTCGAACATTGCCCGTCATTCTTGTAAGGTTAGATATTTCAGTCTGCATCTCCATAAGGACTCTCGTTGCAGAATCTGTTTTTAAACGGGATCCGTTTTTTAAAAGAAGATCTTTAATTCTACTTGTAAGAAATTCATTCTTAAGATTATCTAAATAATATCCAGTCTCACCTTTGACTACTTCTGGCTCAAAATCTTTAAACTTTTCTTGAAGTACACTTACATCTGGAACCGCTCTAAATTTAAGATAATAAGATTTAAGACCTTCCCATACATCACGGTGAGAAAGAAAAATATCATCAACATTATCTGCTAAAATAGTTGCTATATCTTTATTCTTACATACAGCTGATAGTACCGCTGCTTCACTATTCATTAGATTCCGTCTCTACTAAAATTCTTGTCTGCTCCATAAGCATTCTTCTACGCTCTTTATCTGCTTCAGATTTTACCATAACGTCATCTATTCTGTCAAAGTTGTATAGGAACCAGTTTAAAGGATGGCCTGGCTTGTTACATTTAAAATAATATTCTATCAATTGCTTAGCACGATCAAATCCAACAGTATCAATAACATCCTGCATGGCCCACTTCTCTCTATACCGATTTACAACTGGTTGTCTAGAGTAATGTGTTTTGTACAGGGCAATGTACAGAGATACGAGTGCGTATGCCTGCTGAGCATCTTGCTTTGCCATTATTTCTTACCTTTAATCTCAGATTCTATTTGATTAACTTTTTCAATTAGTTGATTTTCAACAAACTTATAAACACGATCTGTTGCAGTGGTGGTGTTTTCACCTTCTCGAACCCAGTCTTCAATACCTAGACCGACCTTAACGCTTTCAAAGTTTCCAAGATTGCGTGTAAAGTGTAGTTCTACTTTAATCTTCGTCTGATCCATCTTGTTCATCTTCCTTCTTTAAAGGTGGGAAGCCAAAGCCAGTCTTAAACTTCTTAGTATTCTTATCTGCTAAGTGCTGGTATAGCAACATCATTCTGTCTGATATTGCAATTATAGCATCCAGCTCTTCCTTTTGTAAAGCCAATTCCATAGCATGCTCTAATACAGTTAAAGACATATCTAATGCATGCTTAGCTTCTTTACTTAATTTATTATCTACCATTCTGGTTGTTTCCAAACTGGGATAAACTCCCCATCGTTGTCTTTAACATATATTGTACAGCCAATTCCATTGTAAATTCCAACACTTTAAATGCTTGATGTAACACATGGGTTGCTTCTTTATTTGATTTCTTATCTACCATTCAGGTTGCTTCCAAACTGGGACAAATGCCCCATCGTTGTCCTTTACGTATAAGACGGTCTCATTACGCAGTAGGGCTTCTAATTCTACCTTACTTGGAATATTACTTGCAGTTACATTTCCGTCATTTCTAGGTCTACCTATATGAACGGTTTTAAAAAATTCTCTAATGTTTCTTATATCTTCATCTGTAAAATAATATCTGCTCAATTTAGTTTTATCATCTAATGCATGAGCTTGCTGTGGCTTGGGAATGTCCCCAGATCTTAAATGTCTTTTAATTGTATCAACGTGCCTATTAATTATTTTTCCTACTTCAGAAATGGAATAAGCGTGTTTTTTATTTTTCTGCACATCTGTGTAGTTATAAGCCACACGCTTACTCTTAACAAAGTCCCATGCAATCACTGTGTCTTCAGTACGATTTATCTGAAGTGCTTTATGAAGTGAATCATTTAGGTAGAAATACAATAATCGGCGTTGAGCCTTTTTTCTTGTTTGCTTAACCATTTACCGAACGCATTTCCATCTTTCTTGACAAACCATCTTTTTCCGCACATAAAACAAAATAACTCTACTCTAAGGTGCTGGGAAAACACACGATCTATAAAAACTCTGCCTTGACATTTCTTGCACCACATATTAAGTTTTGCTTCTAATTACTTAGCAGCTTTCAACTTATCTGTGACTGCATCTGTAGCCTGCTGGGCAACGATACCAAATGCTGGATCCTTCTTGTTAACAAAACGCAAGATTACTGGAACCAGTGAACCCCAAAGAGCGTTTGCTACAAGTGCGATCTGAGCACCCTTAAAATTAACAATCGAAACATGGCTTGTGCTTGAAACGATTGTTGCTGCTGCGATAACCTGACCTAGCAAGTTACGAGCATACGATGCGACTAATGCTTGATTAATCTTCATTTTTATGCCTCCTTTAGACACTAAATAATTTCCCGTCAACATAACATGTATAGTCTGGGGAAATTTCCACTATCTGTACGTGAGGATGAATACCATTCTCAATGTGTGCGATAGCGAAACCTTTTTGCCAGTCATGGTGTTGAGTGTACTTCATTCCTGAAGACTTCTCGTCACACATATGACCGATCTCATAGCCACGTAAACTTCTTCCACCTGTTGCTATCGGCAACTCATAAGTTGCAAAGTGTGAAGCAATTCTGTGGGAATGGCCTCTAATTAAAGATACCTGTAAATCAAGTACATCTTTTCTTACAGCACCCGAATCTGCAATTGATAAACCATGATGTACATGGATGTCACCAAAGCGATGTCTTGGCAATTCATTGTAATATATATAATCATACCCCAAAGAATCTAAAGACCATAATGATTCTGGTGTAATATCTGCCAAATATTCTGGCATCTTTTTATCTAAATAATCAAAGATTCTAATATCGTGATTTCCCAATGCTGAAAAAAGCTGGGCATTTGGAAGCATCTCTCTAGTCTTTGCATAAAAATCTCTAGCACCTTTTGCTTCATGACGCATCATAGGGACAATTAAATCCTTGCTATCATTTTTGTGAAGCTGTAAAAATTCTGCTGATCTACCTTCTGTATATTTACTATAACAAGCTTGATCATCGGTATCCCCCAAATAATCAACTACGTCTGGTTTAAACCACTTCATGACTTTAAACCAAAGCTCAATAGCTTTATCGTCTTGATATGGGAATTGCTGATCGGATGATAACATCCATTTTAAATCGTTAGCCAATTAATAACCTTTCAAGTTAAAGACTAATATACAGTGCTTTATTTTATGAAGCAATTATTGCGCAGTAATGTTTTTTAAACTATCGCTATAGTTCTGAATGGCGTTTTCTTTTTCTTGATCCATTAACATTGTAAGTTCTGCTCTTAACATGGCAATTTGAACTTCATAATTAGATGTTAATTCGCCTATACGTTGTTGTAGGGCGGTAATAATTAATTCCGCTTTTTCCATTATGTTCCGTTTCTATTAGTTAGAAGGTGTGGCTGCTTGGAGTGTTGCTAGTTCTGCCTCTAATGCTGTTTTCTTGGCAGATAAATCATTAAGCTGTAAGTTTAAAGCATCAATTGCTGATTGGTCTGGCATAGCAACTGCTTGATTTTCTTTAATGCTTAATCCAATGTTGTACTGACTGTAAATCAAATTTCTTAGATGTTGATCTACTACTTGAATTTTTTCTGCATTTGTAAGTTCTATTGTCATATTTTCCTCCTTCCTTATTATATCATAATTTAATTATTTACCATTTGCCAATTGGGCAGGATGCATGTTTTATTTTAGATTTTACGGGCATAAAACAACCACATTTTTTGCATTGATTTGTTATATTCATTAGCTCTGGGCAAGTTTTACATATATCATATCTTAAATCAGACTCTTCTTTAGATAGCCATTCTGTACTAGGATTTAATACATCCCAAGGTTTTGCTGTTTTAGGCTTATCCAAAGATCCCGTTTTTTTATATATATCCCAAGGAGTTAATTCTTCTTCAGTCATTATCTGGTATCTCTACTACTTCAAATGTCGGATTACTTCTAAAGGCTGCAACAAAAGGTAAAGACTCTTCTCCAAGTAAAATTTCTGCTTTAACATCACTATCTACTATAAAATTAAACAAATATCCATTTGAAGATTCTAGTTCTGTGACTGTGGGATTTAATGAACAAGCTTGTTTAAATTTTTGCCAATAATCTGTAGCATTTTCCATTATTGTAAATGTCCCAACTGGATCTTCTTTAACATAAACTTTTACCATAGTTTTCATTTTAACATCTTATCATAAAACATTATTGTGAACAAGTTCCTGGTACTGTACTTGTAGTTGAAGATGGGGAACATGGACCACAACCATTAAGATCAGAATAATAAGTAACTGTTTGACATTTTGCATTTACGCCGCTTCCAATTGTAGTTTGAGATACGGTACTTACTTGACAATTTGGTACACATGATGGAGCAAAGTATGGCGGGAAGAACGGTGGGAAGAATGGGAAGAATGGTGGGAAGAATGGTGGGAAGAATGGTGGGAAGAATGGTGGGAAGAATGGTGATGGCGCAACTGTGCAAGCACCATTTGCTGCTGCAGCAAGTGCATCATTTGAAGTTAATCTATAAACAGTTTTTGTTACAGTTCTTAATCCAGTAACAGTTGTATCCGTTGGAAGAGAGGATCCAGTAGTTGGACCAGACACTGAAGGTGCCTGATTATAAGTACCGAGCTGAATATCACAAATAGAGCTTCCAGTGTAGTATGTTACTACTGGAGCAAAGTATGGTGGGAAGAATGGTGGGAAGAATGGTGGGAAGAATGGTGGGAAGAACGGTGGGAAGAACGGTGGGAAAAATGGTGGCGCAACGGTGCAATTTGCATTTGCTGCTGCAGATAACGCATCTGCAGATGTCGCTCTATAAACAGTTTTGGTTATTCTTCCTGAATTATTAGCTGTAGTATCAGAAGGCATTGAATTAGCAGTATATGGTCCAGTTACATAGGGAGTAGTAATATAATAATTATTATTCAAATCACATAACGAAGTTCCAATATAATAGGTAACTGCGGTAATATATGAACTAAATACAGCACCGCTATTAGCAGTTCCGCCTGGACCAGTTGCTACGGAATAACCATATAATTGATAGCCGATATCAGCAGATGTAATTGTATATAAAGTTGTTGTAGCATTTGTACTGCTTGCAAGAAGTGTATTATTTGCGTCTGCTCTTCTAATGTATGTTGTATAATTTGTTGTATTTGTAAATGTTCCTACATCATATATAGCACTTTGACCTGGAACTGTACCGCCATAAAACGAGCCACGTGTTGCAGTAGGTGCGGGAGCAACTGTACAAAGAGAATTAGCTGCTGCTGATAAAGCAGCGTCTGAAGTTAATCTGTATACAGTTTTTGTTATTGATTGAGATCCTGTAAATTGCGTATCTGTTGGGAGCGAAGATCCTGTAAAAGGTCCAGTTACATAGGGAGCATAAATATAATAATTGTTTTGAGTACTACAATTTGAAGTTCCAACATAATAAGTAACTGTTCCATTACCTGTTACGGATGCAGAACCATTAGTATAACCTACCCTAGAAGTACTAACTGTTACTGTTGCACTCTGACCATTACTTAATCCAGAAACGGTAAATGTATTATTTCCAGTAACACTTGATGGACTCAATGTTCCTGCACTTGTATTAATTGACCAGGAATAATTTGCATCATAATTGCTAAGAGAAAATGTAAAACCATCTGAAGTTTGTGTAGGAGATGAAAGTGAAGGGGTTAAGCCAGGTATTGAACAGATAGAATTCGTAGCAGCGGATAAAGCTTCTTGTGCACTAAATCTATATACAGTTTTTACATAATTTCCATTAAAAACTTGAACATTTGTATCTGCAGGAACTTTATCGTAAAGTGGTCCAGTTACTGAAGGTAATTTTGCATACGATCCATTAAGTGGATTACATTCTGAAGTTCCAGTATAATATGGATGATTTACTAATTCTCCACCGCCATAAGTTTGAACAATTTGATATTCTGGCTTTACAGATTGACTAGAATTACTATTGCTGGCATATGTTGTAAAATATATATTTTGAGCATATATAGAATTTATTGTTATTGTATTTCCTTCGTAAACCAGTATATCTTGTGGCATAGACTTATATAATACATTATTAAATGTGCCAGTTCCTGAAGCTAAACCACTAATAGTATAGCTAACAACCCAACTATCTGTATGATCAGATGCATCTACACTTAATGTAACTTTATTTGGATCTTTACTATGAGTTGATAGGTAGAGATTTTCAGTTCCAGATGAAGTAAATGTGATAGGACTTGAAACAACTTCAGAATTATTTTGTTGAGAGGCCCAGGTGTAGGGCGAAGTAGTACCATAAACAACTCCATCGTAATGGGCAAACCAAAAACCTACATTAGTAGAAGATGATTGCTTACTCCATTTAATTTGAAATGTATTATTACCCAAATCAACTAAAGATACATAGGGATTTTGATCTGGTATTTGCGTGGTATCGGTTATATAATAATTAAATGGATCTGGTGCAAAAACAGCTGTACCAGTTACATTTGCTGAATTTGAACTATACCCATTTGCACTAACAGTTATTTTAAAAGTGGCACTACTTCCTGGTGACATATTGCTAACATAAAAAGCCCAAGAATGAGAAGATGAAATTGGTACAGTTTGCCAATTAAAAATTGGAGGGGTGGGTAATGTAGAGGTATGGCTTATTAATTCTGCTGTATATGTATATCCAGAATTATAATTATTCACTGTTCCTTGAAAACCATCACCATGATCATGATTTCCGTCGCTATATCCACTTTGAACATTAGCAAATGTAGGCGCAGGTAATGGTGCGTTCACTACTTGATATAAATTAGAAAAGAAATCGTAATACTTTAAATCATTTCCTTGAACAAGATCTCTTACTATAAAATAATCTTGTGCGCCAGCTTCGTCAGCAGAAACGGTATGCGTTGATGATGAATCATAACCCTCGTACCCTCCAGATTGCCCTCCAAGATAAGAATATGGATAAATATCTTGTGCGCCTGATGAAGTTTTTGCCCATTGAAAAACAGTTACAACAGAGCCTTTGTTATCTTTATACGTTCCTGGTGTAGAATAAAGAATGTCACCAGCTGTTATTCCGCTTGTTTTTATAACACCTGTTGGGGATTTTGCAACTAATGTCGGGGGCGTTAATTGGGTAACTCCTGTAGAAATTTTTTGTGAAGATACTGCTACTGCTGAGGTGCCAACTCCAGCATTAAAAAATTTTGATCCTCCATTAGAAGCTGTTTCTACACAATATATATATTTACCTACTTCTGCACTTGTTATTGGCTGAGATACCGTGGTGCTTGATAAAGGGTTTCCATTTTGAGTTAATTGACTTAAAGTTGTATAAGAATTTACAGCAGCACTAAACCACTGATATGTATATGTTTTTGGCATGTAGCCATCTGTCATCTGCCATAAAGATGAATAAGATAAAATGGATCCACTTCCATACCCATTAGATGAACTGATCTGTTTAGATATATTTACTGGCGGGTTAGTAACAACATAAATTCTTGCAGAACCTTCATCACTTGAATCTTCTCCGTATATATAATGAATTCCATCTGTATCTTTTGTTGTGGTATTTGCTTGAACTGTAAATGAAACATATAAATCATCATATGTAAAATCTAATAATATTTGAGGAACTTGTGTAGAAGTTTTATCATTAGATAAAATTGGATCAGTTGAATTTGTATTTGATATAGTTAATGGAGAACTTGTATATGTTGAACTATTTAATGTTACCCCGCCCAGACTGGTGGTTGGGTCAGTAAATCCGTTTACATACCAATCAAAATTACTTATTGTATATCCGTTAGGGTCCCAGTCCCCCACATATCCAAGTAATTTATTTTGAACATAAACGTTTCCAGTTCCTGCGGGAGCACTTGGATTTGGCATAGTTCCTATAACTATCCAAGCTGGTATGTGTTTTTGTGCATCTAAAAAATACGGGTAATTATCTGCATATGGGACGGTAGTCGGAAAAAATCTTCTCCATCCGCCTACTCCAGCAATAGTTTTTACATAAATAACCTTTACATCTTTCCAAACAGCGGTTGCAGTTTTTACGGAAACAGTTTTTATTTTATTCCATACGCTAGATGGGGATGCATTTGGATCACTTGGGTCGCTTCCGCTAGTCTTTACGTATAATGGCATTTTTTAAATTCTTTCTTACGAAGTCTGAACCCATAGATCTCCAACAAAACCAGTATTGGAGGTAGGTGAGGGCTTAACGGCAGACACGTATGTATTTCTTATATAAGAACCAGTACCAGTTCCCACTGGAGTTCCGTTTCTTATTCTCGCTAATCCATTTATATAAATATAAGATGAGCTTGCTGTTGCTGTACCGTCTGTTATTCCAGAACCACTACCAAGTATAACTGATCCTGAATTTAAAAACGAAACAGATGCATTTGAAATAAAGTTTGAACCAGAATAAGTTTTACTCCAAGCCCCACCGCCAAAATCTGTTCCAGTCTCAGTAAATGTAGTAGAATTTCCAGTAGGGTCAACCGAAATAACTGGAGCATTTGGATTGCTTGTTGAACTTACTGGTGAAAGAACTTGAAAAGCTCCTATGTGATCATCACTATTTAATCCTGGCGTAACTGTTATATAATGATCTGAAACTAACTGACCAGCTCTTAAAGATGTTGTTGATTTACTTGTTGTAGCGGTTGTTGTAGGGTCGTAAGCAGACCCTATAGCTCCGCCAGTAATCGTAGAAGTAAAAGAAGTGGCATATCCTGGTCTATCTGAAAGTCCATAAGATGTTACAGCATCTGTTTCTGCATCTAATTTAATATAACTAGCATCCGTGGCTTCATTAGATATAATCCATTTATCTCTAATTGTCCAATATTTTGGATTTGTTGCTGTTATATTACCAATTAAACCAGTTACTGCTGATATATTTCCATAAACTCTTAAGCCATCTGTTGAATCATATATCATATATCCTTTAATGTCAGAAGGCAATGAAAGCAACTTTTCAGTTCCCGCCGATGCACCAATTCTAAAATTACCTTCATGACCCGTATCATTCCAATAATTATTTCCATCTATAGTAAATGAAGATGCTCTTACATCTCCATAAATTTGAGCATTTGTTGCTTTCAGGAATCCTGCATGATCTACAGAAAAGTTTGCCCCATATGAAATATTACCATTTATTGCGCTACCAGTTCCAGATCCTTTAATTGTAAAACTTGTTGAGCTTGGTACGGAATCAACTGGTTTGTAATAAACGTTAAATGGTGATGCAACTTCAGAATTACCAGATCCAGTATAAACTAAACCAGTTATAACAACAGATTGTTTTACTTGCAGACCATGAGCTACAGATGTTGTATATGTCATTGTTGTACCGTCACCGCTAGCACTTACATTTGTTATTGTTCCTGCTCCGCCAGTACTACTTGGTAACTGTAAACTTCCTACTGTTAAAGCGTATCCATTAGATATACTGGTACCACCATATAATCTTGTACCATAATTTAATTGAGCTTTATCATAATTTAATGGATAAGCTGTTATATAAGCAGCATTATTAAGTGGATCATTTGCATTTAATTCTAGCAATCCGTTTTTAGAAGTAATTAAACCTGAAGTTACATGCCAAGCAGTACTTAAATCAAGCCCACCTAGATAAGCATTTTTTGTTGCAAAAGTTGCTCCAGCGTTAGTAGCGGAAATTTGAGTTGTTATTTCTGATCCGCTATAGGCTACAATACCCGAGTTGGCACCACCCACTCTTACATAAGAACCACCTGAACCATTTGTTTGTAAATATCCAGTACTTGATATTGTAATATCGCTATCAAAGAAAGAAGACTTGCTTACTCTTAATGAACCAGTTATATTTGCATTAGAAGCGTTTACAGTTCCGTCAGACATTATAGTTAAATAAGAGCCAGCAGTTATTAAAGCTGTTGTTAATAGTAACGAACCCGTAGACAGATTGCCAGTTCCAGAACCAGATATAGTAAATGTTGTTGGACTTGTTACTGTTATTTGTTGTGAGCTTACGCTATATCTTGCATCCCCACCTTGAAGTGTGTTAGATATAGTTACGTATTGACCGCTTACTAAATTATGAGGTGATGATGTTGTATAAGTCATGGTTGTTCCATCACCGCTAGCACCTGCTAACGCAGTTGAATTGCGACCATATATAGAAAGATTTCTAGCTGAAACATTACCCGTTGGGGTTACTGTAAAGTTTGCAGATGCGTCTCCACCACTTGTTGTTGATCCAGCCCAGAATGAATAAGGGCCAGTGGCAGCTAATCCAACATAATTAGATGAGGTACCTAAAGAATTTTGTATCCTATCAGTACCAACAACCCAATTTGCAATTTTTGCATTAACTGTTTCAAATGTATATGAATGTCCATTATTATCATTTGATATGATAGATGTTGTTGGGGCGGTGAGAGATGTAGAACCCCCGTCAAAAGCAAATATACCAGAATAGGTTCCATCTTGAGAACTTCCAAGAACTATTCTTGCTCCATTAGTTGCAGATGCTGTTCCGCTATTTCCAACCCAAATAGCACCACTTGGTGCTCCGATACGCACGGAATTATTTATAACAGATGTGGAAGGATTGGTTGGAGTTACTAGATAAACTAATGAATTTAAAGAACTAGATCCATAGATATCATAATATCTTAAAATCAAATATGTAGGCGTGGCATAATAATTATTAAATATATTAGCTGGTCCTTGACCAGAATACACCAAAGACTGCATATGATAATTACCAGCAGCCTGTTCTGTTAAGTTATTATTTAAAGTAAGAGTGTATGGTCCACTACCAGATATAGAAGTTACCCATGTATTTGTCGGTATGCCAGTTCCAGTTATGCCATAACCAATATAAGTATTTATTGATTTTCCATCAGGTAAAACAAAATTGCCGTTTTCCATTGAAATAGACTGAACTACTAATGTTTTTTGTCCAGATGTCCCGCCAGAATAATATGTTCCATCCATGTAGTCTGGTAGGTCAACTGTATCAAAAGATCCAGTTGGATCAATGAATAACTGATAAACTGAACCATGATCTGCCCCGCTATTTCCAAGAGAAAATTGAACTGTGTACCCATCAACAACATTTGAAATTGTTGCTTTTGGCACTAACGTCGTCATAGCATTATTTCGTGAAAATGTATCTATATTTGCTATAGATGTACTTTCAGTTCCGTACTGAGAAACTCCATATATCTTTCCAGAATATGAAGAAAAATAATTTCCAAGTTGTGAAAATATTAAGTTTTTAGGTATTGTAAATGATGCATCAAAAAATAATAATGAACCAGATACATCACCAGAATTATTTAAAGATAATGTAATTGTTGTTCCGTTTATTGCTGTAATTACTGCTCCATCAGCTATACCAGTTCCAGAAACTAAACGACCTATTACAAGATTTGCTGCACTATTAACTATTATAGTATTTGATCCAGCACTACCAGTTCCATTAGTAGTAACTGAATGAACTACTGTATGATAAAAAAACCCTTGTTGTGTTGGTTGGTCTGTTGGAGATAACATAACCTTTAGTGAAACTAATTTGTTTGGATCGGAATCGGATATTGCTGGCAGGTTATAATGAATAATAACATCATCCCCACTAAATTCTCCAGAAGATTTACTTACTCCGTTTGGAGGTAATGTATTAGTTGGTATTAATGGTGTTGGGGTTGCTTGTACGTAATTTGAATAAGGTGATTTGCCGCCGTTAACATCCATAAAGAAAGCTCTAATATATCTATGATTTCCATCTGCTGCAAATACATTAAATGGACTAACGGTAGTCGGGGATCCCATTGATACCCATCCAGTTGCGGAACTTTTTACAGCAGCATCCACTTGATCCGAAGTTAAATCTATTTGCTCAAAAACAAATTCTTCAAATGCTTCTTCTAAAAATAATCCTGGAAAATCAGTTTTTACTTTATCTATGTTTGATGTAACTATTGAATATGAAGATACGTCACTTTTTGATTGTAGTGCTGGAGCGGGTAGTGGAGAAACATATGTATTAGTAAATGGGGCAAAAACATATCCATTAGTACAATGTGCTTCATCTTGTACAGAAATTGCAACGTTAGTAAATCCAGTAGTATTGTATAATCCAGTCGTTGAAAGACCGCCTATGGATTGATTTTTAATAGTTATTGTTTGATGAACAGATTTTGGATCAATTTGAGTAGAGTCGTAAGGGTTTATTGGAGTTACTGAATTATAGGTAGTTCCATTATCTGCACTCAAACTAACGGCAAGATAAGAAAAAAATTGATTCTGCAAATTAGATAAATCAAGATCAAAATTTACAACTACACTTCCAGTATAATTATCATTGGCATCTTTTTCGTATTGTGCTGTTAAATTTGAAACTGTTGTAGGGGAAGTATCTGGAGTACAATTACCTGTTGGTGTTGTTGATGCGCCTGTTCCAGTTGGAAAAGATGGTGGTGGAGGATTTACAACTCCATCCATAGATCCGCCTTGAAGATACAAAAATATTCCTGCAGCACTTTTATTTGCCCCAACAGGAGAAATATACCCATTTTGTCTAGATTGTTTAAATGGAGCTGTAAGAGAATTTATAGTTGGGTCTAAATTTACATCAACAGGAATCGGTTGCCTTCTTGCAGAAGAGGCATCCGATATGTAAGTAGGACTTAAGCTAACAATTTTCATCCCGACTCCCTATCTTTTTATTTATGTCCGATTGCAATCCAATTTATTTTTACAGATGTACTGTTACCTAAAAATACGCCATTGGCTCCATAAATAGCAGCACCTGCTTTTTGTGAGGTTGCATTGGATCCAGCGTGTCTTAATGCAAGTTGAAATGTCGACTGGTTGACTGCCCTAACGTCAACAACTAGATCTTGGACTAAAATAGTAGGTGTGCCGACGGTAGAAATGCTTGCCACTATAACTGGAGCGGTAGTAAAAGATGAGTTAAAGGTTACATTTTTAAGATACTCAAAGTTGTTTGCGGAAGTGGGAACACTATCCGCAGTTGATGCACTTATAGTGGTGTAACCATAATATATCTGCTGGGAAGATATGTCGTATAAGCCCTGAGTTGTTCCACCAGACGTTGTTGGTACATTGCTATATACGCTTCCAAAATTGTTTGTAATAGCAGATATATTATCGCTATGTTGATTTACCACATTTACAATTTGATGTATTGTAGGTAGGTCAATTATTTTTGGATCTGATATTTTTACGTATGCCATTTTTCTCCTTGTTTATATAAATTATACCATTTTATTGGTTTATTTATTAATTCCTCTATTTAACATATTTAAAGTTAATTTAGTAGTAAGACCGTTATTGTATGTGTTTGAAACGGAATGTACTATGTACTTTTGAGCATTTATTCCCATAAGAGGATAGTTTAGGCCAATTACATCTCCCACCTCAATTAGAGGATTGCCAAATACATTAAGAGTTACATCTTTAGAAAAGTTATCTAAACCAGAACTGACTATTTTTAACAGCTTTCCAGCAGCATCCCTAGACTGTATAAAGGAAGAATCTAATTGTACCACTTCTCCTATGTTTCCTGGATCTGTAACAATTTCTATTATTTCTGGATCTGACGGAACAATAATTTCATGAGTCCATAGATTAAGGTTAACCACAAAAGCATTTAATTCGTCAGAATCTTTCTTTAAATAAATCATATGAGAGCTGTTGTTTACAATTGCAAACTTAGCCCTAAATCCTGTGTTGATCGGGGTTGAATAAGCTGCGGAATATTCATCTACAATTTGATGCTGCAGGTAGTTTTGATCTAATAATGTATTTCCTGGGTAATAGAACCAAGCATACTCAACTGGCAAAATATCTACAGATACTGCTGCTCCATTTGTATATTGAACGTCGTATGTGTTAATTCCAATTATTGCTGGTTGCGTTTGCATTATATATTCTTTATACAAAGAAAAAGATCTTTGTCCTTGAACTAATGCATTTAAAAATTCACGATCTTGAAAATAATAATTTACGTTTCTTTCTTTTAATGTTTTTTGAGAAGCATAAATTTCTCTTAAATATCCAACTTGAGTTTTTGATGCAAAATTGGAAGAGCTAGGGTATATAACATTTTTACTATCATTTATTACTATAGGATTTCCAGAAAGAAATGCTCCAAATTTTTTAGTAGTAGATACATCATAAAAATAAGGAAAATCAAAAACAACTTTTTTTCTTAATCCAGTTATAGAATTTATTTCAGTATTTGCCCATTGCCCATTAGAGTATGTTTGCCATTGACCAATCTCATAATTATTTAAAAATACTGAAAATACTGAACCATCACCTAATATAGTTGATTTTCCTGGGGAGCCTTCGCCATCTGCTGAATGATCAAATGTAGACATTGCTATTCTTAAATGATATGCTTCATGAGGATCAGTATATAAAGAATAAGGAGCGTTTGCGTCTCCAGTTTTTCTATATAATTTTTCAAAGTTATTTGTTATTGAGGATACTGTGCCAGTAATATTTGTATATGCAATTAAAGAAGGAGATGTTCCTATAATCTTGTATAAAACCAAATAATATAAATAGTTTCTTCCACTTAAAGTTTGGTTTCCAATATTTGATCTTATTAATTCTAAGAAATATGTACCATCTAAACCAGAATCTGGCATATTGAAGAATAGCCCCCCAGAACATAAATTATTATTAAATCCAGGCATATCATCAGTAAATTTAAATTTAGCTGAATAAGTTTTATATCCTAAATCTTTTTCAGAACTTGAATAAAAAAGTATTTTATTATTGTTATCTGGTTGACCAAGTATATAGTAATATGGAAGATCTGCTGGTGGATTAGTAACACCACTATCATCTTTTTGTGTTGATATTATATCATAATTTGAAGACTGTGGGGTTGTTATAGAATAATTATTTGACACCAAAGAAGCAGTTAAACCTTTACTATCTAAAGTTGTTTTTATAACATCATGATTAGAAACATTTGTTCCAAACATTCCACGAGTTACATTTCTTATATAGCCAGTAGGGGTTACTTTCACATCATAGTCAGATCCTTTTGATACCCGTCCTTTATTAGTCCAGTCAACTGGAGTAGTGTCCATTGATTTTGTTGATCCAGTAATCACAGTAAAAGAATTTCCAGTAACAGCAATTACTCTACCAGAAACATTTAATTCTTCTGGACTCATATTGCTTACTGAAACTAAATCTCCTACATTAAATAAAGTTACTGGATTTGATACATCAATTGTAGGGGTAGATGAAACTGTATAAGTTGTAGCCTTGTAATCTTTTCCACCACTTGTAAAAGAATATGGGGATGCATTTGATATAATTCCAACATTTGGTATCATGCCAATATGATTTTCTTTAATAAATTTATTTATTTGTGATGCAAGCTCTAAATCATTTTTAACAGAAACTGTTGTATATATGGATGGATTTGAATTTTGAGCTATAGTATATTCTTTATAAACAAAAGAAACAATTTCGTCTTCAATTACAGCATATCCATTATTATTTAAATTAAATGTGTGAAAAGAATCTAAAAGATCTGCTTGATTTATTTTAAAATAATTATCTTTTGATGTCATTGGGGCATCAAGGTAGTTAAATCCTACAGAATCTACACTTTGTTGTGACCAAACAACATCATTACTTGTTGTATAAATATAAGATGGACCAATTCTTACATCTGCGTTTGTTACGTTTTGCAAAGATAAAGATTGTTTTAATCTTGGTGTTTGATACCTTAATGATATTTTTCCTGGTTTGGATTTGTTGTTAATAGTATATCCATTTTGCAAAACTATATTTTGATCTAAATCAAAATCTGTTAGGCTTTTTTGTTTATCTAAAATATTAGACAAACTTAAAAATTTCATAACTCCATAATTATCTATGTAAGCACCAATTTGATACGGTAAAAATATTTGATTTAATGCATCTATCAAAGTAGAATCTTTTGAATTACAAAAATAATAATCCATATTAATAGGAGAGTTTTGATCATAGCAAACATTATATAAAGAATCAATGTCGTAATCTGTAAATCCTGTTAAATCTAATATATTTGTTATAACATCAAAAGCATCTTTATAGTTTGAAACATAATCAGAAACTGGTGTTGTTTGCAAGTATCTAGTTATATCATAACATTGTACTGATACTGTATCTATATCATTTTGCTGCCAAGTATCGGAATACCAAACCCCGCCTGGAATAATTTTATTAACAGATTGATCAACATAAGAATCATCAACGTAATCTACAAGATTGTAATTAATATAAAATTTTACATTCTTTCTCATAGTATCTTTAAGTATGTCAGAAGAAATATTACTAACATTAGAAAAGATTGGAATAGGATTTGTTATGTCGCCTAAAGGAATAGAAGAAAGTGTTATAGTCGCATCGTCTGTAACTACTGAGGATACAGGAAGATATGTGTCTTTGCCATCTAAAGATTTATTGGTCGTTACATCAATAAGATACGGAGTTAGATCTATTTCTAATCTAGGCGATATTTCTACAACTTGCAAAAGGCCCATATCATTTAACACGCTACTATTTGTAGTATCAAATATTGTATCTCTGGCACCCGCTACTTGTCCTGTTACTGTGATTGATTTAATATAAACGTAATTAGTTAAATCACCAGTACTTGTAAAGCTTGGCATGTTTGACCATTTATCAGAAGTTAAATTACCGTTATTTAAATAAAGTATGATTATTCCATTATCTTGCGGGGCTACTATATCAGAAACTATTTGATCTCCGTTCGCTTTAGTAACAGTTACAGTAACACCTGGTTTTGATAAATATGCATTTAATTTAATTACAACTTTATTCATTGCAACTGGTGTTGAATAGAATCCCGTTACAGATGGGTTATCTACATTTTGAGAAATAAAATATTTATAAGCAGATATGTCTGTCATCAATCCACTTTTATAAACTGGCATAGGTGATGAAGCATGAAAAAAACTTGGGTTGCATGTTATGGGGCTTACGGGCATATAAAAATCATCTGGATAATTTTTTAATAAAGTTGTAGTGTTTATTTTTCTATATCCATCTGGAAAATTATATTTTACATTACCTGTTCCAACATAAGATTCTCCTGGTCTAAATCCAGTAAATACAGAATCTGTTGACCATACGGATCCGTATTGATAATCAAAAGCACTTGTCGCATAAATTTCTGGTTGTGTGTAATAAATGGTTGGGTTTACTACTGCAGTGCTAAAATTACTAAATGACAATGTAAATGTAAATGAAGATATGTCATCATTTGCACCAATATATGTTTCTAACTTAGTCCAATTATAAGAATTAGCTTCTATGTTATTAGAGCCAAATTGTCTATTTCCCGATCCTTGAGCATAAGCATTAACCATAATAGGAGTGCTAGAACTAGTAGTAACATAAGTTACTATTTTAAATGCTTTAGATGGCACTGTAGGGCTAGATGTATAAGAAATAATATCATGATCAGAAGATCCATTCATATTAAAACTAAATGTATCAAAATAAGGATGTTTATTAGAGTCTGTTACAGTAGAAGTTCCATCTGGTGTTATTGATATATCTATTAAAGTTCCATCTCCTGCAACCGTAAGGTATGGAGCATTAAATATATTTTGATTCCATTCAGCAGATATTACTGGAAGCAATCTAACTGAACTTGATTTTAAGAATATGTCATTACTAACACCATCTACAGATAACAATTAAACCTCCGTAAACTGTAAGGTTACATCTACGTAATCCAACAGTGTAAATCTTTTAGAAACTGTATACAAAAAGTTAGTCATATATACTGTTAATATTTGATGATTGTCTGTGGATGGATTAGCTAATTGAGATGAAACATGTCCAGTTCCAGTTATATTATCTACTGCATAAGTTAGCTTTAGTAAAATAGGTTGAGTAACATACTTGTCGTAGAATGCTTTCATAAATGCTGCGCCCATTTTTCCGTCTACTGTAGGCTGATATGACTGTAATGAAATCCCAGATTGGGATGTTATAGTCTGCGAAGCGGAAGGCAGGGCTTGCCAGGTGGTATCATAAATAGCTTTATTGGCAACAACAAATTTTCTCATAGTTCCATTTGCCATGCGTTGTACTTGTTCAATTCTTTGCGGGGAATATTGAATAGGTTGTCTATTATGATCAGATAGAGCATACCAAGTAGTTCCATTGTCGGGGGATACAGAAATTCCCGCATTAATACTATAAGACATTTATATTCTCACCGCCATGTTAGTCTTGTTTATTTTAGCATCCTTTATATTTAAAGCCCGCATTACACCATCTTGTGCCATTTGTGTTATCTGTTTTGGATCGGTTACTCCAGTTGCATTTACATAAACATTTACAGTTCCGCCATATGCTCCAGTATTTTGATTTGCAGGTATTACCGCTTCTCCTTTATGCAACAAAGCTAATTGATTATTTGGAACATATGGTGTTCCTACTTTATATGAAGGAAGTCCTATCTGTCCGCCGTTTGCTAATTTTGGAGTAAACGCTTTAAGATAATCTCCGTACGTTCTGCTAATTCCTGGTAACATTTTTAAATCACCTTTTTGCATTCGGGCGGCATTGTAAGCTTCAAAAAAATACCCGCTATAAGGATCATTTGGATGAGGTACGCCAGTAATTTTATATGAAACATTTGGTCCAAATAAACCTTCTCCAAGAACTCCAGTTGGTCTTCCTGCTTCTTCCATATTCAAAATGCCCTGAACTCCACCACCTGGTCTCCAATTCATTGCCTTTATTTGTGAAATGCGAGATAGTTCCCAATTACCCATTTGTCGCTCAGCAAAACTTGAATTATCTGCAGCATTTACATACTTCATCAACTGTGTAAGATTTCCAAATGATTTAGGAGTTCCTGGATGCCAAAGATCTCCTACCTTAAGTCCTTTAAGTTGTTCTAAATCATGTGGGGACATAGCTCTAAAAACTTCAACTCCATGAGGTATTGTTACTTTATTTTCATCTAAAAATTTTGCTATTGCTGCAGCACCAAAATCATTATATGCTGTCATTGGATATTGAATAAATTGTTCTACTGCATCAAAACCTTTTAATGAAGAAATTAATGTTTTAACTTCTTGTATTCCTAATTTTGATTCTCCGCCAACTGGTAATACGCTTGCAAGAACATTAGCAGCAGAAAGAACTTTAGCCTTTCCAGAACTTTTGCTTGAATATAAATTATCCAATGAATTGTTTAATGAAGATAAGGTATCTTTTAATAATTTAACATTAACACCAAGTGGGGAATTTAAATATTTTTCAAAAGCTGGCGATAAACTGCCCGCACCCGCCGTACTAGTTACTGTACTATCTACTGATCCAGGAAGGGAAAGTCCTTTCAACCCACCAACAGTTCCATCTTTAAACTTCTTTGCATTTACAGAATCAAAGAAACCAGTTCCATAATGTGATACAGCATCTGCTTTAACAACATATTCACCATTTGAAAGATAGGCGGGGATTGAATCTGATGTCGAAGTTCCAGCTCCTCTTATATGACCTCCAGAAGCTTTTTGAATTACTGGAGTGGTTTGAGTAAAAGCGTCACCCTTTGTGCCGTTTGTATCAGTTACATCATAGCCCCACCATCTTCCCAAAAATGCGCCTTTTTTATTATAAACATTTCCATTAGGATCAAATATATTTCCAGATGGGTCTGCCCAGCGATGACCAACTTCTGTAGCCATACCAAAAGATATTGTTAATTGTTGTCCTGCATATTTTTTATAAACAAAACCAGGTATTCCTTCTGGCGGACCATAAGAATAACCTGGACTAGTAATTACTGTACCGTTTGAATCTTTATAAATTGGATTTCCAAAGAAATCGTGTCCAGAAGGTTTTACTTTAGGCCCAATAGTTGTAGCTGGGCCTGCTGGGGTAGGCGGCTGATGAGTTTGCTTCCAATAATTAATTATATTTGATACATCTTGTGCTATGTTTGCTGCATTTTGTGATATTAATTTTCCAAAACCAGCCATTGCCGATATTGAATCTGCAGCTTTTTGCGCTGCTGCGCCAACAGTTTGTATTTTTTCTGTAAGATCATTAATTGTTAACTGTAAAGAATCTGATAATGATTGAGTTGTATTTATTTGATTTTGTGCATTGTATTGAGCAGTGTTTTGACTTTGTTGTGAAGTTAACTGAGCTGCTTGAATATAATTACCAGATATTTCAGCTTGTTTAATTTGATTTGTTAAATCTGTCTGTTTATTTAAATAATCATTTTGTTGATTTATTATATTAAGTCTATCTTTTTCAGCTTTTAATGTAGCATCTACAACTTTTTTCTGATCTTGAAGTGCAGTAAGTTCTTTGTTCATTGCTGCAGTTGCATCTACACCAGCATTTTGAGATTTAATTGATGCTAAATAAGCGTTCATCTCTTTGGTTTTTTGTGCATTCAAAGCATCAGTTAATGCTTTTTTACTGGTCATAAAATCTGTTAAAGATTTAGCATCTGAATACTTGGTTAATATATCTGATGGATTAATATCATATTGACCCAAAGAATTTAATCCTAAGAAAATTGATCTGGCATCAGTTGCGTCTGATATAATTTGTTGAACAGAAGTTAACAGTCCACTCATTTGCGTATTTCCTGCATTTTGTGCAGCAAGTTGCAGCAAATGCATTTGTGTACTTGCATCTTGCGTACTTGATGATATGGCTTGCAAAACAGAATTTAATCTATCACCCTGCAATTTTCCAGAAGAGATTGCTTCAACCATAGTATAAAGTGAAGATGCATAATTTTTACCATCACTTGTTAAAGATTTATAAGTTTTTGCTGTTACATCTAAAGCACTAGTTGCATTATTTAAACTATTTAAATATGTCTCTGTAGATGTTTTAAAATCTTTATTATCAGCAATAATCTTCTTTAAAGCAACATCTAGCATATCTGTTTGACCTGTGTAAGTCAATATTGCAGTTACCATGTCTTTTACTTTTGAAGGATCCATTCCAGAAACAACTTGTGATGAAACATAAGAATCTAATGTATTTAATACTTGATCTTTTGGTAGATTCTTTATATAATCAGCTACCTGCCTTGTAGAACTAGATGGTTTTAATTTACTTATATCTTGAGCTAAAAGTTTTGGAGTTTTACTTAATTCGTTATTAAACAATGCAATAGTTTGTTGATCACCAGAAAATACTTTTTGCATAATTGCAGCATGTTCTGCTGCATCTCTTTTACTTTTAGTTAACCACCAAGATAAACCTTTAAGAGCACCAACTGCAATTCCGATTGGAACGGCAACTTCTGGGGCAGCCCCAAATGAGAAAGCTGTTAATCCAGCACCAAGACCGCCCAATCCAACATTTTTTGCTCCACTTATATCAGTTCCACCAATTTTATTAGGAATAATAGAATTTAATATTTGGGGAATAAAAGATAAAGCAGTAAATTTTAACATAGGTCCAATTTTTGCCAAGAAACCTAACTTAAACATTCCAGAAAACTTAGAGAAAAATCCAACATCTTTTGCAATTGTTTCTCCTGCACCTGCAACTGCTCCTGCAGATGATTCTGCAGCAGGTGCAGCCATGCTTCCATATCTCCAAAGGTTTCCTGCATTTTTTAAAATATTTACCCCAGAAGAAGCTATGCCATAATTAGGTTTTGATGGATTTATTAAACCACCTAATACTCCGCCAGAATTCCAGCCTTTAAGACCTCTTGTATGCGGGGCTTTGTAGGAATTGTAGTGAACTCCAAGAGACGCTTTCATTCTTCTTGTTTGACCACGATATACGTCTGATCCCGTATACGAATAAACTGGAGATTTTCTGTGATGTGCTCCTATTGAACCACCTTTAGCAAATCCAGCTTCTGTTCTTAAAAGCTCTAATTCTTTTACAGTAAATTCAGCTTTTCTTAATATTTCATCTTTTATAGAACCAGATCCAGTTGCTGTGGTTGCTATTTGCTTAAATCTAGTTGCGGAAAGCTTGCCTTTTTTTGTAAGACTTTTTGCCCATTCTGGCAAACTTGCCCCTTGGGTTTTTCCAGATTCTGAAAATGATGGTCTTCCATTTTTTCTATAAACTATTTCACCTTTAGTTGTTAAGGGATCTCCCTTTTTTGGATTTTTAGGAACTATATTACCATCTTTATCAGTTGTCCAAACATCACTATATTTTAATATACCTTGGTCTATTGCATCCTGCTGAGTTAATATAGGAGAAGATCTTAAAGACTTCATTTCTTTTAATGCATCAAAAAGATTATTTGGTCTTCCATTTACTGGAGGTAAAGGAATTTGTCTAAGTCTCTGTATATACTTTGAATAAGCAAATCTTTCAAATCCTCCAACATTATCCTTACCTCCAAAAACATGTGTTCCTTGAGATCTTAATGATTTTATTAAATCAGATAAAGCATGACTTAATTGTTCTTTTGCTGCTGCTGGATCTCCACCTAACATTGCAGCATTCTCAATCATAAGTGCATTTGGATTAACATTATCTTTTAACATCTGCTCTAATGCGTCTGCTACTTCGTTACCAGTTACGCCATTATTTGCACTGTTCATTTTTTTATTTAAATGTTCTGGCAAATAAATCATCATTCCACTTAAATCTTCAGTTATATGAGCTTTTTGTAATTTAGATATATCAGTTCTTCCCAAAGGCGGTATCGGGGATAGCTCTCCTGGTAACATTCTATCTGCTTGAACTGTTGATAAAGTACCATTTCTAACTGCTCTTCTTACTGCATCTGCAGTTTCTTGTGCAACAGATCCATACATTGATTGACCAGAACTAATTGAACCGCCAATTTTATTTCCACTGTTTGCACTATTTAACAAATCATAATTTGCTGCAGTTGTTAATGGATCAAATACTGTTTCTCCTGGGGTAAGCATGGCAAGCATTCTTCCTCCAGTAGCAAATTTAGGCAGTGTTGATAGTCCTGGATTTTTTTGACTTGCTTTTTTATTTAATACAAAGCCTCCAACTGGTACACTTGCTAAAACTGAATCATAATTTATATGAGAAGGTCCTGGAACAACAGATCCATGCACAGAAGGATCATAAATTGCTCCTCCGTCATTAAATCCTGGAAGCATTCCGCCATTTTTCTTTGGTACAATTTTAAGTAGTGTCGCACCTTCTTTAGGTAATACAGTTCCAATAGAAGATAATAAACCACTACTCATAGAGGCATTTTGAGCTTGAGCTAACAATCTAAATTGATCTGTTAATTTAGCAATTTCAGTTCTTAATATTTCAAAAGCTTTAGCGTTTGTAGTAATGGCTTCTGGCATAAGTTCCATCTGATTTCTTGCTGCAATTTCTGCTGCATCAAGTTCTTGATAGAAGTTACGCATTCCTTTAATGCCCGCCATAAATGCATTTTGAGTAGGTAATGCTTCCTGCATTCCTTGCCTAAACATTCTTATAGAATTTGCACCTCTAAGAATATTACCTATTAAGTTTGCAAACAAACCAACAAGCATTATAACTGGACCAATTATTATTAAGCCAGCAAAACCAGTGCCAAAAACTTTACCTAAAATTCCAGCAACTGGGCCCATCATATTTGCTATACCTTTTATTGCATTATAAATATGGTCTACTGCATTTCCAATTTGAGTAAATGCTTGCAAGAAAGAACGACCAAGTGGAAGCAAATCAGCTTGTAATGTTGCTTTCATCTTTTGGAATTGTGCTGCTGGAGTTCCAGAAGAAGAAACTTGAAGTTCTTGATTTGCTACAGAAGCTAACTGAGCATTTGATTGGTTGTAAAGTTCTAATACTTTAGCACTTTGAGATCCAGCTTTTCCTAAATTATCTATAAGAGCTGTTACACGTGCAAACTGGAATTTACCAAAAACCTGTTCGATAGCTTTTAATCTTTGTTCGCTTGGTAATTGACTTAAAGCTGCCTGTAATCCAGTTACCATTCCCATAGGATTTCCTTGATTATCTGCAACTATTTGTTTAATATTAATATGCAAAGCTGATAATGCTTTTTGAGCTGCAGTAGTTGGATTAATTATTGATGCAAGCATAGATTTAATTGCGTTAGCACCTTGTGCAGCTGGAACACCAGATTCTTTTAATGCAACTAAAAATGTTGTAAAATCTTTATAAGATCCACCCAACTGTTGAATGATAGGACCTACACGTGGAAGTGCATCAACAATATCTTGCATAGTTGTTGAAGTGGAGTGCTTTGCTGCATTAAGAAAATTAACGGCATCTCCGATTTGATTTGCTTGCAACTTAAATACATTTTGTAAAGCAACCATTGATGTAGAGGCTTGTTGAGCTGACAAATTACCTAATTTTTGCAATCTTATTGTAGCTTCAGTTGCTGCTATAAGATTTTGTCCTTCAAGACCAATAGATGAAAATGTTTGTGCGACAGTAACGGTATCTGTCATTGCTACACCGAGAGTACGTGCTAGTTTATCTGCTAAAGATGTAACTTGTTTTTGGATTAAATCTAAAGTTGCTTGCGACTGTACTGCTGCGTGTGCTCCATAAACTTGAAGCATTTGGGTCATTTGCTTATCAAAACTTAGATACGCTTGAGATGCTGCTGCACCAAACATGGCAAGTGGCATAGTTAAGCCAACTGTTAATTGACGTCCCATCCATTGGGTATTTTTACCAAAATCAACAAGTTTCATTGCTCCCTGTTGAAGGGCGGTATTTAATGCTTGTTGTTGAAATACAAGCTTTTCTTCTGCAGTAACTACACCATTAATATCAGTTACTAGTTTTGCATAGCCTGGTTTCAATGGGTCTGCAACAGCCATTGATCTGTTAAGTCTTGCTTGAGATGTGGCTAATGCATCAATTTCGGCTGATGTGCCTTTTGCACTATCCCGCCATATTTTATAATAATTTTGTAAACTTAATTGACCTCTTGATAATTGCTGTCCAAATTTAGCGACACTATCGGTCATAGCTACTTGTTGAATTGTAAACGCACGTGTTGATAATACTGCAGAATCAAATTGTGACTGTGCTGCTTTTATATCAGACTGAACACCTGATGTAAATGGACCACCAACAGATGTTTGCTGTAAAGTTGTTAAAGCTGATTTCAACTTTGCAACTTCTGCATACACCTGTTGGAACTGTGCATTCGCAACGATATTTAGCTGTATATTATTCAACTAGCGTTATCCTCCACAACATGTCCAAGTCCTATACCAATTCCAAAGCCATCTTGCTGGGCTCTGTAACCTTTAATCTTGGTTATGTCTTCCTCTTCTTGAGCTTCTTCATCTAAGTCTACGCCTTGAATTGCTGCTAAAAATTTCTTGTCTTGCATATCTTTTTTACGGACAGCATCAAGAGTAACTAGCAACTCTTCCATGGATAACGATGATTCTAAATCATCAAAGTTTTTCCATATTCCTAAAAGGAAAACTTCAGATTCTAAAGAGACGAGATCTAGAGATTCCCAACTAGATTCGCCCCTTGGAAGTTTGGGTCGTCATTGTTCAACTTCAAACCACCTGCTATTTCAAGAATTTTCATAAGTGTTGGAGTTTCAAAATTATCTTCAAAAAGATCTTTATCAGTTGCAAACTCGGGAGCAAACTGCTCCATGCAAATCATACCAGCAGCAATAAAGACATCCATTGCTTTTTCATCTGTGTCTGCTGTGCCGTCTTGAATTGGCTTGATAGCTTGCAAAAATTTTTTTAATTTATTTATTTTTAGTGGTTGTACTGTAATTACTGTACCGTTTGACAACTTAATCTCAAGTGTGTCATATACTGTTGTTGGCATTTATTCTCCTTAGTTACCTTATACAAATTATATCAAAATGCTTATTTAAAACATAAATGCCCCCCTTTTAGTGGGGGACATTTATTAATTGTCTATATTAAGTTTTAGAGAGATGAGTAAACTCTGTCAATGATAACGCCATATTCTGCGCCATCGTACATATCTTTATCATCTGGTAAGCATCGGAACTGAACTGGGAATACAGTTGCACCGTCACGCTTTAATGCGTGAGCAGTGGTCTCAACCTGTACTACACGACGTGCAACATATACACGCTCTTTTCCAAGAGTTGAAGCATCTACTGGAGAAGCCTCTGTTCCAAGGTTAGCTGGAGCTTGTCCAACTGCGACTATAGAACGCTCTACTGGAGCATCACCAAGAGCACCTGCTGCAAGATTAAGTGTTGCGTTCTTGTAACCAGCGGTTGCATTTGATGCTGCTGTGAATACTGCATCGGACTGACCTGTTGAACCACTATAGGTAACTACAGGATCTGACTGACCGAATACTAAGTGTACGTTTTCAAGAGTACCCTCTGTGAGTTCTGTCTTAAGCATGACCTTAACAGTCTGCTTGAAAAGTCTAGCTGCGTCCAAAAGTTGATCAACAGTAACTTCACCATAACCTGGCTCGTATGAAACCTCAAGACCAGTGTTTGTATATCCAACGTCTCTCCAATTTGAAGAGCCATCTAGGTATCCAGCTGCTTTCTGAGCACCCCAAGCTAAGCCTGAGTTGTCAATTGTTGTCTGTGGACGATTTGCGTTAGTGCCTGTAGATACGAATACCTGTGCTGCACCAACAATTACGTTTTTTACATTTGCTGCCATTTTTTTATTTCACCACCTTATTTTTTTTAAAGTTTGGCTTAAATCTTCCTCTTGGTCTAATAATAACATATTAGACTTATAATACGAATTTAGAACCTACCTTTTGAGTCTGTTTTTCTTGAATAATTATATGAGAATACTACGCTTCCCACTTGATATCCTCCCTCAGTCCCAAATGGTTCTGGGGAGAATACTGAGTCAATCATAATATGATGATATATAAAATCTGTATTTCCGCCTAAGTATTTATTTAGATCTACTGCACTTTCATCATACCTTCTAAAAAGGTCTTGGATCAGGTTAGTTATCTGATTAATTACCTCATAATTTTGAGATATTACTGTAAGAGTAAAAGATTCTTCTGACATCCACCATTGGACTGGGATTTGCTTTAGATCAAAGTCATAAAGCATATAAGTGCGTCCTGGAAGGCTATTATTAAATTCTGGGACCTGTTGAGCAGGTACTATCGGAACAAGAGGATCTGCCATATTATCAACATAATAATCATTCTCATTAAGAAGATCTGCTTCTTTTATGCTATACCAAATATATTTTCTTATATCTGCTGAAGCCTGGCTATTGTAATTTGTCATACTACCTCTACCTCTCTTGAATACTGTCTTAATAGATTAACTACGGCGGTAGTAACTTGTGCTGGCCCCGCCTTTTTTTGATCTAAAACTTTTGCAGTTTCATTATCTATTGCCTGAATAATTCCAGATGAAGAGATAATTGAATTAACTTTTGTAGAATACCACAATTTAAAGAAATGCTCAAATGAACCTTTTACTTCTTTACCACCAGGATTATAATTTTTTATTATAGTGCCTGCTGCTACAAATCTTATTGAGCCGTTATCTGGAAGTGGTATATTTTTAGAAGTTCTATATATGACTGGAGAACCAGATTCCATAACATTTGCTTTATCTCTAAAAACATATTTTGATGCAACTGATTTTCCTGTTTTTCCTGGAATCATTAGTTCAGGAGCAATTGGAACATTTTTTCTTGATTGTATGAATCCAGTTTTAATTCTTAACGATCCACCTCTTGAAGATTCTTTATATAAGAAAAAAAGCCTTCCAGATTCTAATCCAGTTTTATTCCATTCATATACGTGATGATATTTTTTTGGAGTTGCTTTTGCTTGCATATTCATAGCTTTTACAAATGCTTTTGCACTTAATGTAAATATAGCATCGCCTAAAGCAGTTAAAACTCTTGGGGAAGATAAAGCTTTTATTCCGCCTATTTTTAAATCAAGTTCTGTTTCTATATCAGTTATACTGAAATCACTTGCTTTGAGTGTTATCATTTTGGACACGTACCCTTTGCAATGTTATTTCGTAATGTGAAACTTTGCCAAATGGATCTAAAACTGCATGTGAACCTACAACATCAAATGTTGTATCTGGATTATCGTATCTATCAATTTCTGTATATACCGATTGACCATCATTAGATTTTATACCAGATATTCTTGAACGCTTTGAAATAGGTTTTAAGCACTTCATTTTTAATTCTATACTTTCTATATATTCATTATTTTTACCAACATCAAATTTTTTTCCATCCCCACGCACAGATGCGCCAGAAGATTTAATTGGTGATATCTTGCAACGAATAGTTTCTTCATAAACCCATTCTCTAGTTATAACACCGCTAGTTTCAGATTGTTTATTTTGCTGAACTAATATATCAGCTGTCATATTCATTATGCTGCCAACTAATGATACAGACATTATATAATCACTATCCCAGTATTTCTATATTGATCTAGGATCTGGTCCACAATAACATTTCCAGTTCCAGTAAATGCACCAGAATCAAGTTGGAAATTAATGTCGCCTAGTTGAACTTTATTAAGGTATTTTTGTCTCCACTCAGAGTCTCTAGAAAGATAATCTCCTGCTAATAAGACTGTACATCTTCTAACATCTTGTGGGACATAAGGCCAACCTTTTTCGCCATAAACTCTATATCTATATCCAGCCTTAAAACTTCCAGAATATTCTGAAGTTACATTAAATGAGCTATCATAAGCAATTATATTTTGATAATCTTTATTAATAATACGAATAGCACGATATGTTGGAGTTAACTCTATATCAAATCCAAATTTATTTACTATTGGATCCGTAGTATAATCTATCGTTAAAGTGCCATTTTCGTATAGTTGACCTATTTCAAGCATTCTCTCTACAAGCTCTAAAGCATCTGATCCATTACCAAATATTTCTTGATCTCCCCACCCACGACCAAATGTTTGGCCTGCGTAAGTTTCTATCTGCATACGTGCAATAAACTCTGCTGCTTGAATCTCTTCTTCTGATTTATAGTTAAGATCAGATGGGCGGGTGCCAAAACCATAATATTCTATTATATCTGCCAATGAAGCATACGGAGTATACACCTCATAAAAATCTTCTTGATAGGTTGCTTGTCCATGGGTTGTATAGCTCCATGTAACCTTTATAACACGATTTAGGGAAGTTACAATACCGTTAAGGTCTATTGTATACTTCCCTATTTCTGGATCGTTATATGCCAACGTAGATGGCAATAGTACTCTATCTGGGTAGTCTGCATCAACTATAACAACATGGACATCGCCATCTGCATTACATAGCTCTTTTTTGTAGTATATCTCAAGTTCTGCTGTTGCTGTGGTACCACGTATTATCTGATGCATTTAAGCCCCCTATTTAATTATAAAACTCCTGAGCTTCTCTAGGAGTTGCTGGTCTAAAGCCTGGCTCATGGTCAAAAATCTTTGTAGCGTCGTCTTCTGTCATGGCTACAAATGGATGTTCCTGAGTAAAGGTATATCCGTAAACAGTATAAGATGGATTAGCCTTATCCATTCTTACTAAAATAGTCTTAGCTTTATCAAGCTTAACTTTCTTTTCTTTTACTGGTTGTTCAATTTCTACTTTTTCTGTACCATTAAACTTTGCATACATATCGTATGAAATTCCATTATCTTCAAGTTCTAAAAGAATTGATTGCTTTGTAGCTTTTTCTGGCAATTCTACGCCAAAGGTTTCTGCTACCTTTTTTAATTCTGTAATTTTTAATGTATCAAATGACATATCTTTTCCTCTCATGTCGTATCTATTATACCATCTATTATATAAAGTATAAGGGGGAGGATTTTAAGTCCTCCCCGCTTATTTGCACCTTTAATAGGTTAGATTAGAATGTACCACGTGTATGTGTATCTGCATTAGATACTAGTGAACCGTGTGTTACTGATCCAAGTGAACCGAACTGGGTTCCTGAGACCTTAACATTCTTGACGATAACATGTGCATCGTAGTTCTCGAAAGCGCAGCCAACACGAATGAATAGTGTATATTCAATTGTGTCTTTCTTTGGCTGGAAGAGACGGTAAACAACAACGTCACGCTTGATACCAACGATAAAGTTCTGTGGGAATGTCAAGTGGACATCACCAAAGAGACCTGAAGTTGCATCGTAGCCTGAGTCGCCATATGCCTTACCAGTTGAATCACGAGTTTCATCCATAAGAGGAACGTTGATTACTGGGATACCGAAAGCAAACGGTGTAGTGGTACCAGGACCACCATCGTTAGCAACTACGTCACCACGGATTACGCCAGAAGCGATATCCCATGGATTCACAGAACCAGCGTTAGCTGTAAGATTATATAGATAATCCTGAACTAAGTTTGATCCTACGAAGAAACGAAGCTGATTGCGACGCTGCTTGTACTTACGTGGCAAGGTCTTAATTGCTGTATTAAAAACAGCTTTGTCAAGTCCCTGTGCGTTACCATCAACAACGTGTGCGTTTGCTAGAGCGTTAGCTCTGAATCCGACAAATGCTGACATAAGTCCGCTGCCTGATCCAGTACCGTTGATAAGAGTATCTTCGATGTCGTTACCTGCCTGTGTTGCCATCAAGCGGGCGATATGATCTTCGAGATCTGGTCCCTCAAGATTGTCTTCAAGAGCCTCTGCTGAGAGCTCCCAATCAAGACGAAGCTTGCGAGTTGTTAGAGAAATCTTAGAAAATGTTGCACCTGCTGTAGTGAACTGATCTCCTGCTGCGTTAACGTAGTCACGAGGGTTCTCTTCTGCTGCAACTGTCATCAGTCTCTGTCCTACAGAAACACGATCAATCTCAGTTGTGTTTGAACGCATGCGAATTGTACGGGCCGCCTTAGCGAGAATCGTAGCATCCCACATGTAATCTAGGAATCTGTTAGCCTGATCTGGGTATAGAAGACCTGTACCTGAATGGGTACGTCCGTCACCTGATAGATCAGAACCTGAAGTTCCAAGGTTTGTTGTGTCAATTACTTTTTGTAAAAGTTCATTGCTCATTTTTTATTTCACCACCTTTGTATTTGTTGATTTTTATAGATTTGCGGAACCGAGGAAGGATCCTTGCCAATCGAACTCCATATTTTTCTGGAGTCTAGTACCCCTTGGCGAGTTTTCTACTTCACCAATGGACTTTTGTACTGCAGTATCACTCTCGTAAGCACCAAAACGCTTTTCTAGCTCTTCAAATCTTTTGAAGAAATCAGAGATATTGTTAGTTAGATCTGTAAGATCTTTTTTCATGCCTTCTACGGCACTCATGTATTCGGCACGTGCTGCCTCTACTGTATCTACTGACTTTTGGATTTTTGCTTCTGTGTCTGCAGAATTCTGTTCTACTGCTTCGCTGAAGAGGTTGCGCATTTCTGTCAACATCTTTGCAAAAGGCTCTGTTGCCTCTGCGCTTGTGACCGACTTCTCTACGGCTTCTTCTGCTGGAGCTTCTGCTGGTGCATCTGCTGCTACTGGAGTTTCATCTGTAGCTGGTGCATCTGCTGGTGCATCTGCTGCTGGAGCATCTGCTGGAGTTTCGACATCAGCTGCTGAATTTACAATTGCATCAATTGCTGATTCTGCTGCTTCTACAATCTGTTCGATTGCATCCGCTACTGCGTCATTATTTGTTTCGTCTGCCATTTTATTACCTCCTTCATTAGCATACTCTGAATCATTTACTGAATCAGACTTCTTTAGTGTTGTTTTTTTCTTGAGTTTTCTTCTCAGTCTTTGCTTTGCTTTATTTTGATCTGGATAAAGATTAATTGTTTCTTTTGAGTTAACTGTTCCAGCATCTCCATCTTGAGTGGTAGCTGAATGATCTGGACCTGGAGCATCATCTTTCTTAAAATAAGAATCAACAACTTTGCTAATTGCTAATCCCTTTTCAGTTTCTGAAGATTCTATCCAACCAACATTATCCATTCCTGTACCGCAGATAACGCAATCTTTTGAAGATGCAATTGTTGAGGATGCAATCTGATCTTTTTTGCACCAATAAACATTTTCAATTTTAGTATCTGCTGCCATACCTTTCATAAATGAAGAACCATCAACATTTTTTTGAATAGAAAAAATGCTTGCAAGTGGATTTGCTGGTGAGTCAACTAATGAAAGTTCCATAAGATCATATTCTTTAATAACACGATGATCATTTTTATCTCCTGGCATTACTCCAGCATCTACAATATTCCCGCCAATTGAAAAACCAGTCATAGTTCCATCAAGAACTTTTTCCCAAGTGTCCTGTGCTCCCTTAGAAACATAAGCCTGCACATAAATACCTTTATAAGTTTTTCCAGATTCTTTATCAAGATAATCTTCTGGATGAAATGATAAAACTTTACCTACAGCAATTGGGGCATGCATTTCACGGAGGTTTCCTCTAAAACGTGCAAATGCTTTTTCTGATGCTTCTGCTGTTACAATGTCGCCATGACGGTCAATATTATCTAATGTTGCAAACCCAGAGACAGTCCTTTTTTCCTTATCTACCTTGGTGATAGGGAAGGACATATTGACTGTAGATTGGCTATTATTCCATTGTACTTTTTGAATGTTCATTCTAAGTTAAATAATATCAGTGTGTAGTATAAAGGCAAAATAATTCTAGTGTATTATTTTACTTTTCTGCCTTCGCCTTTTCTGGCTCTACCGCTGACCGCCTCTTCTGGGGCTGCATTTCTGGTTTTATCTCTTGCTCTTGAATCCATAGTTTGAGCTTGGATTTCTGCAGCTTTGGCTGCTGGATCAAATACTTCATCGCCAGAATCAATTGGATTCATACCCAATCTCATTCTAACTTCATTTGGCTTTAATACCTGAGTTGTAAGGTAGATTTGATCAATTTGAGCTTGTGCCAATTCATCAGTAAGAGTAAGTTCTTCAAACTTAAATTTAAACATATCAGTAAATTCTTTAATAATTTTATTAATTTGAATTTCTAATGCATCCTGTGCTGGTCTTGTGACCTGCTCTTTAAATATCTTATCATCTAATGGGCTTGGTGTCCCGTTACCGATTTTAGATAATGGGGTTCTATGAGCAATAAGAATACGATCTCTATTTTCTATAGCATAGTTGCTAAAGGATGAATCTTGTATCCCCGCCTCAATTGGCTCCATATTAAACTCTACACGGGCCGAGTCATTATCTGCTGGAAGAGGAATATAAAGAGTTCTGTGATTTCTGCCTTTAAGACCTATTTGGAAAAATTCTAAAAGCTTTCTTTCAGAATCAGCATTTAAACGAGCACCCTTGGTTGTAATAATATAACGGGGCACAGCTTTATTCTCAAAATAATCTAAATTATAACGGGAAGCAAACTCATCACCAGCAACTGCATTCTTAGCAGACAAAATATCTGGAACGCCATAATAGGTATTTGTTGGTGTGTATTTCTTAAAATGAATAACTTCGTTAGGACGTGGATCTGTGCCTATTTGGTCCTGTGTGGTCGTGTCGCCAAAGTTTCTGAAATAGGTATAGCGGTTGTATACTACCTGCACAAAACCGTCTCTATGCCGTCTTATACGCATTGTAATGGCAGGGATATGGCCTATGTAACCAATCTCTCCAGCAGATGTTCTACCTACTTCAAGATAGCCATTTCCAGTTGTTTCTAGGTCTTTGTAAACCTTACGCAAGACCTCTTCAAATGAATCATCTGAGTTTAAGCTTTCAACTTTTTCTCTCATCATTACTCTAGCACGAGAAATTTTTCTTCTAACTTTTTCTAAAACTGGTTCATTTTCTGAAGCATCTTCTAGCTTGTCTAAAACTTTTTGAGTTTCTACAAATTTATATCCAAGGCCAACTGTATTTGCAACCTTAGCATCAATTGCTGCGTGGTGATAAGGGGAAACATCATAAAGCTGAGCAAGGTACATAACATTATAAGGTGGTTGTACAATCTGGAATAATGAATATCCAGTTAAATCTAGTGGATCAAGCTTTTTTGATTTAGCATCATCTAAACCAGTATAAGCTTTATTTAATTTACGAGAAGCATTTCGTCTAAAGTTTGGGTTAAGGTTTTCAATTTTTAAAAGGTCTTCAGCCTTTGCCAAAAATGGGTCATCAAAATCTGTCTCCTGCAATTCACGTGGAGAAGTGCCTAAAGCTGCTCCTTCAATTTCAAGAGAATAACCTTTAGCAAAATCATCGTTATCATCTACTACTGTAGCTCTGTGTTCCATTTAAATAATCCCCATTTTTTTCTTTTGCTCTAAATCTTCTTTTAGAGCTGGGATGTCCCATTCGTCTGCAACTAATCCCCAGTCCATTCTTTGCTTTTGATTATCATACTCTTCGGCAGAAACTGGGCGGTGTCCAGAAAACCATACTGGCTCTCCATCTTCAACGCCATAAGACTTGGCAAAATTTCTAAGTTCTGTAATCTTTTTTACATCACCTTTAATTGCATAAATACACATAAAATTACCATCTTCATCAGATACTAATTTGCCGTCTGGCATCTGCCAGAGGTAGGTTCCATAATTAACTTCTTCAACAGGTGTAATTTTCATATGAGTCTATTTTACCACTTTCTTTATCTGTAGCGAATATTGTGTACTGAAATTAACCAATAACGGGAAACATCTGAGTACATCGGTCACAGTAATTATAAGTTTTACCAGTAAATGGACATGAGCCAGCCATTTTTAAGGTATGACCTTTAATCCCACACATCATTTTTTTTAGTATTAACAGCATCTTTTATTCTCTTCCATTTTCCATATAAGTTGGGTTTGGCTGAACCCATATATTCTTGACCCGTCTCAAGATCAATCAAAAGCCATTTTTCTGGACATTTTGTATGTATAGTTAAATCAATAGCCTCATCAAATTCCTGGACTTCAATTCCAGTTATTAGTTTTCTAACCATTTATTAAATAAACTTTCCGTTATATATATGACTTATTTCAATATGATTAATATTAACAGTTTTTGGCATAGATGCCACCCATCTTATTGCCTCCGCCATATCTTCGGCAGATATCGCATTATCTTTTTTTATTACATCTGTATCTATAGAACCAGGACATATCTCACTTATCTTAATTCCATATTCTGGAAATTCCATACGCATTGTATCTATTAGTGCCATCTGACCACGCTTTGCATTTGAATAGTTCCCGCCGCCCCTAAAAGGTATTTTTCCACATAAAGATGTAACAAAAATAATTGTTGGTGAATCAGATTTTTTCATGCACGGAACAAATAGTTGAGACAGGTACATGGGGCCTGATACATTTATATCATAAGCCATTCTAAAATTTTCCATAGTTTCATTAATAATAAAAGTAGGACTAGCCCCACCCCCAGCATTATTAACTAAAAGATCTAAAGAAATATTTTTATATTTAGTAAAAAATTCTTTTATTTGATTAGAATCTGTTATATCTACTTGATTAATTTCAACATTGTCAGATTCCAACTCTTTCATTGCTTCTAAATTTCTAGATAATGCAATAACCTTATAGTTATTTTGCTCTAGCAATTTGACAGTAGCTTTTCCTACTCCTCTACTTGCTCCAGTTACTATGGCTGTTTTTTGAATCAAAGTGTATTCCACTTAAAATACTCACGATATTTTTCAAGAGGAATAACATTTGGATCAACCCACCAGTCTTCATGAATTTCTCTAACAACTAAAGAGTATCCAAGAGAATCTAATATTTCTCTCTGCATATCTCGAATTGACGTATTTTTCCAATACATATTAGCATCATGCTCAAATGTTATAATAGAAAATCTATACTTATTTAAAGGCACAGCAATCAATCCATGCAATGTAGTATACGCACTTCCTACTGGCCTACCGTTTTGATCATAGCCAGCATCAATATCTAATTGAAGGTAATCTATCTGATTAGGAAAATTATTTTCTTCAAAATATTTAATATAATCAAATTTTGTTGCATCGCCTAGTATGCAAGGGTTTTTTCTATTTTCAGAAACTTCTTTATGAAGTTCTGGTACTATCTCAAAAGATACGCCTTTCCAGTCAAATTCATTTTCAAGCCTATAAGTATTACTTCCATTTTTTGAATGCGCAGCACCCAATTCAACAAAATAACCTTCTTTTTTATTATTTAATATATTTAATACAAATTCTTCTTGACTGCTTGTTGGCTGATACCCACTAACCATTCTATCCTCCAAATATCTCAGGGTTTAATTTTACTTTTGTACCATCTTTTTCTCTTATAAAAGAAGTTGAAAAGTATCTTATGCTATCACTTTGTACTGGTGTTGTTCCGTGTAATATGTCCCCAGCATGAATTATTAAAGATTTTGCTTTGGGCTTTAACTTTATATTTAAATCTGGATATTCAATTTCTCCCCCAAGATAATTATCATTATAATAAAGAACAACTCCGTATGCAGAAGATATATTTCCCATTTTTGTATAATTATCTTTATGTCTACCCATGGCAACATCTTTAGAAAATCTATGAATTGCATTTATTTTTGTTATATGATCAAATGATTTAAAAAAGGTGCTGACCCTATCATTAATATTATTAATTACTTCTGGAGGATTTGTATATAAATATAAAGACTTATCGCTCCAGAATTCAGAAGTGTTGTACTCATCTTTATCAACGTGCCAATCTTCTTCTTTTGATAAATAAGCTATTTCTAATATTTCTTGACATTCTTCATCTGTTATGAAATTTTCTATTTCATATATATTATCATATATTTTATTAATTATCATATACTATTCCGACAGCATTGAGCTCTGAGGTGCTTTATTAAACTCCATATCATTATGTATCCAATGTCCTGGAACCATATATTTAAAACCAAATTTAACAGTATGAGCAGTGTGAAAATATGGAGCAGAAGCTGGAAAAATAATAATACTATTTGCTTTTGGTTTAATTCCTACATCAAAAGCATTCTTATCCTTTGCTTCTTCAAAATCCATTGGTGTAGAAGGTTTTTGATTAACTCCATCATAATCTACAATACTGAAAGAAATTTCCCCGCCTTCGCAATCATCATTTAGATACATAACTAAAGAATACCTTAATGTTTGATCTCCATCTAATTGATCAAAATGCGATCCCATTGAAGTTCCTGAATAATATTTTTTTATATTAAAAGTAGGGAATAGGCGTGGTTCATCATAATCACCTAAAGATTCAGCATAATCTTTAGATACATTATAAAGTGCATCTATTACAGAATTATATACATATGACATTTTTTCTTTTAAAGGATCTTGCAATTGATTAATTCTATTTAAATCAAATGATTTTGTTTCTCCATAAATAAAATCTTTGTCATTTGAAGATGTCCATGGGTACCATAAATTATCTTCATTTGAAGAAGAAATGTCATCTAACTCTTTCAATGTATTAATAAAATTATCAAAATTTGGCATTACATTTTCATAATAATAAATCTTTTCATCCAATACTTTTTTATCCATTTAATATATCCTCTATTTTATATTTGTTTCCATCTTTATCTAACTTAAAACCTTCTTTAAGAAGTTCTTGCCATTCTTTTTTTTCTTCAGCTTGAGCTTCTCTGATCTTTTTCATTTCTTCTGCCCAAGCATCTCTAGTTTCTTGTGGGTAAGCATCTTCTTCTCTATCATCCCAGAAAGAACCAAGTGTGTATCTTGTTCCTGATTCTATTAAAGTTACCTCATGCATATTTTCAAACCCGCCTGCAAATACAGCAAGCATTCCTACTTTTGGCTTTAAACTAATATCATGAGAAGGGAACTGAAGCAGACCACCCTCAAAATTATCATTTAAGTATAAAAATCCAGCGTATCTACTTCTTTCAAAAGGCCCAGTATTGCCATGTTCATCTGTATTATCAGAATGAAGCCTGGCATATGCTCCTGGTTCCCATTTTTGAGTATGGTATCCAATTTGAACTACTTTATTTGGTTCAATGTCATGAACTGCTGCAATTGCTTCAATGATACCTTTTTTAATATCAGAAAAAACAGTTGGTTTTAAATTAAATTCTGCTAGCTCTGGATCACCATCTTGCGGTAGAACTGAAGAATAAGATTCATAAAAAGATATAGGAGTCCAAGATAATTTTTCATTGCTTGCTTGTTTTTCTAAAACTTGTATTAAAGAATCACATTCTTCTTTTGTTAAAAAATCTTCATAAACAAGTATATCTTTTGTTAATCTATTTTTTTTATTTAAGATCATCTTATCCTCACACACTTACTAATATCTTTCATTTGCACAGATTCTCTATAATCTTGCATTATACTTTCTTGCATTCTTTCCCACTCTGCCTTCCCATATTTTTCTTCATTTTCAAACCACTCATCTTGACCCAAATGAAATTTTTGCCAATACATTCTTGTAAAAAATTTTTCTCCATTATAAAGATTTTTTACTCCATGTAAATAAACTTTACCGTTTTCAGTTAAAATATCTGGATGGCCTGATGGGAAAACAACAAAATCACCTTTTTTAGGTTTATACCCAATAAGCTTACTATCAATAACAAAATCCAATCCACCGCCGTCGTAATCATCATTTATATAAGAAGTTGTAGTTATAGCAAATTTATATCCAGGAGTTATTATTGGCTCTCTTATGTAATCAGAATGATAACTCATAGAAAGATCTGAACCATTTCCAGCATTATCAAAATATTTACATAAGCTTGGGCCTGTCCATCTCCATGTTGGAACTTCTTCTGGAAAAGTTTTAAAATTATCTGCTTCATTTTGATCAACTGGGTTTTTTGTTTTTGATACAGATGTTAGATCAAAATCTATATCAAACCTTTTAATATAATCATTATTTACTAAATGAAAAGCTTTTACTAATTCTGTAATAAAATATTTTTGATCTTCTTGAGTTTTATTTATTGGATTAATATCTTTAGATATTTCCATTTCATTTTTTGTTTTATTAAAATAAATTCCAAACTCTTCTATTTTTTCACCAAAAGTATACCAATCTTTCCATGGCTCAAAAATTTCTTCTTCGCTTTTTCCTATGCTTTTAACAATTTCATACATCTTATCATTATCTTCAAAAACATTGCTATAAACAAGAATATTTGGGTATATTTCTTCTACATCAAAATTATTTTTCATTTATTTTATTGCCTTTCCTGTCATAATCATAATAATTTATTTTTTTAATAAATCCAACAATTACATATCTAATTGGACCAGAACTAACTTTTCTGACTCCATGATGATAATCTTCATTGCCTGGAAATAATAATAAAGAACCAGGTTCTGGTTTTAATTCTAAATTTTTATTTTTAAAAAATAATTGACCATCATTGTAATTATTATTTAAATAAATAATTGCAGCATATCTTATAGAGGGATCTGTATCTTGATCCGTATGACATTTTAGCTCTACGCCTTCTTGCATCCTTTGAATGCTACCAAATCCATTGCAGGCAATATCTGGTTCAATTTGATATATAAAATTATTTATTCTTTCTGTTATGGTAGCAGATATTGATTGCTTAGAAATATTTAAATTTTTATCTTCCCAATTTTGAGTTATTTCAAATAAACCTTCTGCAACTAAATTTTCTACATCATCTCTTCCAAACTTTTCTAGACAGAAAGGTTTTAAATTTGACATATACTCTATCAACCATTCATCTTCAGACGTGTTATTAATAAAATCATTAAAATATTTAATTTCAGAATCAAGCAAATAGTTTTTTACAACAAGCACGTTGTCTATTGGCTCTTCTACTATAAAATTGTTTTTTAATAATTTTTCTTTTAACACGCTTAGCATTATGGCTTTTTATCTCCTGTATGCTCTGTTATATTCCAAAAAAATGGACAGGTATATCTAATTCCGCTTTTTACTTCTGTAACTCCGTGTATAAAATTTTTATCTCCTGGGAAAAAATAAGCTGCACCTTTTTTTGGTTTAAATTTAATTTCTTGATTAGGAAAATACAATTCTCCGCCTTCATAGTCATCGTTTAAATAAAACAAACTTGAAAGATCGTACCAAGGAAAATCATTTGGTTTTCCAGCATCTGGACCATCCCACAATTCTTTATCTGCATGAGGATTTTGAAATTGTCCTGGGAGCCATCTAACTATAGTTTGTCCAGTTGGGGTGGCTTTTACATTATAAAAATTTTCTATGACTGGCTGTAGTCTTTCAAATAAACCAACTATTACTGGTACAATTCTTGGATCATTTTTATTTAAAGATGGAGAACTGGCTACACGGTCTTTCCAATAGCTAGAATCATAAATTACAGTTCCATTTTCATTTACATGATCTTCTGTAATATCCCAAATATTTATATTTCTTGCTGCATTATCTAAAAAATTAATTTCTTCTTCAGTCATAAAATTTTCTAATTCAACAATCATAGATTTATCATTTCCAAAAAATCCAGAAGGAGTTATTGATTTTGGAGCATGGTTATGAATGTCTTTATTTGTTATTTCCATATTATTATTATACCACCTAACTAGATGAAGTAAAATCATTAACTTTCATAGTTAAAGACTTTACTTCGTGTTTTCCTATTGAATTGCCTCTGTGATCAACGGCATTTCTATAAAAATTAGTAAATTCTCCTTTAGCAGTAATTTCTGCCCAAGCTTTTCCTCTTTCTTCTCTAAATTCGTAATGATCTTCTGCAAAAATTTTATCATAAACATCTAATTCAATTTCAGATAAATTAGTTAAAGATAATGGAATAAAAGTAGCAATCGGTGTTCCTGCTTTTAAAGTAAATTCAAAATTTGGTTTTGTAATTCTCCATGCTATTGGATAAGGTTCGTCCAAAAAAGAAGTTGATATTACAGAGGTGTATGGGATCAAACCATCAATAAAAAGATTTGCTGGAGGTATGCAAAGTATAGACATATTTTCATCTGTTTTAAATTGAATTCCGCTGTGAAAACTTATAGTTGCATTGGCTCTATTTGTATCTGTTAATCTTTCTCCTTGAAGTATATTTACATGGTCTGAGGTTGTATCTACTACTCCGTCCCAAATAAATTTAATATCTTCAGTAAATGAAATTGTCCAGCCTATTTGATTTGCTAAACTTAATGGAAAACATTTATAAACATGTTTGCCCGCAGTTTCATCCATCCAGTCTCTTTGAACTCTTGACTGTTCTATTTTAACTGGATGACCTGGAATCTTATATGCTAAAACTTTAGTCATTATCTGGCATATACATTTCTGGCGTATGGAATTTTTTATTATAGTCTAGCATGGTAACAATTGAATATTTTGTTCCAGATGTTACTGGCATAGCTCTATGTGGATACATATAGTTTGAAGGGAATATATATAGATCTCCAGCTTTAGGTTTAATATTTAGTTCTTGTAGTCTAAAATAAAGCTCCCCGCCTTCATAGTCATCATTAATATATGCAACAAGCGATACTGTGCAATTATAAGAAAAACCATGATCATGGTGTTCTTGGAAATGCTGTCCTGGACCATACTTAATAAAGTTAAAAGCTTCCCAATATTTTAATTCCATAATGTTAAACATGCTTCGATAATCTTCAACCGCTGCAAATTGAGCATCATAAACATCTTGCCATATATCTTGTAAGCGTAATGAATCTTCTGTTGAGTCTGCCTGAATGTCTGTTTTTTTAAATTTAAAATCATAGCAATCACGATATTCTGGCATTAGCTGCTGATATCCTACATATGCTGGGTACCAATGATATCTTTTACCATCATCAGATATCTGACCATAAGGTGCTGCTTTGCCCAATATATTTTCTAATTTATTAATAACATCAAATTCTGGCTTAATAACGTTTCTATAACAAACAATACCATTGCCTAGCATTTCTTTTTCAGTCCAAGTTTGCATTTTATTCCTAACTATACTCTCTTTTAGTCCAGACTTTTTTTCTGTAAATCCCGCCATCTGGTTTGCGGTACATTTTCATATTATCCATCATTTTATCATAAATAGTATTTGTTGACAGTATTTCTATTTCACTTTGCCAATTTTCTCTCTTAAATGGAAGAATTTGCATATAAGGAGTTCCCGCTGGAATAGTGCCTTCCCAGTCATCTATTATAAAAAATGGAAAGGTTCCAGATAAATGAACTTTATCATTATCTACAATACCAGTTGTATTTAAAAATGGTAAATCAAATCTGTTCATCGGTGTCATGTATAAACAACTATAACCTTCTGGAACTTCCAATCCCCAATCTGGTTGCCAAGCAAAATGATCTTTATAATAACCCTTGGGGTGTTCAAATTGTGGCATTGGTGGCCTTGCTGTACAAAAATCTTTATACTGATTATCTTCTATCTTTACATCAATTTTATTTTGACTGTTTTTAAAAAATGTTATATCGCAAGGAGTTTTTAAAACATATCCAGTTGTAAAAGCATCTAAAATAGCTGGACAAGCTTTCCACGTTGGTATCATCCCATAATCATCTGTAGTTCCTTCTTTGGGAAAAGGGCAAACTGTTTTTGGAGCTTTATAATATTCTCCATTATAAGGATTTTTTGCAAACCTATCTGCCTCTTTATACCAATCTGGTATTAAACTTTGTGTTGGGCTGGGGGCTGAAATGCTATCTTTATTAAGCCATGGCCTAAAAGATTTAAATTTAATAATGTTATTTGTTAATTTCATAGATTAATGACTTAATGTATTTATATCGGTCATAACAACAACACAATACTTTGTGCCAGATTTTATAGGCAAAGAAGCATGTTCATAAATATAATTTGATGGGAAAATAGCAATATCCCCTACTTTTGGAGTATGTACAAAATTATCTAATCTTGGAAACTTAATTTCCCCGCCTTCATAATCATCATTAATATAAATAACTGCAGAAACAGTACAATTATAAGCTGGGCCATGATCAGCATGAATATTAAAATGAGTACCTTCACCTTCATATTTTACAAAATTAAAAGCTTCATAATATACAACATTAATGCCCCAATAATGAGCATAATCATCTATACAAGTTTTTAATTTTTGATATATTTCTTCATGCAAATCAATTAAATCAGAATTAAATTCATCTCTCGGACCAAGATTTTCTTGTTTATATTTAAAATCTACACAATCTCTTGCTTTTTTAATTGGGGAAGTTGAATTTGTAACTTGCGCTTCGGACCATGTATATTTTTTATTACTTGATAAATTTAATTCAAGAGTATCAATATATCTTTTTGAGTCTTCTAAAGAAAAAACATTATGATAAATATTTAAACCTAAACCAGGATTACTAATTAAAATATCATTATTAATTAATCGTGACACTCTGTTTGAGGCTGTTTCTGATCTATCTTTAGTAAACCAAGGGTTTTCATTTTCATCATAAACATTCATTTTAAATCCTTTATCTATTAAAACTTACTCGGACTTTCCCCATTTATTTAATGGGCATTCTGCATTTGAAAGATGAACTTTAGCAGACATGAAACATCCGCATTCTAAACATTGTTTTGTTATTGAAACTAATCTTGGACATGAAATGCATATTTCTAATCTATTTTTTGCAATTTCTGAATCTTTTACTATTTTGTTTGGATCTAAAAGATGCCAAGGACGTGAATCTCCAACATTTTTTTTCCAATCATTCCACTTTGACATATTAACCTTTTTTTAATCTTTTGGCAAACTAAAACTTGATCCATCCCAAATATAACCTAAACCAAATAATTTTACATCAGATGCATCTATAACTAAAACTTTATTTGAAAAAGCAGCTTCAAATTTTTCAATATCATTATGTTTTGTTACTCTACCAAAAATTTTATTTTTTGATAAAAATGCAAGACTTAATGAATTTTCTTCATGACCCCATATATCAAATACATCGTGACCGACAACTCTTTCTTTATTGTCTGGAAGATTAAATTTTTGTCCGTCCCAAAAAGAATCAAATGTAAGATTATCTAAACCAGTTACATTCATTGCAATTGCATTTTGATTAGATGTACCAGATTTCCATCTTTTTGAAATTTCTGAATCAGATTCAAATATTATAATTTCAAAAACTTCAAATAAATTAGAATTTTCTTCTATTTCAGTAGCAAGTGCATATTTATCAAATTTCATTTTTTATCCTTTTATTAATTATTTTTATAACTATGATAGAGGGCATATATAGATTATACCCTCTACCATTATTAACATCAAACAACACATCCTCCACAACTGCAATAAGCTGGTCTTAGGCATCTAACTCCACTGCATGAAGCGCAGAAAGATGGTGGGAAGGATGGCGGGAAAAACGGTGGGAAGAATGGTGCAGCAAAGTATGGTGGGAAGAATGGTGGTGGGAAATATGGTGGGAAAAACGGGAAGTACGGGAAATATGGTGGGAAGAACGGCGGGAAGAATGGGAAATATGGCGGGAAGAATGGTGGGAAGAACGGCGGGAAGAATGGTGGGAAGAACGGGAAGTATGGGAAGAATGGTGGGAAGAATGGTGGGAAGAATGGGAAG